GTAGATACTGTCTTAACAGGTGATGCTGAAGAGAATGAACTACCACGAGTGCGGAAGTATAACCTATATGTATCAACATTTAGTGGTTATATAAGATATAGTCTGAACTATATAGCAATATATAGAGGTAAAGGATAAAGAGCCTTTACGATAACAATAACGGCTTTACCTATGTTCTTGCAGGCGACTATGGAGCTTATTGATAGAGGTGAATATATTTCTTGGAAACTTCCAAAGAACTGTACTATAGTATTAACTTCTAATCCTGATAATGGAGACTATAATGTTAGTACTATGGATAATGCTCAGAAAACTCGATATATTAACTTTGAAATTGATTTTGATGTTAATGTGTGGGCACGTTGGGCTGAAACTGACAAATTAGATTCCCGAGCTATTAACTTTGCATTATTATATCCTGAAATATTTGAAAAAGAGGGAAATGTGCAGAAGATTAATCCAAGAAGTTATGTTACCTTCTGTAATGCTATTTCTGGTTTAAAGGATTGGAGCACCTCAGCAAATCTAGCAATGATTCTTAATATTGCTAAAGGGTGTTTTACATCTAAAGAAAATATTGTTGGTAATTTGTTTACCACATTTATTGCAAATAAGTTAGATAAACTAATTGCTCCTAAAGATATGTTGTTTGAGCCCTGGGATACTGTAAAAACTAAAATTAAGAATTGTGTATATGATAGTAATGGGTATCGTCCAGATATTGCATCTGTATTATCCACTCGTTTGCTTAATTATAGTCTTTTATATTTTGGAGAAAAGGGTGCTAGTTTTCTATTTAATCTCTAACCTTTTGCTGCATTTAAAAATATTTATTATCTTTGTACATAATCAATTAAATATATTTATGTACAATATTACTAAAACGGAATTTGAAATTTTAATCAATAAAGGATTGAAGGTATCTCAAATAGCTGAGGTACTTAATATTAGTATTTCAACTATAACTAGAAAACTAAAAAGTTATAATCTTTGAAATGCTTATAAAGATATTACTGTGTTTGATATAATAGATACAGAAGAAAAGGCATACTGATTAGGTTTTATCTATGCAGATGGATGTATTAATAAGCATGATTATAATAATTATAGATTGCAAATTAATTTAAATTCTAAAGATGAATCTCATCTTAAAAAGTTTGCAGCCTTTATATCTAATAAAGTAAAAGTTGTAACTAAAAATAACATATCAAGATGCTATGTTCAAAATCAACACTTATGTAATACTTTAATCAACTTAGGATGTATTCCAAGGAAATCTTGTACATTAACATTTCCTCTATTAAGTATATTTTCAAACCATAATTTAGTATATGACTTTATTAGAGGCTACGTTGATGGGGATGGGTGTATAACCTATAGTAATAAAACTATAAGTAAAATAAGTATTATTGGAACTAAAGAGTTTCTTAGATGTATAATGGATCTGTTTCCACATTGTTTTTCTATGACTAAGGACAAAAGATGAAAAAATAATACTTATTATATTTATACTACAAATAAGCAATCCTTTCTTAAAGTAGGTAATAAAATATATGGAAATGCAACAATTGCATTAGACAGAAAATTAAATAGATATAAGATTGGCGTGTTACAAAGTAATTTGTAATATTATTATTGGGCAAAAACGGTGAACCCTGAGATGGGAATACCGTGCTAACTTTAAAGATAATAGGTTAAAGTAGTGTAACGCATAGAAGGTGAAACTAGAAATAGAATATAATCCTTCCAAGAGTGTCCAATATCCAATAATTTGGATAAAAATGTATGCTGAACTAATACGAAATCGAAGTATTAGAACTATAAGATAAAAAGCTTATAGGATAACAAAATTGAAAACTGAAGTAGTTCAAGATCGTTTACTTGAATTTATCAATTCTCCTGAACCTTTATTAACTGAAGATTTATTATTTCATTTAGTTAAAACTATTACAACTAAATTTTCAGGAAGGGCAAACAAATTACTTATGAATCCTAAAATCAGAGCTAAAATTTTATAATATGAAACTAAATGGAATTGATATTTCCTTCCTTGTTCCTTATAGAAGAAATAGTGGGTCAGCAAATTTATGTAAATGGTCTTCATATCATTCAGAAAATATACGTTTTTCAGTTAGAACTTCAATGGTGCTACACACCCCTGAAGAAGTAAATACTGCGCTAACTAATAAACTTACAGATCTATCGGATGTAACAAAACTATATTTTGATTCTAGTTCAACATATCCTAGATTCAAGATTAGGGATACAGAATTTCAAAGGGTTATTAAGGTAGATAAGTGTGAAGCTGCTATAGTTCCAGATTCTCTTGAATATCGTTCTGGCACTGGAACATATTATCTATTTGAGTATACAGAACCTGATCAAACTAAGAAAATTTATAGTATTAATCCAGAGTTATTTAAAAATTTAGATCCTTATATTTATAATGATATTTGTTCTTATGGAAGTGATTTTATTGATGGAGTAAAAACTATTAATACTTTACCTAAAGGAGTAGTCCCTATTTATACAGGAAAACTAATTTTCTGTGGCGAAACTTTTGTAGAAACAATTAGTAATATAGTCTCAGTTTATCCTAAATATGCAAAAGAAAGTACTTTAGATAAACTTGTTAATGGAACTTTAGAAAAATTTACTGAAGAAAGCATCTTATCATTAAATGATATGTTGGCATCAACTGATGAAACTACAGTAGAGCTTGGGTTAAAAGTTTTGCAGGGAATGAATGTTACAGAAAGTCCTGCCACCGTAACATGTTTATTGTATGGAAACTATGGTAATATAGCAAAAAATAAGGCAATGGGAACAACTGGAGTATCTCAAGTTTTTAACTCTTTGAAGATTAACACAAGATACATCTCGTATGATTCCATTTCTGCTCTTGCTCAAGCTCTAGAATTAAATACATGGAAAACTGCAACTTCAGATGACAAGTCCTTAGCATGTATCCTTTGTAGAAGTATTATTACAAATTTTTACAAAGAAAAGGATAAAGAGGTTATGGACAAACTTTATCAATTACCTTTCAAAATTAAAACATATGTTGACTAGAAATATTTTATGTATAGCAGGTTTGAAAGGAAGTGGTAAAGATGAAAGTGCCAAAATGCTTCAATTTTGTTTAAATTCCCCAAAATGAATGCAAACATATTGAATGTATAAGCACTGTAATATTTTTACAGAAGGAAAATTTAAAATTTGCAGGTTTGCAGATACTTTAAAATGTCTCCTTTCCATTCTTCTTAATGTAAATGTTGAAAAATTTGAAGATAGACAGTTTAAAGAAGATTATTATGTAGATTTTAATACACTAACAATTCATCATAAGAATTTTGTAGAACGAGACAAAATTCTAGTTGATAATAAATTTTCAAAGTTAGCTAAAGATCTTAATCCCTCCTTAACGGAAGATTATTGGCTATCTATTAGACAAGTTCTGCAATATTTTGGAACTGAGATAATGCGATATTATTTTGGGGATAAGCTATGAATTTTAACTACCTATGAACAAAAGTATAAAAATATGATTATCTCTGATTTGCGATTCCAAATTGAATTTGAGGAATCTAAGAAAAGAGGAGGAAAAGTTATTTATATTCATAGACCTGAATGCAAAGCAGGTTCCCATGCTTCAGAAAGAGAACTCTTAACATTATATGGAAATGGAAACTATGATTATTTAGTTAATAATGATGGTTCACTATCTGATTTATTTTATAAAATAAAAAATATTAGTAAATTATGCCTACAGAAATAAAACGATGTGGATATTGCGAAAGCAATAAAATTGAACATGAATTTCAGGATAATAAATATGGAAAGTATGTTCGAGTTTTTAATCTTAAAGAATCTGTAAAAGGTTCTAGTTGTACAGTGTGCAATGGTGGATTAAAAGTCAAAAAATAAAACAGTTAGCCCCCTATGTTGGATTTAATCCAGCGTAGGGGGCTATTTTTTTTAACTTTCTTTTATAGTGTTGTTGATATCTTGTCTAAATGGACGGAACATTCCAAAAGTATTCACAGTACCAAGTAAAGCAGCTTCTGCAAAGTTAATATCTTCAAGTTTAAATGCGGAATAATAACTTTTAATACTATTTTGAAGAATACTTAAAAACGGAGGATTCCAATTTAATGCACCATTAGTAATTGCATTTATTACACCTAAGTCATCAATAGAACGATTCACTAAATCAATTCCATTACGGAATCACCAACTTCTATCAGCTATTTGATCTTTATATTTTATTCCTGTTTCTTCAGGATCATCTAATAATGCCATTTGAAGTAACTTAGCAAAGAATAAAAACATAGTTAAGTCATATAATGATGCTTTGAAATTAGCAGCTTCGATACCATTTGATCTAACATATTTTCTTCATAAATCAGTGGTATTCAACTCAGGGTCTTTATTAACTATTTGTTTGACATTTAAATAAACATCTTTAAATAATTGTTGATAAGTTTGAAATATTCCTTCCATTACTCTACCTTCTCATGAATATAAAGGAATACCTGTATTCTCATTAACAATTTCTGAGTTTACCCATGTACCATTAGCATCCGTAATAATTTTTATATATTTTTGATTTCCTTTTACATCAACTACAGGAGTAAAATGTCCTTGAGAAGCAACAGTAGTTCTTTTTAGCGTATATTGTGTCTTTTTAGCTGACAGATATGTCATAAACTGCTTAAACAGCATTCCCTGCCACAATTTATTTCATTCCGCCTTAGTCTCTAAATCATAGTAGCCAAAAGATTCATCTGCAAAAGACTTAATAGACTCCCTTTGAAGTACTGTATATGCCATTTCAAATTTATCTCCTACCTTGTATAAAGGCTCTCCAGTTCTTTCACGTTCTACATTAAACTGTCTTAGCATAGCTATATATAAACCATATTGCTTTTCATAAGTTGCTTTAACAGCATCAGGAACAGCATGATCTTTATATTTCAGATAAACATCGAACCTTCTATCCTTTTCCATATCATATTTGAGTCTCTCAATTCCATCGGAATCTTTATCAATATAATGAGCATCAAAGGTTCCATCATGAATCATTTGAGCTAAAAATATAGACATACGGTTCCAATAATCAGGGGCAGTTAAAGCTCAACCAGAATATCTAGAAAATCCACCTATAATACCATTTTTATAAGATATAGTATTTTCTACCATATTTCTAAGGTCCATATTAGCTAAAGCATATAGTTCATTTAGTAACTCAATCTTGGTAATCTCTGTCATGAATTTAGGAGAGTCATAAATAAGATATTTTAAGGCTTTTCCATAATCCTTTATTGTAAAAGCTTCTTTTCCATATCTCCTAAACATAGCATTAGAAAGATTAGTTCAAAATCCCATTAAAACTTCTCGTGGTAGGTTAGCGAAGTGCCAAGAAAGAGCCACACTTGATGCCACAGATCTTAATGCAGATAATGATTTAAACATACCTCTCATTTCTTCAGGAACTAATGATTCAAAGTATAAAGTAGATTTAGTTGTATCTGCAATAAATTCCATAATATTAGAGACATCAATTCCAGTTAAATTTCCTTTTAAGGCTAATGTTGCTTGCATAGCTCTAATTTGAGGAAGAACCTTATCAATATTTCTCTTTTTTACTTCAGCCATTTTATATGAAGCCAAAATAATTTCTAAATTAGTTTCAAAGGCTCCAATTCCATATTCTTGGATAAGTTTCACACGTTTATCCTCATTCTTTCTGTCTTCAAACTCAAAAGCTAATTGATCAAAAGCATCGGCAGCACTTTCCTGCTCTTTGGCTCTTTCAGAAAAAGTATCCTTAATAAAGGAATTAAATCCATATGCAAAATTATCACGAATAGTCTTTGCGCTTAAATTTCCATTTGTAACTAAACTAGCTAATCTAACTCTAACTAAAGGAACCAAAAAATCATTTGTATCTAATTCAGCTCTGGAAGATTTTCCTGTTATTGTTTTTAGAGCAAATTTAAGCATCTGCCTCTCGGCTTCACTTAAATCATTACTCATATCCCAGGGGTCTTTAAAAGTTAAATCGAAAGTATCAGTTCTATAAAGATTTCTATGAAGTCCTCCTTTTGCACCTATAAGGTTACTGGCTGCAATTCCGTGCCCAATAGAATCTTCATATTTTTGCTCTTCTTTACGAAGTTCGGTAAGTCAATTAGTATATTCATTTCTAATTTTTTGGAATGCTGTTGCAAGAATATTTCTAAAATATACAATATTATTAGAACGAATTGTGTCTAATGAGTTTATCATAAGACTATCAAACCAGTTTGGAAAACCTTGCCCAAAAAGTTTAGCTGGAGACTCTTCTTCAAATAAATCAATATTTTTATAGTAATTATAAATCTGAGAAACCCAAGCATAAACTCTAGCAGTTTGATTAGACATATCCAAATTATTAACATCTAATTGACCCATTTTTCTAATTGATTCAAGAAGAGTCTCTAATCTGTCAACTAAATCTTCGATATTATTAGTTTCAAAATTAGAAGAAATAAATAAGTCAGAGTTACTCTTAATTATTTTATGTATAGCATTCTCTTCACTTTGATCAATTCTAAAAATAGCCATTATTTGGTCAGATACTTTGTCTACAATTGAAGTAAATCTTGACTGTCCTTTATATGGTCCATCTTTTAGAATTGTTAAATTTGGAGACATTAAAGTTCCTTCTTCATCAGCAACTAATTGTGATAGAACATCTTCTATGAAAGCAATTTGTCGTTCATTAAACTCAAGAGATTGGGATCTAAATGGATTAACTGCACGAATAGTACCCAATTTTAAATTTTGAAAAGCTGGCCTTTCGTTTAATACTATTAAAGCCTTTAATAATGCAGCGTTTCCTCTTGTTGCTTCTAAAGGAAGAATTTGTTTTTGCAAATATTGTTGTTCCAACCATTGGGCATTTGTGGTTCCTGGTTTAGCAATTAATTCAAATAGGCCTGATAATTTTCCATTATTTGAATAATATAAAGTATCATCTAAATTTAATTCATCTAATATAAGAACATCAATGGCATTATTAACTGTATCAACAATGGGAATAAGACCTCTATCAAACAGATTTTGATTATCAACAATTATATATCGATCCTGCTGATTATAGTATTTATCAAGTAAAGCTTTATAAAATCCTCTGCGCCTACTATTTCCTTCATAAGGAATGGAATCAGGTAAAGTTCCTTTTAATATGCTTTTAAGGCTTCCTATAAAATTATTAATCATTGCAGGACGACTTTCTTTTAGTTCCTCAATATATCGATCAATTCTTTCTGGAATTACATCTTCTCCAGATAAAGGCTCCTTTTTTCCAGTGATGTCATTTACAAAATCAATTCTGCCATTTCTATATCGTATAATATTATTCTTCTCAATAATTTCTTTATTGAGCCTATAAGTTTTAGCTAAAATATATTCTTCAGGAAGAACTTTTGCAATTTTTTTATCTATATTTAACATTTCTTCTGGATCTTTATATTCAGAATAAAGTACTCTAGGAATATATTCATCCAAATTTCGTACTACATAAGGAGTAGTTACTTCTTCAGTAATATTTTTTAATCCATCAGAAATTAATTTGCCTTTAAATTTGTATATTGGCACTAAGTAATATTGAAGAGAGTTAGTGTTTATTCCTAATTGATTCAATACTCGTCCATAAAAAGCTTGTTGATAAATAGCTGTTAACCTTTTCTCCTTAGCCCATTTATCATATGGTTTCTTTGAAAACTTAATATCATAAATAGTGGCCACATCACCATCAATTACAAACAAGTCTAATTTACCTCTGATTTTAGATTTACCATCAATTTCATAGCCAAGATTCGCAGTTAAATCTATTTCAGAATAGATTTTAACACCGCCTCTGAGTTTTCCATCACTACCACTATGCTGCATCAATATTGTTTGATAAACAGCATTTACATCATCCACCATTTCATCAAAATCTACCTTAGATACAGTAAAAGCTTTAGCCTCTTCTTGTAATCAAGTTCTTTGATCTTGATACATAGTAGAAAATCGTTTTGCAATGTATGCCATTACAGAACCATATCTTTCCTTCAATGCGTATGGGCTCAACTTTCTTTCAATTAAGTTATAAAAAATATTATGCACAAATTCACCCATTAATTGAATTCTGAAGTTTTCTTTAACTGTATTTTGAACTCTTTCTATCAATGATTTTGCATCTCCTGAATTCAACTCAATTCTAAACTTATTTGCAGCAGAAGTTAAATAATGTTCTGCTGTTTTTTCTGTTATTAATGTATCGTGAAATAATTCTTCCTTAATTGCATCAAGACGTTGATCGGTTGTTAAACCACTTTGAAATATAAGAGTATTTATATTTAAACCTCTTCTCTGGAGTAATTCTAAAATATAATTTTTAAATAAATCACTCTCATAATTCTCTGCAATAACTTCTGGAGCTAATCGTTTACCCTCTTTATTTGGCTTTGTAATAACATCAGTTACCGCTATAGTATCAGAATCTCCCTCTTCTAAACTATCCTCATTTATAGCAAGGTTTCTATTTTTTAAAGGGGTTATTTTTGCAGTTTCTGAAAAAGTGTCTTTTTTTGCTTTGTTAATAATTCCATCTACATAAGTTTCAGTGGTAACTCTTAGCAATTCTGGATCAGTTTCTCAGTTATATCTATTCCGATTCGCAGCTATATAGGTTTTTACATCCTCCTCATTTGTAAACTCTATGACTTCTCCATCATTTACTTTTAATCTTCATTTACAATTTTCCATTATAATACACAATAAATAGTTAAGTTACCATCTTCCATTAGTTTCTTAATAATATCATCAGACACTTGTCCTGCAGTTTTTGGAGCCTTAGAATCTTCATTACCTAAAACCTTTATTTCTGAATTATCTAAAACATTGTTTATATTATTCATTATCCATTGAATATCTTCAACATTATCATATCCACTTAATGCAGTATCATCAGTATTAACATAAAAATCTAAAAGAGCGTTTAATAAAGTATTGATTGATTCTTTGTCGCCATTATTAGTTAACTCTAATAAATGCTTATCACTAACCAAAGAATTTAATATGATAGGGATTGCTACCTCTGCAAATGTAGTATTAGTCTGATATTCATTTTTCAAATATACTTTTCCGTCTTCTATATAAGGATTATTTGAATCTGTAAATAATAAATTATTCTCCGTTATAAACTCTGAAAGAGTATTGTCCAGTACAAATCTTAATCTACTATAACTTAATGGTTCTCTTTTTTGTAATTCTCTTTCCACAAGTCTTTGATCTCTAATTGTACTCATTCGCACAATTATAGTATCATCAGATACTATTTCTCCTAAAGAATTTTCAAAATCCGCCCCGTTATAAAGTAACTTTTGATTCGACTTTGTGTAAACTATATCCCCTTCATTTAAGTTAAATTCTTTTAAATCACTGATAGAAATGGGAGAAATTTCTTTAGAACCAGGCTTCATAAAATACGCATCCCAAAGCTTAGATGTATCTTTCACATCTTCTCCTTTCAAGGTTTTTCACACACCCTTGACTAACATATAATGGTCTTTTCCAACTGTCAATAGTTCTTCATTATATTTACTTGGCACTCTTTTAATTACCTCTTGAAGATTATCATAATCACTATTGATTATTTGAGAAAATTTATCAAATATGTCTAGAGAATCATCTTTAACCAATTCATCTACTAAAGTAATGAAAGCTAAATTATCACTTTTTAATTGGTTATATACAAACATTACCTTTTCTACTATATCAAGATTAGCTTCGGAAGCTATAGCTACTATTCTGTTAGGACTTACAAAGAAATTCTGAGTAATAAATGCATTGTCTTTTACTTTTAGAATATTATAATCTGAACCTTCTAATTCAGGATAAGTATCTGTAAGTTTGTAATTTCCTATTAATGTATCTGCTAGATTTCCTGAATTTAAAGTAATATTATCTCCTAAATTTTCTACAATAAACTCATATAAATTCCCAGCTACTCTTTCCCCATTCACTGTATACTCCAGCTCTGGGTTATTCTTCAAGTAATTAATAACTGAATTAGTAGATAACGAGATATCGGCATCAAATGATACCGATATCCCATTATTTAAATTTAATTCAATACATGCCATATTAGCAACTTTTTATAATTAATAATCCCCTATTTAACGCTACATTTAGTTTTCTTTCAGATGTTAATTGTTTAGCAGCACCCCTATTTAAAGCTTTAAAGCGTTCATTATTTAATGGAAATACATTTTGAGGTTTCGCTGAAGGCCCTTCATCAAAATCTTCCATATAAGAATCATCCATAAACTCATCATCATAGTTAGATTTTCTAATTTGATAAAGAGTTTCAAAATCTGCGGCGAGAGTTTTGTCTAAAACGAAGCTTTTATCATATACTCTACCTACGAAATCAAAATATGAATTAATTAAAGTATTATTCTTGATTACTTCTGTAAACAACTTACTAAAACTATCTCCTAGAATTTGATTCTTATTTACAATTAAATTATATAAGAAAATATAATCTGCTACTGTATTATTAGGTCAATTATCATCATTTATATTAATGAAACCCTCTCCCAAATCTTGTGAATATACTACATCATTTGCTATAAGATTAAAATCTATAAGCATCTTTTCGTAGTAATCTTGATTTGTTTTTTCAATTAAATTGAACATTGGCTTATAGTATCTTACAAACCCATCACCAGATGTACTATATTTTCTATCTGCAATAAGATTATTTAAGAAAAAGTTTGTTGGATACTTTAACCTTAAACTTGGAATTAAGGTTTCATTTACAAAGATAACAAAATTTTTTAATCCTACAGGGCTATTAATAGAACGTAAAATAACTTCATTTAAAGGATGCACTCCTCCCATTCTATCTACCTCTACATTTGAAGGATACTTAAAATCTAGAGATTTTATAGCTTGTACAATCATATCATCGGTTGCTAAACTTCTTAGTCTACTTGATAGCGTATTTTTTGGAATAACTAACTGTTTATCAGTCATTAATTTAGTTCTATTCATTTGTTCAACAATAGCCCTATATTTTCCTGACAGTTCTCCAATAGCTCTTTCTGCATTAATAGATAAAAAGTCCATCTCATAAAAGTGAGGAGATGTTTTTAATACATCAAGAACATTTATAGTAGTTGCACATTGTTGGAAGATTCTAATCATATCATTTGCATATCGTGAATCGTTGAAGAATCTAATCTTATCAAACGTAAATCGTCTTCCAGTTGTATATTTTTTAACAGTTGGAGATCCTCCAAATATAGAATCCGCTTTAATTTTAGCATTAACTATTCTTTCTATGCCCTGTTCAAAATTAATACGCTTTGCAACAATTGCCCCAAATTCTGTAGACAATCCTTGGTTTACAGAAAGTTCTCTAGCTAATAGTGTTAATTCTCCAGCACCTTTAAACACCTCTTGATAAAATAGTAGCTTCTGATAAGCTTCACTTTTCGTATCAGTAACTTTTAATAATTGGCTAATTGCTGTAGTTATACTTACAGAATCAATATCCTCAAACATATTACCTTTTACCATACTAATAATATTAGTCATTATATCATCGGTAAAAATGGTAACAATATCATTTAAATCTGCACCTGTCATAATCATCCAAATAATTCCAGGAGCAGTTTCTGAAGTACAGTTAATATTATTAAGAATAGGATTCTTAGCATTATCAGTTGCTTGAGATAGTAAACTTGATAAGGTAATTGCTACAGTTCCATAGTTTGCAAAAAACTCTGAGTGAGTTGTAGTAAATTCCTTGGCAATTCCAGGTCACGTAATAGTTTTCCCAATAAGTTTAGCATTACCACTACTTATCCAATATTCAATTGCATATTCTGCTTTAATTGCAGAAGCTACAATACCAATTACCTCTTTACCTACCTTGTTATTACTATTCATTTTTATCTGACTTGTAGAAACAAAAGGTGAAAAGTTATCACTAGATTTTGGAGAAACAGCAGCAGCCTTTTCAATTGGTTCTACTGTAGTAGGTAAAGTAGCATACCCAATAGTAGAAACATTATGATATGTATTAAACATATTATTCACTAAGTTATTCATAAAGACTTTATCTAAAGTTCTTTTAGGAATCTTATGTGTATTGTGTCTATTTATTTGGGTTGCTAATTGCCAACCTAGTTTCTGAAGCTCTGCTACAGTATAAGTATCCCATACGTATACATCATTAAAGAGTTCATTAGAAGACTTTGATTGCACTGGAAATTTTGAAATATCAATAACAATATCTCGATTTCTTACTTTAGAAATTAAATTTCTTAATCTAGGAGAATTTACTGTTAATTTATCACCAGCAGTATATGCTTCTAATAAATCTGCAGTTAAATCAATAAAGTCTGTTACTTTATTTGTTCATCCATTAGGGTTATCATCACCCTCAGTACCATAATAAGGCGTTGTCCCAGTATATTGAACTACGAAAACTCCCTTATTTTCACCATAAATTATTTCAGGATCTGGAAGAGGTAGTTTCTTTGAACTTTCTAAATCATTATAATCCCAAAATATCGACCAAGCAGGATATACTCCATCATCGGTTAATGCTACACCAAGATTATTATTTTTATCCACATCATAGTCTGAACCTTGTTCATACGTTTGATACTTATTAACAAGACTTACATTATAAGGACTTTGAAAGATATCTACAATTTCACAAGGCATTGCAAACTGTTCACTCTGAGCTGGAATACGCGCTACAATATACTTTAAAGTTTCCCAGAAAGAATTATATTGCCTATTAGCTAAATCATTAATAAAATCTTCATTTACTTTAAAGATTCTGTTTCTTTTCATCAGTTTATTAACTTCTGAATTTACATTACCATCATACCCAGAGTAGAGACCAGATTGCAGAATATTATCTAGAATTTGCATAGGATTATTTTGGTCCACAATAACAGCAACCTCAGTTCCATTTACTTTATAGAATTCTAAACCTTCTATCTTATAAAGATCTTCTCCTCTATCATTGATTCTATAGATTCCTGTATCATCTGTAGGTACAGTGATTTTATTATCGTCGGTTAAAAATTCAGAAACAAATTCTTTATTAAAATATATTGGTAAATGTGCTCCAGTATTTGACTTTAATACAAATTCTGAAGGGATCATTCCATCAGGGAATACAACCTTTCTATTAATAAGAATTCTCTCTTTGAATCATTCAGGACCACCTTGTCTAATTTCATCAATGCTTACACCAGCTGGAATATTTAATACTGAAGAATATTTATAAGAAGTACTAATTTCAGAATTTACATATTCAGTTCCTAAAATTTCCACTATAGGCAGCTGTTTTCAATCACCAGATGGATCATACGCAATGAATCCTCTATTTTTATTTAGAATATCAACCTTACCTTCACTAATGGCTTTGTATAAAACATTATTCATAAAGGTTCTTGTTGCTTCTGGGTCTTTAACAGTATCATATTCTAAAGCATAGCGTAGTCCTAAAGAAAAAATATTAATTTTTCTGTCAGATGTAGTTCCATCTTCATTTTGGATTCTAACATTTACAAATACATTTCTTCCTTTTAGGTTTCTTGGTTTTATATAGCACTTAGTAATATTATATAGACCTTCCTGAATTCTTAAATACTCTTCATAAGAATTTAATTCTACAGGAATAGGTAGAGAACTTGAAGTTCCTTCTAAATCATGGTATAATCCATCCGAGCCCCTTAAATAATATATATTTCCAAACTCTAAAGCAAGGGGATCTACAACTTCTTTGTTATCAATTTCTTGTAAATGAGTATAAATTTCTGGATTCTTAATTAAATCTAAACTATTATATTTTCTTCCTGTTTCATCTTCAAACAACATAAGAATATCATAGGAAGGAACCATGACATCAGCAGAACCTGCATATTTACGTTTAATGAATCCATTAGTATAAATAACAACATCGGATGCAATTTTTCCCATTAAATTTTCATCACTAAATGGAATTGCAATTCCTAAATCCTCTAAACTTACTTCAGGATTGGCTTGAATCTTTTCGTTAATTTGTTCCATTAGTGCTTGAGCTAATCCTAAAACATCCACGTTATCTTTCAAGAATGTTTTCACTAAACCTTTTCCGAAAATATCTACAAGTTTTGCACGATTATCTACACTATTTACAAATTGAGATGAAGTTGATTTAATTAAATTAGCTAAAGAAGTATAAATTTCTTTTGTAATACTTTGCACTAACCCCTTTTGAGCCATGAAGGAAATAAGCTGAGTAGGTTCACTTACCTCTGCATCATCAACAGCATGGTCAGCATCAAGCTGAACAGCAGTATTAGAAATATCTAACCCTATAACATGAAGGGGAAGGGATTTTCCTCTAAATACATCATTGCTTGTGATTGGTAATTGAGCAGATTTATTTGTAGATTCTGTAGGAAAGTAATGAATCATTTTCTTTTTCAAAAATTGATCCACGTCTGCTTGAGATAATACTGAACCATCTACACTAGTTTTAACCCCTATGGAATTTAATAAATTTAAGATTTGATGTTGAGAAGCTTCTGAATAAACAAAAGTATCTCCCCCATATTCATCTGTAATAATTTCTCCAGAAAATTCGGCACCTAATAACTTATATACATCCCATAGATTGCTTAAAGTAACAGGTATATCTATTTCAGTAGTGCCTTCTGCAAGATTTTCTAAATTATAAGTGTAATTATTTTCCCCTTTTCACTTTAAATTAGATACTTTAAATACTTGAAGTCCTTTGCCAGGCTCATTGATTTGATAGTATCCAGTGATACTTGTTCTCTTTCCATTAAAGTTTTTAGTAATATCAAATCAACGTCCTCCATAAAAGAAATCAGCAGGTGTATAAGACTGCCTCAGCATTTCCTTTAATTTAAATCTTCCATGAATATTTTTCAACATGAAAGCATTAGAAATACCAAAAGTTGCAGATTTATTCAGAGTAGCAACTCCCTTACCTTCAATCATGGCATGCCCTAATGTTTTTCTAACAATTCCTTCTACTTTATAATCAACTGTAGAATTATCAGACAACCACAAGGTTGTAATAGGAGCAAATACAGCACCATCCCATACATTCATTTCTTGACCTGCAGATTTATTTAAATCAGCTACAGGAGAGTTATAGTCACTAATTGTTGCATAATTAGCAGTATTTGGAAGTCCTGTTAAAATTCCTCTTTGATATGCATGTCCAGTTGCACTTAAAGCTACCATACGTTTAGTAGAAGTTACATATGATTGCTCTGTATTTTTAACAAAGTCATTAACTGTTAATTCCTTTAAGGGCTTACTATATACTGCAGGATTTTTATATTTATGTGCAATGGTACTTCCCACTGTTAATAAAATATAATTATATGACAATAGAGCATGTGTATAAAAATATTTTTTAACATCATCCTGAGTCATTCCAAATCTATTTTTAAATGCCTCCATAATGTCTCCTGTCCTAAAGATTTCTCGGCAGTCCTTTAAAAATAGATTATATTCATTATCAAAGAAAGTATCAGTATTTGCAAAAGCCAAATAATAACCATACAATAATCTATTAAATTTAATTCCAGAACCTTTAACTTTTTTGTAGTCAAATTCATTAGATATTACATAGTTAGTATAATTTTTAGCATTGTATTCATCAACTAAATTATTTAATTGATCAACAGTAATTCCTGTTAATGCAAAATCAATATTATTGATTCTGTCTATATAATTATCTGCTGGAGTTATATTTAGAACTCTTTCGAATAAATTTAAAGAGTTTTCTAAATATTTGGTTTGAATCTTTAGTCCACCCTCTCTGAAAAAATCAGCAATTTCTTTCCACGAAGCCTGAGCAATACTTTTATTTCGTCCCTCTCCCAATCCCTCAATAGCTTTAGTAGTATCAAATACTTGATACATAATAGATTTCTTATCTGATGGGGTAATACCTTCAATGAGAATTTCTCCGTTATCTTTCATTGACCTATTATAATCCCAACCAATTGCAACCTGTAATTGTTCTGCATCAGTAAAATCTTCTGCTAATCTAAATTTCTTCTTAATTTTTGAGAAGGCATCCAGATGTAATCTGCTTTCCTTATATAATGTTGGGTTATTATATAAAAAAGATAGCATTAGAGGGGATTCAGAACCAGTAGGAGAACTTTCTATTCTGTTTTGCAAATTAGCTAAATGTTGATAGAACGTATTAGATAAGTTAGCTAAACGATAATTAGGAACTTTATTTCCATCACTTCTAGAAGTAATACTTTTTATAATTTCAGGGTTTTTATCTAAATAATATTTAGCCAGAGCTACTAAATTAGCATCATCTCCATTAATTTTAACTCCCGTAGTAATTCTTGTAAGTAAAGTAATAATATCATTTAATGGTAGGTCTTGATTTTTAAATTGTAAAAAATCAAATCCCGTTAAATTTTTAAAATGATACAAGAGAGCTTCTGTTGTTAATCCAACTATATCTTTAGGAAGTAATTTTTTCCCATTTACTTTAGGGATACCTTGTTTAGTAATGACATAATCAATATTATTTGCCATTTGTAAGGAAATAACTCCTTTATTTAGAACATCAGTACTTGTAGTTCTTCCTTCATCCCAATTATATCGCTGATAGGTCTGTTTAACATATTTTAACATACCAGCTAGCATTGTATCTAGATAATTAATTCCATCAGATTTAATTGTTTTGGAAAAAGACTTTTTATAAGCATCTACTAAATTTATACTTACCTTTCCACTCTCTGCCCCAGTTGAATCAAAATATCTTGTTCTAATACTATAAAGAATCTTATCAATATTAGAATTAATAGTTTCTAAAGAATCTGTATAACTAATTATCTCATCTACTAATAAGCGAGGATTTTCAATAATTTTTCTAAACTTCGCCCAGTCATTTCTAGCAATGAAATTTAATAAGGTATTAGAAGCCTCATAAAACATTGCAGCTGTAAGATTCTTTTTAGTTTGTCTAGCAGTTCGTCTTCCATTTTTTGATTGAAATATATCATATAGAGGAGTGCTCTCTATTAATAATTTCAAAGAGCCTGAAGTATCATCATATGCTGATCTGTCATCTTTTCGTTCCCAGCCAGCTACATGATGATGTCCATCATTAATCTCAAAATTTTCTTCAGTGTAGTTATATCTAATATAGTGATTACTAATTTCTGGAATTAATTCTCGATTGTGTAATAGTAAAATATATTGGTAATACTCTCTTTTATCAATACTATTTAGATTCTCTTTGAATGCATCATTAATTCTATTACCATACGTTGCAAAAGTATCTCCAAAAACATCACTTAAATCACATAGGAGAACCTCTAATGATTTCTGCAATTTTTCTTTACTATCAATCACTTCATATTCTCCAGTAGCATCATTAAAGATATTTAAAATTAATGAGTCACCAACCCTTCTTGCAGCATACTGCATGAAGTCCCTATAAGAAGTAAAATCAAATTGAACTTTTCCATCAGCTGTATTATATGTAAAATATCCTTTTACAGTTTTGCTGATACTTCCGCCATCAACTAGATTTTTTAAACAATATCTTTTTACATGTTCGGACAAAGCCTGTACGAAATCTGGTTCTACGCTCATTCCTTCTTCAGATAGTCGAGCTATTAATTTAGAATAGATATCTGAGTCGTTAAAAAACGACCCAGATGTATCTATATCTAAATTTTTTGCAACGTCAACGATTATTGATTTAATTGTGCAATTCATAAATTAACATTCTTCTCCTGCAGTTAATATATCTAAAAGTTCTTTAACACTACTTATTAATTGATATTTATTTTTCATCTTATCAAAAATTGCAGTATTTTTTCCATTATTCATATAAGCATCTAGTTTTTCTGCAACATCTCCACTAAAAGTAAAGGATTTTACCTGATTTCCGAGTTGAAGTTTGTATGTTACAGGATTTCCTGAATCTATATTTTGTCGTGTTACAAAGATACCATTATTTTCCTGTCTTACAAAATGAACAAATGAATGAACGTAATCATTATATTCATCTAATAAATCCATACACTCTTCAGTAAGAATATCCTCCTCTGGATTAGCAGATTCCATCACTAAATTTTCTGCAGTTTCATTAACTTGTTCCTGAACAGTTTCTATAGTTTCTTGTGTAAGTTCAGTAGAAGCCTCTTCTGTAGCTTCTGAGAAGATTGAATCTAGTCCTTGTTCATAATCATAATATGACATTACTGATCAACCTCTTTCATATACAAAGTTATTATCTGCAGTATAATTTAAATTAACGGGAACATTGTTAGTTCTATAAGTCTTATCAAAATCTGTTTGGTGATAATTAGCGAAAATTTTAGAATACAGATTAAACATATTGTCTGTATCTAGACCCTCTAATAGTTTTATAAAACCTTCATAATCTGAATATATAGATTTATATATATTCCAAATTTGATTTACTCTTAGTTCAGTAATAGAATCAGTTCCCGCAAAAATCTCTTCTGCAGATTTATTACCTTCAGAAAAATCTATCCGCTTTATTATATCCTGTAAATCTGAAATAGAAAGATTAGAAATTCATTCAGGAAGCTCCTTTTCTGATTGCTTTAGAGCTATTAATCTCTGAACTCATGCAGCAATATTTTTATATAATTTATTATGAGATTCTTTTGTACCTATAATCCTAACGTCTTCTTTAAACTTATTTTCTCAGTCATTAGTAGGTGCATAGTTATAATAAAGTTGAATAGGTTGTACTGAAATTCTTATTCTAGCCTTTCTTATAAACTGTTCAGTAACAGCTGGATCCCACTCAGGAATCTTTTTCATATCCCTAACTAATTCAGATAAAATTCTATATGTTTGTTTTAAATCGTTTATATATTGATTTATAGAGCTATCTAAAGAAATGGTTTTATCAGAATAGTTAGAACGTAGTCTAGCAAAAATAGTTACTGCACTGGCAGTAATTTTAGATACTTCTCTAATTTTCCCATTACGCTGTTTAAACGGATTTCCTTCTGCAGTATGAGAATCCCAAATATCTGAAGCGGTTTTATATAAAGCATCAATGGCTGAATATAATTCTGAAATAGAATATTTCCCTCTCTTATCAGTTAACCATTCATCATTAACCCTAATAGGTTTAGTAGATTCAAAAAACGAATATTCAAAATCTGATGCACCAGAAGTATAACGATAAGGAGTTCAATATCTTTGATTGTCAAAATCTTTGACCATAGGATCAAAGAATATAGGAGAGTCTGGAGTATAAAAATTTAATTTTTCTGAATCAAATCTATAATAAGTTGTTTGATCTTGTTTAGCATCTAATTCCTGGATTGCTTCCAATAATTTAGTATCCCCAATAACATTAGTTCCTTTTCCTACTGTTTCCATATTAGGAAATATAGCCAAAGTTACCTCTTTATCTCCATCCTTATAGACTAATCTTCTAAAAATTTTAGCCTTAGATAGATCTTTTTTAGGATCAAAATTACCTACTCCTCAAGCATTATCAATGTCAGAATCATACAAAGAAACTTTTATTAAAAATTCACCAGAATCTCCAACTCCATAAAGGTTATAATTTTCAGCCCCAGTTAATTTTAAATATAAATTATTTCTTAAAGCACTTAATTGTGTTGCAGCTACCTTAAAAGCCTCACTGCGAATATCTGCATCTTCAGTTAAAAAGAGATTTATATCTTCTGAATCATTACCTCTATGATATATTTGATCCTCACTAATGTTTCCTCCAAGACGATTATAGAAAGTATGAATTCTAAGCATAGATCTAATTAATGGAACTTCATTAATAGTTAACTGCTTTGTTGGGGCAATATCCTCATTTGGTGCTTCCTCTGGATTATTCTGGACAATTCCAGATTCAGGAATAGAAATTTTGCTTAAACTCTCTTTTCTGTATTCTTGATAAGTTTTAATTGATTCCTCGTTTATTCCTATACTATATACATCCTTCCAATCTTTTTGTGTAGTAACAAAAGTAGACTGTTTAGAACTTTTTAGTAATCCATGAATGATAGTGGCATTCTTACCACGAGTTAATATTGTATAAATGTCTTTTCTACTAGGGATTCCTAAAACACCATCACTAAAGTCTAAATCTCCATTAATTAAGACATAATCAAATTCTTGTCCTTGTACTGCCACCACTTCTGTCTTTAATAAAACATTTTTGGGAGCAATAAGCCCATTCTTTTTTATATCATATAAAAGAATTGTACTCTCAGGATGAGCTTTTGCAAACTCATTTAAACTCTCTTGAGTTAAAGTTCCCGCATTATTTTTTATTCCAACAATATCAGATTCATTCTCAGCATATTGGAGTTCAAAAGTATTTGATTCTAAATTATAAGGAAATTTAACTAATCTTCCTGAATTTCATTTTCCAATATTAGTAGTAACACGTTTAGATTCATACAAACTACTACCAATAAAAGTTAAGCATCTATCAAAAGAATCTAATTCCCCATTTTCATTACTATATCCAGATTGTAAAATATCTCCTGTTGTAATAATTTTAAAATTAAGTTGCTTAGCTAATTCATCTAACAGTAAATATTGTTCACGAGATACATAGGTACCTTCATCAATAATTATAGTTAAAAAATTATCCTGTAATATTCCTCGTAAGTCATCAGAAATAGTTAGTCCGTAGTCTTTACTATTAAATTTAACCTCAGTGCCTTCAATAGTAGTAAAATTCTTAAAATCAGAGATGGTATAATTAATTTGCTCTTTAGCATTATTATCTATGATTTTAACCCCATCCTCAAATAATTTGAACAGATTTGCTATTGTGTATTTACTTGCCCTGTCTGCATTTAATTTCTCTAAATTTGCTTCTGTAGGCGCAGAAAATAAATATTGAGAATTTGTAATCTTATTTTGAACTAATTGAATCAGAGGTAATATAGCAACTGATTTACCTACTCCAGAGCCAGCACAGAATCTGAACACATTTTCTAATACAGAATAAGATCTTGAATCATTAACCTTTTGCTGAATTATAGAAACTATTCTATGAATTTCTGTCTTATCTCCATTAAGGTATTGAATTGCTTGTTTTACCAAAAATTCCTGAGAATAGTATGGAGCTTTCTCAAATTGACCTTCTTCTATAACTGCTTTATAAGGCTTATAAAAAGTAGCAGGTTCACTAATTAAATTAGACATTAGATACCAGAAATTCAAAGCATCCATTGTATGAATGTGGTCTATATTCTGCTCTTTATTTAAACTTAAATAAGCAGGTTCTGCAGAGAATTCTGGGAACAAGTCACATAATAATCCTACAAATAAATCTTTTTGTTCTGAAGTTAGTCCTTTATAATATGTAAATAAAGCTAACTCATTATTAATCAAAGCTTGTTCAAATCTAGTGTCAGCATCGCTAATTGCATCTTTATCTAAATCATCAAGAACAATATTATCTACAAATTCAAATGTAGGTAATTCTGGTAATCCTTCTTTTGTAAATGATGAATTCTTATCATTAAGTTCTTTATAAACATCAATGCGATCTTGTTTAATACTAACACTTAGTTTTTGTTCTTTAATGTTCTCATTATTAGCATTAGTATCACTGATAATTTTAAGGCCTTCAATTTGAGATTGTATTAAACTAATTCTATTTGTTAAAGCTCGTTTAACTTTATCACTAATGATTGGAAGATCGAGAACTGGATTTTTATGACTTTTATTAAAATCATTAATGACCTCATTAACACTAGTTAAATTATCAGCACTTCTTGTAATAGAAGTAGCCCCTCTTAATAATGCTTCAACTTGGAACAATTGTGTGTTTAAAGCATCTAATTGTTGTCTAACAGGTGTTTCGAGAATATATGTTTGACGTCCTCCCGAGTATTTAACCAACTCTTCGTCAACTAATTTAGTAGAATTTAACCCAAGTTGTTTTAATATATCTTCTATATTGTCATTTCCAATATCCCTATATACTTCATTAACAATATTATAAACATTCTTGGCTTTTTCCAAAGCATCTTGCCAACGTTTGGCATCCAATGTGATTTCTGGACGTTCAGCTATTCTAACATCAATAAAACCATCTACATAATTAGCTACCATCCCTACTATCTTTGAAGCCACACTTTCATTGGGATCCTCAGAAAGAAGAGAATTAATTCTTTCCTCTGTAGGTTGTCCTTCATCATCCAAAACTACAACAGGATGTCCATTCTCATCTAAATCATAAGAGTTTTCTGCAGCTTCTTCAAATTCATAGACGTCAAATAAATTATAATTATCAGGAATTATGTTATCTCCATTATATACACTATAAAGATAGTTAGCAAGACTTTTAATCATTGGAAGATTATTTCTTAATGAAGAATGTCCAACTACACTGTAAATATATCCTACTAATTCATTATAGGACATAAATCCGCCATTCCTATCTTTATAAATAAGTCTTCCTGATGAAGGGTCCATTTCTAATTTATCTGCTAAATTTGCTAACTTTTCATCAAGAATTTGTCCTTCTCTATTTTTAAGATTATCAGCTATAAGTTCTGACATTCGTCGATATAACTGATATGAAGTAAAGGAATCTATTTCTGATTGTTTAGATTCAACATAGTTTGCATATTTTTCGTCAACATAAGCCTTAAGAGTATCATTTAACTTAGAATAATCATACCCAAAAACTTGTTTAGCATAGTTTTCTACATTTGGAGAATAAAATAATCCAAATACACTTGGGGTATAGGAAGCCATCATTCTTCCAAAATAAATTTCATTTCCCCCGCTTACTAATTGATGAATTTGATTTTTATAATAATCAAATTGTGCTTGAGCTGCTTTTATAATTTGTGGATCAGTTTTCTCATCTTTTTGTAACTGAAATAACTCAGAGGAAACATCATTTAATTGCAACTGAAGTTTTGTTAAATCATCTGCCATTAAATCAAGAAGTTTCCCATCATCTCCAGCTTGTTGAGAAATTTGTAATGCAGTCAAGCTTCTATAAATTGGAACATTTGCTAAATCATCCATTGAGTATTTAATTCCCTCCTGTTCCAAAAATAGATCCAAAGTATTTATATGATTTATGAAAGAATCTATTAGATAAGAATTCTGGGTTTTTGATTTATCAGAAGCAGGCAAATAAGATCCATCCTCGGCTCTTTCATCATATGATAGAGTATTACTTCCTAATGCTTTTCCTTTAAAAGACCGTGCTATTTTGATTATTTCATCTTTCTGTCCAGAATTAACCTTTTGAAGAATAGCCCTTGCCATTTCTGGACGTTTTGAAAGTGCAGCACTTCAATTAGAGCTTCCACCTCTAGTTCTTCACCAGTTTTCTAATCCAAAAACAGTACCACCGATACCACCGCCAATAAAGCTAACTAAATAACGTTGGATTGGGTCTGAAGCAGCGTAGTCAAAATGACCTTGTGTTTCATAACCTAATTCTTTTCTAAGAGCATTAAGTCCATTACCTAGAACTCCCTGAGCAAAGTCTGTCATTAATTCTTCTGTAACCTCCTCCATTGCTTCAGATGCAGTACTAGTTAAAATACCTCTTTTACCTCCGTAAACAACTGAAGTTCAAAGTTCATTTATAGTTTTAGTAAAGGATTTAAACGTACCAACAAGTCCTCCTTTTGCCTTTGCTTGAGTCAACTCAGTCTTACCTCTATCTTTAAGATAATTGTATACTAATTCTCTTAAAGCCATCCTTTCCTCATTAAGGTCTACCCCTGTTAATAAGTAATGTTTGAAGTAATCAAATTGAAATAAAGTATGAAATCCTGTATATACAGCTGTAGAGATTACAGAGGCAGTTTGTCTATCAAATCCATTTTGAATTGCATCTCCATAAGTTTGTGCTGCAGCTGTAGTTACTAGATATGCTCTTGCAATTGCCGTACTTGCTTTTTGATATTTATCATATGCATCATAAGCAGCTTTATATTCAGGCATGGATTCAATAATAGTTTTTACCCTAGCAGGAATTTGTCCCTTTTTAAGAGCTTCTTTAGTGAAAATCAGTTCTCCTTTTGATATTAAACCCTTTTCAACAGCTTTCTCTAAAACAGACCCTTGTAATGCTGCAACACCTGCCTCTAATCTTCTATCCATTCCTAACATTTTAGGAATATTTGCAACCCATCTCTGTTGGAATAATTGTTGAGCTGAGGTAGAGGCAAACTGACATATGTTGTCAAAGGAAAAGGAATGTGATTGATTATATTCAGAGGGAGTACTATTAAATTTTTGCATAAACCCTTCAAACTTATTAAGAGCCGAAGAGGGTCTATATTCTGAATCTAATAATCCGCCAAAGGTTTTAATAAGTGCAGGCATAGATTCACTTAGATACATAGCTGCGGTCATTCCTGCTCAATATTCTCCAACACCAGGAATAAGATAAGGGGCTAATACTGCTAAGGTCCTAGCTACAGATCTAACTGGATTTACCTCTATACTATCAGTATCGAAAATGTCGATTTTATTCCATGCACTTCCATCAGTTGTTAATACATCAAGTACTCCTAAGACTTGTTTACCATAATATTCCCTTCCATTTAAAGTTTCATAATAAAACTTGCCGTCAGCATCGTATTTATAATCTCCTTTTGAGTGCTTAACAGTATTACCATCAATATCAGTATGTTCTCCATCTTCATCCCACTGAGCTAATACCAAAGTATCACTTGTTAAAACCCCCAATGCTCCTAAATCATTTGGAGATTTATCAGACCATGTTCCACTCTCTGTATCAAAGTATTTGTTTTTTTGTGCAAGCTCAGCAATACTCAAGGCTCTAGGTCCCTCAGTTCCCTCATGGAAATATGAAGTTGTTTCAAAAGGATTGGATACTTTTCTAATTTCAAAAGTAGGTCCTTTTTTGATATTACTTTTGGCATCTCTATTTATATCAAAGGCATCATATTCATATGTATCTTTTAACCACTTTTCTGTATCTAAAGCTGAAAAACTAGTATAGTCCTGTAATGCTTTTGTATAAAATTGATCAAATAAAGCCTCATTAAATTTTCCACTATCATCTTTAAAAAACTCTTGTACTTTGTCCGATTTAAGATAATCTTCTTTTGGACGGATACTTGTATTTAAAGAGTTTATACCATCTGCTGCTAATTTGTCAATTGTAACATCTGTATTTAACAGATTTATAGCAACCCAATCATTTTGTTTAACGTTATTATCCATATTTTTTATAAATCTCCAAATGAGGTTTGTAGCCTAGTTTGTCTTGGATTATATGTTCCATTATTATATCTTGGATCAACATAAGCTTCTTGCATCATTTGATATTCTGAGCCAGTTCTCTTATCTGTTCTTGCTCGTTCATCAGATATTGCCTGAGATGCTTGATTAACATATAAAGGAATGAATACTGTACCGCTTAAGATTCCTCTATTTCAAATCCAACCATAATTAATTTTAACTTTATTCTTCTTTTCTCTATTCTGGTTAGTATAATTTACATCATTCATAAATTTATCTCTACCCTGACCTGTAAGTCTATCAATAGTAGGATTGTCTGAGGTATATCCAGCAACTGCTCCTTCATCTTCTGACATTTTAGCATGTACAGCAAGAAAACGTCCAGTCATTAAATTTCCATCCTGATCTAAATTATTATCTAAAGCATATTTCTTATATATTTCAAAGATTTCTCTTGGATCAGTAATTTTATTTTTAGCTATTTCATCAACAGCCATCTGATATCTATTAATAGCTCCAAAATCAGGCTTTCCAGTATAATCAACAGGGACATCTATAGTTTCTACACCATCTGAAGCATCTACAATAACTTCTCTAGCTTTATTTGGGTCAATGAATAAAGTATCTTGATTATCTCCAATAACACTTCCATTAGAACCCTTTGCATTGTACATGCCTCCGAAATACATTTTATCCCTATCCATAACTACTCCATTTTTAGCGAGATCATTAAAGACCTCATCTAAAGTAGCTATGCCAGTTACTATTTCATTATTCTTATCCCTTATTGGATTATGTTTTACTTCTACAGTAAAATCCGCAATGCCATCCCTTGTTCTTACTCTTCTAGTTCTGCTAGCTCCAAAACCACTAATAATACTTTGTCCATATCCTTCTTTATCCCCTGGACCTGCACCTTCTCCTGAGCCACTTTTTCTACTTGTTCCAAGAGGATCTTTAACATATCCAACCTTTGCTGAAGTATCTGTGTGCTCAAATAATGCGGCTCTTAATATTCCAGTAACATCTTCCATTTTCTCAGGATTAAGACCTTCTGCGGCTGTAGTAGCACGTAAAACATGTTTAGCATTACTATTTAAATTTTTGTATAAATAAACAATAGCAGCATTTATATCTTGTGCAGCCTTAGAATCAGAAGTTTCTATTTCATATAATCCATCGGGACCTAAGCTCATTAAAGCCTCTAGTCCTCTTTGAACCTGACCCCCTGCCTTAATTGTATATCCTTTTTGAGAACTGGTACCAAATTTTTTAATAGTGTCTATTACTTGGTCCATAATAGTTTTCATTCCTATTGAATTTGATAAATCATGAAGAATTGATTCATCAAATTTTAAATTAGGATCCCTTTCTCTTAAATGTATCAGTTCAGCATTAGTTAAAACTTGATAATCTTCTGGATTTTTACTGTATTCCGTTGGAGTAACTTTCTTTACTGATTCCCCATCATACACATATAAATTTCCATCATTAGAAATAGCAACATCAGAACCAGTATTTTCTGCTTTAATTCTATCTGTTGCATTTTTATACAGTGTATTATTGTGTTGTAATCTATTTGCTAATGATCTGAGTCTGATTAATTGACTCATAGTATTTGTTTTTTTCCCAGAGAAGATATTAGTTGAATCCTGCAAGAAAGATTGTGCTTGACTTAGAAAATAATCAACATCAGTAGGAATTCCATTCTCTCCTAATACTTTAATGATTTCTTGTTCTATTAATTTATCATCTTTCTTTTCAGAAGAAGAGGAAGTCGCAGGTTGTTCTGCCTGCGACTGTCCCATTACTTCTCTTGAAATTGGAGTATATGAAGCTCCATATTGATATTTTTGAATTTCCATTATGAAAGCATTTTTAATAATAATTTTATTAAATTATCATCCATTTTTTGAACAGCTTTTCTATAGTCTTTTGCCTTATCCAACATAGCCTGTTCAGAAAAATTTCTATAGCGTTGTGACTTAGTTAGGATTCCTCCTTTTTTCATAATATCTAAGTGAGTTGTATAAAAAGAGGGCATTCTGTAATAATTTTTGATTGCACTCTCTGGCATGTCAATAGTTCTAAGCCTTCCAGTAAATCGACTCCGACTGTTTCTATAGTTATTTAGTTGCATTTTTGCTAACAAATTATTCTGGAGATTTTGAATAGTTCCAGAATAATATTTTTCTAAGAAAGCTTGACGTCCTGCAGCAGTATCTCCATAAGTAGATTTCCAACTTGGATTTGTGTTTTGTTCATTTATCCAAGCTTCTTGAGCTTCAGAAGAATTAAATAAATCTTGAATAGATTTTTGATAATCTTGCTGTGCAACAAGGCTTTCTCTAGTAGCTGCTGCTCACTGATCTTCATACTGATCCCTTACTAAATCATCTCTCTTTTGATCAATGAACGGGTTTATAATTTGATTCCAAGCAGTAAATTGCTTAGCAGCTTTATTTTGAGCTAACATATTTTCCATTTGACCAAGGACTGCTCTATTGTAATCTGCTATTTGTGTACGTTGATTAGCATATTCTCGTCTTGCAGCAATATCTCTATCATTAAACTCACTAATAGTTTGAGATAATTTAGTATCACGTTCTGCAGCTAATTGATCAGCTTGCTGGTCCCTCATAAGTCTCTCTGCCATTACCTGATTAGGATCACTTGTAACTGTTTTAAATTGACGAATATCCTTTATTCTATCCCCATACATACGGGCAATACCCATGTCTGTATATGGAGCGTAGATTTCTGTAGGCATAGACTTCAATTGACCTTGAGCAGCTGCCCTAATTCCTCTTGCCAACTCACGTCTCTGACGAGCATTAGAAATTAATCCTCCTGCTAATGAACCTAAATCCAATATATTTTTTGGATTAATTGAAAATCTTCTATTAGAAGTATTTCCTGTGGATACTACTGAGTTTGTTTTTATATTCTTTAAAAACTCCTCACGTTTAGCATCCATTGCTGGTTTAGTAGTAGTTCCTATTCGAGCTTCTAAATTAGTATCTCGTGAAACACCAGATATATTACCTTTAAGATCTATAACAGGCCTTGAGAATGTGCCTGTTGCTGTTACACTTACTGGAGTCACATCAAAAGATCCATAAGCTCCCTGATTGTCCATAGATTTTCCAAAGAATTTTTCTCCTCTCTCAGCTTTAAGAATTTTACCTCCTTTTTTAAATAATTTTTGGGGTCTATAAATCATTCCTCCATCATTTGGTAATTGTACCCATGAACCTGCAGTTTTTGGAAGCATCAATCTAGGTTTGATAATACGAGGTTTAATAGGTTTAGTTGGAACAGGATTAGGGAATCAATAAGGATTAAAGTAAGCCTGCCCCCCATTAATAAGATCTCCAGTAGTTCTATATCCTCTTTCAAAAATATTAAGTCCATTAATACTGGGGGCATCAAATTCTTTTCTAAAATCAGCTCTATTTTCTAATCTTTCTACTACATTTCCAAATTCTCTGTTTTGAGCCCCACGCATCCAACTACGACCAAATCTATTTTGCAAAAACCAAGGCAATTCCTCTTCCGTTCTAGCTCGTAATTCTCGCTTATCTCCAGTTAGTCTATCAGATATAGAAGATTTTATATTTTTAGTTGCGGCTTTAATTCTGGATATACCTTCTTGATATAATTTATTCTTTGGAAGATTTGCTAAAATTTCCTCATCTTTTAAGGCATCTTCATAGTTAATCTTTCCAGTTTTCGCATCATACCATTTCTTCTCTTTAAATTTCCCAGGATGTTGAGAAACTACATCATCTAAAGATTTCTTTTGAATATCAATTAGTTTCTCAGGAGTGACTTTTTCAGAAACATCTGCTACTTTTCCAGTCTTTTTATACCCAACTGTTCTATCTAGAGCTCTTTTCCCTCCAATTAGGCCTTGAACTCCCATTAATATATTTCTATAATCATCAAGAGTCCATTCACCTTCTTTATTAATAGAATTTAAAGCAGCAGACAAACCTAATGCAGAAAAACCTGCTGTTAGTAAAGGTTTGATTCTCTTAATTATTCTGGCTGTTTTAGCTGCTTTTCCAGCTATTCCAACTCCTGGCAAGAAAGAAATAGCATCTAATCCAAGTCCTAGTGCTGCATTTCCTATATCGCCCCAATCTAAACCATCCCGTTTAACATCAGAAATAAACTGAGTAGCAGTGGAACCCACTCCTAAAGTTGCAGCTGCAGGATTACCTCCAGTTGGTATAGCGGCAACTAAAGCACCTAAATCTGCAGCTAGTGCACCAAGCTGCCATTTGTCTGCAGCTGTTAAATCTCCGCTTTTAATTTGAGAAGTAGTTGCAGCTTTCTTTTCATCACGGACTTTAACTTTTGGAGACGTTTTAGGAGTATCCTGAGATATTCAATTAATTAATCCTCCTGTTTGTTGTTTTGGAACCTGTCGATTATATGGAATTGCAGGCTGACGAGCTCCTGCAAATTCATACATTCCAAGAGGACCCATATTTCTATTTAACCAACGTCTAAATGCTCCTCAATCCATGTGTTTAATTTGGTTAATTTCTTCTGCAGATAAATAACCATCATTATTTAACAATTGACGAAATACCTCTTGACGAAAAGGATACAGTTTATTATTTTCAGAATCGTAGAAATATCCCATTTCTGGGTTATCAGGATTGTAAGCAAAACTGTATTTTCCAGATTCATCAAAATCATCTCAAACATATCCTCCAAGAATTTTGTCAGTTGGATTTACTCTTGAATAAAATGCATTTCCAGTAGCCTCTCCATTATAACCCACAGCTCTAATATATTTAGAAATATCAATGACATTTCCGTTCTCATCTAATCCTACAGGAGAGATAGAAGTAGGCACTCCAAATTCATTTCTTGGCGTATTACTATCAATAATATCCATTACAGTAACTCCTTGAGGTAAATTCTCATATAAAGGTGATGTATAAGCATATAATACATTATTATCATCTTTATAAGTACTATTAAAATAGGGGTTATATTGAAGCTGAGAATTATACCTTTGAAACGGATTATTTGTTCATAAAACTTGCCATTGACCATTTTTAATTGGATCAAATAAATTTTGACTCATTTTATTAAAAATATCCACGTTAGGAGACTTTAAAATTTGATTAATTTCAGAGTCTGGATTAGATCATTCGTTTTTACTATATAGTCTTCCATTGTAAAGAATGTAGTCTTGAAATCTTTTTAATTCTGGGTGAATCTTAACAAAATTTTCCCCAAAATATGCATGTCTCCAATCTTTACCATAGCCTTCTAATCCTAAACCTTCTGTAAGAAGTTCTCCATTTGGACCATAGGAAATATTATAAGTACTTCTAAAATCAGGAGTAAAATTATTTTCTTTATCCCATAGTTCTCATTTTTCCTGTTCTGATTGAGCTCCCCCACTTTCAGAGGTTCCCGAAGTAGTTTCTCTATCTAAAATACCTAATTTAGAGAGTGTGGTAATATCACGATCGGTAATGGTTCCGTTTTTAATCCTTTGTCGTAAACCATCCCAATCAGAATATTCTCTAGCAAATCTTAAATAATCCTCTTTGGTCTGATTATTATAACCTTTCCAGTCTACAATGTTTTCCTCATTTGCAAGATTTTGTATAAAATCTAACCTATTAAAGATTTTAGAATCATCAATATCAGCATTGTATATTCGATTTCCATTTTCATCAAGTTTTAACTTACCATTCTCATCTCTTAGATAAGGAAGTAATAACTTTCTAGAAATATCAATACTTCTGTTTGGATTAGCTCTTACTGTATTTTGATTATGACTAAATCCACGTAAAGCATTTGTTGCAGTTTTAACTTGATTTACTCTTCCATTAAAAGTGCTATCCAACACTTCTCCAGTTTTTGAGGTACGTTTTGCAGCTCGTCTTCTTTGACGTGCATTCATATTATCAAACGTTACATCTCCTCTTAACTCATTAGTATTAGAATCATATGATAAATCGGCACCAGATCTAAGAGCATTAACAATAGCTCCATAATCAGCTCTAGCTCTATCATCCGTGATTGAACTACCGTGTGCCGCCATAGCCTGTAGAAAGTCGTCGTCAACTTGATATGTCACACCATCCTTAGTGAAGGTCCCATATTTTTTTACAGACCCTCCCTCTTGGAGTTTTTGTATATTTACCTGTGCCATTTTATCAATGTGTTATACTTAAAAAGGGAGATTGACTACATACAATCTCCCTTCTATCTTTATTAATCATTAGTTAGATTTATTTCTTCTTAATGATATTTAAGTCTCCGCCTTTCTCTTTCTTTCCGCATTTCTTACGTCCAGCAATTTTTCCACCTTTCTTAAATACAGGTTCTCCTTCTGGAGCTTGTCCAACTGGAGCCTGTCCACCTCCCATAGCTTGCTGAATCAAAGCAACGAAACCTTCACAAACCTGCATAGCCATTTGGCAGTCCTGTCCTTGTAAGGCTTGCATTGCCATTTCTGCTAACATCTGAATAGGATCTTGCTCACCACCTGCAGGAGCACCAGCGGGAGCAGCTGCAGGAGCGGCTCCACCTTCTTGGAATTTCTTAATATAAGCCATATTACTTATTGTTATTTTATTAATATAATTTAGTTTTACTCTCTATAAAGACATATTGTCGTATACTCTTTTACTTCCCAAAATTACATATATTATTTAAATAATCCAAATAATTTAAATTTAATTTGGAGATTCTACATATTCTGGTTCGTTTGAGTTTTGCTTCTCTAAATATTTAAAAACCTGTCTTCCCAAAGCTTTATAATCTGAGTCCGATTTTGTTTTGTATGCTTTTTTGGCTTTAGATACAAGAACTTTTGTGTTAGGTCGGCTAAAGATTCGTTCTCCTCCAACAAGCTCATATTGTGCCTGCCCATCACTCCCTAACACATACATTTTAGCAGCTTCATCCTCTTCGTCATCTTCTTCATAATCTAAGATAACATCATCCCCTTCCTCAATTCCAGAGTTTTGATTTACTTCTAAAACATATTGTACATTATCTTCACTTATAAAATCTTCGGACATAGGCTCTCCTTGTTTTACTGAAATTACCTCCAGATCTGAATTTATAAAAATTATATCCAATGGTATCTCAGTATCTTTCATTCAAAAGTCTACATGTTGAGGTTCAGGAAATATAAATAACATTCCCTTATCGTCATCCATTTCAATAACTTCTTGAAGACCTTTCATTCTTTCCTCTTCATTTTCTGCAACCTCTACATCGTATTTCTTATTTCCTACTAAAATATCCATTATATAATTGATTTAGTGCGATCTTCAGTATCTCGTAAAATAGCTGTTGTTAATAATTTTCCAGCTTTAATCATTGCTTCTTCAGAACCATCTTTAAATAATTCTTCAAGCTTTACAGTTAAATCTTTATTTAAAATTAATTCTCCTCCTTCAATTTCAGCATGTTGAATAATTTCTCCTCCTTCACTATGAGAAATTACTGGAATTCCTTTATGAGTAATAACTCCTTTCAATTCTGGATTAGTTTTTTCTAAATCATGCTTTCTTGCATGCAAAGATCCTTCTGCAATAACATTTAGTTTACCTCCATCTTTAAATTTTGGCGGTTCTTGAATAGACTTAGAGAACTTTTGCAATAATAATCTTGCATCATCAAGTTCTGGAAATTTCATACCTTTACGAGATAGAAGTAATTGTGGAGTATAACCAGAATATTTATTTTGATTTTGAGAAGCATAAGTATCTGCTGCTGCATTAGACTTTCTAAGTTTACTTTCTAAACCAATATCTGTTAGTAGCTCATTAACTCTATTTTGTTCTCTAATAAACTTATTAGCCTTTCCTTTACCAAATAGCATACTCTTATTTCCCATTTTTTGAGCAGCATCTATATCTCCAGTTGACTTACCATAGGCTCCAGATAAAGCATCAATTTCAGCGGATTTATTAGATTTAATAGTTTTTCCTGAAAATGCACTCATTATTGTACCCAAGCCAGGGATACTAGTAAGTATCTCACTGGTATTATTAGCCCCGCTAAACCCAGCCCTTGCAGCTGCATCTTTATCTATAATATCAGTTTTAGCTCCTAAAGCTCCACCTATTGTATCAAATACTCCAACAGCTGCTGATGCTAATTGACCTGCTGGTCCAGCAGCTTGCATTAAAGAATGTATGCCACTATTAATAGATGATTGTGTTTCGGTAAATCCTTTTATTTGCCCTCCAATCCCACTAAACATACTTCCTGCAGCTCCTAAAGCATCTCCATATTTTCCTGCAAATGCCCCTACTTTAGTATTTTTAAATTTCTTTCCGCCTTGATATTTTATTATATTATGCATAGCTTAATCGTAATAATGATTGAATAGCATTAATTACTACTAGTTTTTCCCCAGTATATTTAATCCTAATTTTAATCCATTTGTCTCTAATTCTTGTGCTTTTTAAATCAGTAAAATTGTTAGTACCTACAATTCGATCTTTGTAATAGATGGGAGTAATTGTGGTAAACCATCTGTCTTCTTTATATTCAATATTACCTCGTCTTCTTCCATAAGTTTTTATATTCTTAATTGGTTGTTTGACTTTTAGTATATATTGATTTAAAACATGGTCTTTTTCAATTTCTACTTGCTGCTTCTCAAAAATTTGAGAATATTTGCCTTCTTTTGCAGTTTCTCTTTCAAGAGCTATTTTCTTAGCAGCATATTCTTCACTATTAAAAGTGCCATCACTATTTCAAAATCCATTAGAACTAGCATGTTCCGATTTATATAATCCAGCCTTATTAAAATCATACACATCTCCAATAATTTCAAATTCCAAAGATTCTGGCTCTACATTATTAGAAATCATAACTAAATTATCAAAAATTTTATGAATTCCAGCTGGAGTATTTACGACAAATTCAAATTCAAAGGGTTCCTGTTTGTTATATCATTTAGTTGGAAGAATTTCATTATTAGGATCCTCATCAAAATAATTAATCTCATTAAAAATACCTGCTCTACCGTGAACATAGAAACCATTTCTTAATAATTTTTCATATAGACCTTTTGTATCCTTTTCAAGAGATTGTACGTCTCTAATTAATACTATAGATTCTTCTATTGTACTACTTAAAGCTTTAATTTTATTTTCCCCATTTTGTTCAGAAACATTTTCCTCATTTATATAAGGATTGTCAGTGTTTTCTACTGTTGTATCAATGTATGGGGTAACTTCAAAGTTAATCTTCAAATATAAAAGTTTAGATACCTCTTCAAAATTCTCTACTTCTAATTTTAGATTTTTACCTTGTTGTGATATTTCAATTTTCTTTCCAGGATTGTCTTTATCAATATATCCTATTTGATAATTAGAAAAACTTAGATCCTTAGCATTAAAAATCTTACATTTAACATCATAAGCTGTTTCTGGGTTCTCAACAAATCTAATAGTATGTTCTACATCATTCTCATCTAAAGTAGATGATGTGATTGAAGTGATTCTAACATTAAATTTATCAAAGAACTCATAGCCCTTCATAACAACAGTTCTTGTTATATTATCATACTCTCATAAATTTCCACAGACTCTATCATACCCTTCTCTATCTTCAATATGTGCTCCAGATTCAGTATTTATATTATCATAGATAATACCATAAATTGAGGCTCTTTTTCTATCTAAAGATAGGAAAATATTGTTAATATTTTCTGAAGCTAGAGGAGTTCAACTATATTTGGTAATTCACTTTTCAAGTCTTTCATTATAACATAAGTTCCAAACTTTATCTCCATTGTAAAATGTAAACATAACATCCCCTTTATAATTATTAAAGTGGGTCTTTACATTTTTTAAAGAAATAATAGGATATTTATCGCTTTCTTGAAGAATTATATTATCATGTAAAAATCTTTGAACGGCCATGTCAGAAATTATTTGGAATCCATTTGTATTATATCTCCAAATTTTTTTGGCATATGTATCTACACCATAAATTCCATTAGGAGTGCGGATAATAGATTCTTGTCAAATGCTTCCATAATCTGGAGATATAGGAGTTACCTGATTTTGCAAAACCCCAGAACCATACATATGAATAGCTTGGCCAGTACTAGTTGCTATTAATGCTTTTTCATTAATTGGAATAATTGCACAACCATGTTCAAATACACAAAAGAGATTAGCACCTAATGAGAGTAATTTAACAATTGCTCCGTATTGACGTTCAATATCTTTATAAGACAATCCTTGAAATATTCTGTAAGCATTTCTAAAATCATCTTCAATTTGAACGTTGCTGAACATAATTCTGGTGTCAAATATATCTTTTACATAAGGAACATCTGGAGCAGTAAAATACTTTTTATATGGCAATGTTGAAGAATATCCAGCATTCAATAGAGCTGTTTCTGGAATTTTGTTTGAAGGTGCAACATTTACACCTTGTAAAGGAGCAAAACTTCTGGGATTTCCCATTAAAGCCATTTCTTCTAAATGGGATCTATCTTCTGATCTAAGGCCCAAATTATAATTAGAAAGGCATTTAAATGTTACTCACATCCCTAAAGGAACTGTATTAACGTCTGCACGATTTATATTTTTTCAATCCGAGGTAGATGTCTGACTATATCCTTTGTATCCTTCTTTCCATGTGTTTGGATCTACAATTATATCATTGGTTGGGACTTCTGAGTCAATAAAATTTTTATTTAATCTAATTGTTACAGTAGTGGTAAAACAATCCCCTCTAAATACTTTTGGTACAATATATGATTGCAGATCTTTATCAAACAATTTTGAATCCTCTAGTTCATATCTTGGACTAACTGCCATGAAAGGGGATAAATCATTACCTCGAATTTTAAAATATTCTAATTCATAAGTTTTAGAATAATTACCTAATCGTACATTATATATAGCATTTTTAGTAAGTACCTTATTTGTTCCAATAAATGGACAATATACTCCTCTAACTATCTTATTATTGTCAGCATTATAGTTTATTCCCCCTAAGAACTTTACTTCTTTACAATCTTCAGAAGACCCTGCACGTGTAGAATATCCATATGAATCGTAATATTTTAAAGGAATATCCGTATCTACAAAAACACATTTTCCTTTGGTATAACCTGTATAATTAGATTTTTGATAGTCTTTTGTATAGTATGATCTTTGTCCAAGTAAAGAATTACTTGATCCTAACTCTGAAGTTGTATAATATCTTTCTAAAGAAAACTCCGAATTATCTAATATAGATTGAAGCTGTTTATTAACCATAGCATCAACAGACAATAATCCATGACTTTGCAAAGTTCCCTCAATTAATTTTTCTTTATAAGATGTAGTTAATGTTAAGTTCTTATTTATAAATGACTCTGTTTTATATAAATTATTTATTGATAGCATAGGCACATAGGCAGTCTTATCTACACCTACAGTAAATCCTTGAGTTAGTATAATTGGGATACGTTTTTGCCTCACAAAGAAAAAACCTTTTACGTTATACTCTTTGAGCTTAGTAACTATATCAACATCTATAGTAAATTGTATTCCTAAAGGATATACTCCCTTTTTTCCATCTTTCTCATATAAGTTAGTATCTTTAAACTTAAACACTCCTTTAGTATTAGAAAGATAATGATCATTAGGTATAGAAAAATTATCACTTGATATGATGTTACTACTAATTGTACTAAAGGTATAATTAGAACCTTCTAAATTATCTTTCATAGAAGAAAAATCACATCCTCTTAGATTATATACAGGACTTAGAGAATCATCTTTAAATATGTATACTATTCCAAACCTATATAATTCTGTTGGCCAGTACCCTAAAGAATAATATATATTTATAGGATTATAATATTCGGTCATCCCTATGTCTTCTTGTGACCTCTTATAATAAGTTGCTGGTTCTATATATCCTATACTTTCCCCTTGAATCTGAGAAGCTTTTATATAATATGATATATTTTGTAAAGATGCGTTATCTAATACCGTTTGTTGCACGTTACCAAAGAATAGCATATTTTGTACCTGGGCTTGAGTTTTTACTCCAGTGCATATATTATATCTAATACTAAGATCCTCCTCTGATATCTGCTTAACTTCTTCAAACCCATTAATAACAAGATCTTGAGACGATGATTTAATTTCGTAGGGTTTAATTATCTCACAAACTTCTGTTTTTAAAATTCCATTTAAATCAGAGTATGCTCTTTCATAATATACGAAAATTCTGTTAAACGATACATCAATATCCGATATCTTAAGTGTAATTGACTTATCTGTTCTTTCATCCTCTAATGTTCCTGATATTGTTGATGGGACTTCTATAGTTCCTTTGAATATGGAAATTATTCCAGATTCCGCTACTATGTCTGTTTTATTATAATCGTTATCTGCTAATTTTATGTAAAAAGTGTAATTACCGCCTTTTAATTCTCCATGATAGAGAATATTTACTAAATCTATTTTAGGAAGTTTTGTTAAATTTCTAAAAAGTCTAGTTCTTTGATCTATTTGGCCTTCTCTATAAAGATTGGTTTGTTCAGTTTGGTTTCTTACAACTCGTTTATATCTATTGTTTTCTAGGGTTGTATATGTTGTGTTAATTATTCTGGGAGGATTTAGATCATCATTTATAATTAAATTAACAGTTCCATCATAGGAGGGCTGACATTCAATGTCTGCTGGTTTAGTTAAATTGAAATCTATTTCATCCGTTATAAAATCCTCTAATATTCCATCCCTAGTTAATTTGTTGTGAAGGGGATTATACTCATGAGCTAAATCCCCTTCACTATTATATTTTTTAGCTGTTAGTTGAATTTTCGACATCTTGTAAATTATATGTATCAATAAATTCCTGTGTAACGGTACAAAGTTCCTTAAGAGTGTCTCAATACTCAGAAGTAATATTTCCAGATTCTACATCTCCTCCAGCGTCTATACCGCATATATTTGACAAGTCTAAGGCTGGCATAATTCCATAGCCTCTAGTTCCGTCTGCGGCTTTAATAGGAGCAACTGCTGACATATCTGCAGTCGTAAACTCTGTATTATAGACTATTGTGTTATATCCAGAATTATTAGAAGTTTGCTCTGCCACTTTTAATTTTTTAGCCAGCCCAAGTACTTCATAATATAATTTTACATTAGCATCTTCTAGATCACTATACAACTCATAATTATTAGAATTTGAATATTGCAATAATTTATTAGACAGTTTCCCTAATTTATTTCTATAAGTATTCTCATCTTCATTTTTAGAAGTTCATTCTGGAGAATCAATCCAAATTATATTGTCTAAAGATGGAAGTAGGTTATTAAAGCTTTTTCCATTAAAAGTATATGGCAAGTTAAAATTAAGGTTATCGTATCAAGATTCTTTATCAGTTTCTTCATTATTCACTCATTTTATTGGATTGTCACTTAATAAATCCACACCTTTATAATTTCATTTCTTTATGGTCCAAAAGCTTTTAAGAGAAAAGTTTACTTTATCAATATTCATTATATAGTCTGAAATAGTTGAATTTAATAGTCTACAGGACTCATATTTAATATTTTTTAAAGAATAAATATGTAAACCAAATAAGAGTAGCTTGGAAGATATAATATTTGCATTCCATCATGCTTTTTCTGGAGTGCCATTTCCTACTAAAATAAAATATCGACTGTTTCCATCTGTTCGCTTCACTATAACTCCTCCAGGTATAGGATAGGGATTATATAAATAACCAAACCCTTTTAAAAATTCAAGGTTTGTAAAACTAGCTAATGCAATTACTGAACCTGTTATAGGATTTTCACTTAAAACTCCTATTCCAGCTGTAAATCACATACTGTCTGATAAGACATTATCTGTTCCATTAATACTTCATCCATAACTAGAATTGCTTGTACTATGACTTCCAAAGCATATCGGAATAAATAAAGGTTTTTTTTGTTCCCCATATGCAGAACCAAGAGTCTGATCAAAGAACTTATGTATACTTGTTCATGTATTTTCATTACTTGTTATATGATCCAGTCCTCACTTTTTACCATCATTTTCAGATGTAAATCGTATAGAGGGTACAGTATGAGGAGTTGTTCCATTATTAGTAAAACTCTCTGATAACAGAGTATTAGCGCCTAATGAAAAGATAGAATCTCCTTCATACTCAGGAACCCAAGTACCTCTATATTTATCAACATTTACTGCAAAATCCATATCATTACCATTTACAGATAGGGTATACCCTAATGGTATTTCTGTATAGTTGGTAACACTTCTTATTTTCCCAAGTATAGTATAGGCATTAAGCTTTGAAATATTTAATGGAGAGCTATTAGAATCTAGGGGTATTATTTCATCTCCAACAAAATACCAAGGTAGATTTTCAAATAAGTATTGTCTAGTTCCAGTTTTGACTTCTTGATACCCTCCTCAATCAGATGTTATAGAATTTAGAGCAATATTTTCTATATCAAAATTCCATAAATAAGTACTATAACAATCTTTATTATCTGAGTCTAGTTTAATAGTATAGGTACTCTTTCAACCACTTGATTCTATATTAAGATCATAATTAACCGTCCTATCTGTAGATGAGACATTAAATTTTAAGCCCTCTCAACAAGTATCCTCAATATCATTATTTTCGGATAAATTCTTCATCCCTACTTTAAGAGTTCCAGTTGCTTCATAAGTATTACCTGCAATTTTTCCAAAATAAACATTTTCTGGATTTTTCTCAGCTGTTTTATATATATTGGAAAGTGTTGCTAAAGCATCAGCTGCTTCATCGTATATATTATTAAAATCTTCTGAAAATAGCTGAGCTAATGAATTAGTTAAAACAAATCCTTCTTTTTTAGCTCCTGTCTGTTTGTCAACAGATAAAAATGCCTCTTTTATAATAAGATTTTCTTGTATTAAAGGCATTCATTCTGAAGCTAAAATTTCTTGAAATCGGTTCCTTTTGTTATAAAACCCATTCATTATTGAGGAAGCTATTAATATTTGAGTTCTGGAAAAGGAGGCACTTGATGTATTATCTGTTTCATCTTTTGTATCTTTTTTAAATTCAACTTCAAACAAATAAATATCCTCCAACCTAAAAGGAACTTCTCCTTTTACATCTAGAGTATCTTTATTTATACTTACAATATTTTGCCCATAAATATTTAAATCAGAACCTACTAATCACTTATGTTCATTATCCTTAATTAATTTTTTACTCTCAGAGTCTTGTCTCAAACTGTAAATATATGCCTCAGCAGAGAGCTCTTTTCCTATAGGAGAATTTATGTTGAAATTGATAGTTACTTCATTATTGCCAACTAAATATTTATAAGTGTCAAAAACATTAATAGTAGATACATTAGTAAGCTCATCTAAATCAATTCTGTATTCAATTCTAAAATTATCATAAATAAATCCATATTGCCCATCTTCATTTTCATATACGATATAAGGAACGGCTCGAACATTTATTGCTTTTGTTTCTTTATAAAATTTAATTTGTTGGCTAGGAGTTAACGTACTATATATTAAGGATATCCCATTTCCATAGTCTTTCCTATTTCCTTCCTCATATTCTAAAGGAAGCCAATTATTTTCTTTTCCTGAATTATCATCCAGCTGATATATAGCACACACTTTATAACAATTGGGTTCTAAAGACTTACCAAATATCTGAATTTGGGTTTGCAGAGATAGAGTTAATATAGAAGACTCTAAAGAAAAGATATATCTAGGATATGATATATCTGTTACATATATATTAAAATAATTTATATCGTACAACTTTGGTTTGTATGCAACTCATCCAGGTGTTTCCCAAGTTACATTTGACATCAATCCTCCATCTTCATAGGGAATATTTTTTACCTGAATTATATCAGAAATATCATAAGCCTCTTTTTTATCAGTAAATGAGTAATATTTCTCATACTGCAATTTTCAAATATCCTCTTCATTATTCTCTTTATACAATCAATACTTATCTCCAGGATTCAAAAAGGTACAATTCGGCTCATCCTCTGGCATTAAAATCTGTAAATTCTCTTCCTTTATCAAAAATGTATATAAGTAATTTTGTGCCACATTTTCGGGCTTCTCCAAATAAGTTTTTACAGTACTATCCTCTAAAAGATCAATAGAGATACCTGTATATTGCCTATTTATATCATTAGAAGAACTATCAAATAATGTTTGGGGAGAGGGGTAAGACCCAATTTGGCACTTTTTATCAATTGGATTATAGGAAACTATATACATAATATTTCCATATTCCTTAATTCCAACTGGAATATAATCTGCCCATAATTTGGCTTTTTCAAGTTTATAATTACCCATATCATTTTGCAGAATATATTCATTGCCATTATATGTTATAACTGTACCATTAATGCAGTCAGTTAAAATATCATTAGGTGTTGTTAATGGATGTAAATCAGTATTCAAACCACCTGTAAAAGTATTTATCGCTTGTTGTTTAGTATTATTTGCCATACTTAAATCATTTGTATATTTCCATAATCATCTCTATAAGCAAAATATCTTGCTCTTCGAGTGGTTCAATTTTCTTTGTAAAACATCCATCCTACATCTTCTGGATAATCTACTATAAAGAAATATTTACGACCACGATCTGAAAAAGCCTCTTCTTTTATTTTATAAGCAAACATATATGGATAATGGAAAACTTGACGTCGAGCACCTCTATTTTTCTTTTGAGATTGATAATATTCAAATTCTTTTTCTGTCATCCCAAAATAATAATGGCCATCATAGATTGTTTTTTGCCTTTTATAAAGAAATCTCAACTTCTTCTTATACTTCACTCTTCAATAATGATAATGTGTAAAATCATCATTAAACAATTTACCAGTATACATAGTATAGTAGGATGTTATATTAATAGTATCCAAACCATTTCTGTGACAGGTATTAAACATTTTTAATCCATAATTTAATATTTGCTTTATCTCATGTTTACTCAAAGAAGGAAACTTCTCATTCACTTCATCAATATAGTCTGTATAGTATTTAATAATATCCATTAGAAGTAATTTTTTCCTGCATTCGTATTATCACTAATAATATCTTTTAGCTTCTTGTTAACATAGATGGGTTTTTCTTTCACTCCAGATTTAGTTTCAAAAGTGTAGAATATTTGATGTCCTCTAAATCCAGATAATACAAAATCAATGTCTCTAAATTTACCTTTTCTTCACATTTCTTTGAACTCATCTCCCTGGAATGTTTTCATAGAGATCTCAGAATCAAATCCAAATGTATCAGGTAATGCAAAAATAATATTATTATTTATAATATCCAATAGTACTAAATATAAACAATAATTAAGAACCTTAGCAGCTAATTCTTGCCTTGTATCTGCTTTATATTCTTTTAAGTATTGTTTTTTTGAAAGCTTTATTTTATCCTTCTTAAACTTTCTAAATAATTCAGTAGAAGTTATACAATGATTAGTAAAATATCGCATTTATAGAATTGGTTTAAATGATTTTCCATATTGTTTACGATCTCAACGAGTTTTCACATCGAGAATAGCATCCATATCATTTTGCGTAAATACATCTGGAATTCTAGCTGCGGTACAGGCTTTTAATCAATCTGCTTTAGCTACTTGTGCAAGTTGTACAAGATTCCCATCTTTTCTCATCAATGCTTGTTTATAAGTATCAGAGTATACAACATAAGCTGCTAAAGCTCGAACTTCTTTATCATTCAAAAGTGGCAACCCTTCTTCATCAGCAATAATTCCGTGATAAAGAATAATTACTTCTGAAAAATCCCTATCAAAAACAATTTCATCCCCTTCTTCTCGATATTTAATAAGTTTTCCTGATTCATATAAAGGGGCTTTATCTCATTTTCAAGCTTCAATATATCTTTCAACGTATTGGTTGTACACTTGTGGATAAGTGGTTTGATTAGATGTCATCTGAGCATCCATATAAGGAATTGTAATCGATTCTATTTCCACTAAATTACAAGGTAGTTTAATACGTTTATTTATTGTATTGGTAACGTATCTATATAATTTTGTGTGTCTATTCCCTATTAATTCCCATCCTAACATTGCAACATCCTCAAAGTTGGTAGGATCTACAGTAATCCCATAAACAATACTTGCCATGGAATATACAGAATTAAAATTATGTAATTTCATTATAATGGGGCTTGCGTATTAGGTTGAGGAGGTAACATAGCAGTTCTGTAATACCTCATCTTTTTTTCAGTAAGTCTGTGAATAATATCATTAGAGATAATTCCACATTCTGTTATAGTTTCAGGGTCATTACAACAATCAAATTCTAATAATTTTCTTGGATCTAAAAAAATTGCAATTACCGAGATATATTTTACAAAAGGCACATTAAAGATATATCCATCGATATTCCCATTAGCATTTATTGTAGGATCTATGTAAACAAATGGTTTATCTGCCCCTCTTTTTCTATAAAAATGGAATTTATAACTTACATCAGTATAAACGCTGTATTGTTCTTGTCTGTCTATACTTCCTACAAATTGAATTGTAGAAACTCCATTCATAAGAAGAATAGGAGGAATTTCAAAGTGCAAAGCTTTCTTTCCAACTGGAAGATCACAACACTTTGACATAAAATCACAATTAACTTCAACACAATTTACTGCATTATAAAGTTCTTGTAAAGTCATAACTCCTTTTAAAAGATATTCTTTTGCAATATTATTTCTTTCTGCAACAACCTCATCAGTTAATTGTTCTAATGACATCGCTGGATTACTTACAGTTCCTTTTAGGCCGTCATAAACGTTGTTTCATACGGCACTAGCTATGGCTTCTATTGTCATAATTAAAAAGAAAAAGCAGAACAGGAATTAGTCCTGTCCTGCTCAGTATTAATGATCTTTATGCTGTTACCTTAATAGGCTTTGAAACAGATACATTACCAACTGTAGCCGTTACTGTACCTGCATCTCCTTTAGAGGGGCTTGTACATTTTACAGTTGTCTCAGCACCTTTAGAAGGATCTACTGAATAACCAGAACCTTGAGTCATATTAATGGACCACTCAAATTCTGCATCGCCCTCTTTTTGCTCAGAGAAGGTAGCTTTCAAACTAACTTGGTTTCCCGTAATTTGATCTACGGTTACTGTAATCTCGTTTTCTTCTTTTCCTCCGTTAAGAATAACAATAGTTCCATTCATCGGAACAATCTCTCCAATCTTACTAATAGCCTCGTCAAATTTAGAAGCTAAAGAGTCCAGCACATAGAAGACATGATGAGTAACAGAAGTAAGTGCTTGTCCAACAGTACCTTGTCCAGATAGACCCTTACGAGGAGAAACGTAGTCAAAAGTATATTGTACATAGGTAGCTCCACGAATTGGTTTCTCATCATCATTTACACTAGCATAGCGTAAATTTGGATATGTTGGGAAACGTAAATTTTCTGTTAACCATTCACCCGTTGCAAAAGGAGCAACATTTTTTGTAATATTTACTGCTACATTAGTATCTACATATTCGCAGTCAGAGCAACCTTCATAGCATCCGCTTTCCACTACTTTTTGGATTTTTGCAGATTTAATAACCTGATATGGATCCGCGCACATTACCTGAACTTCTCCAGCTGCCTTCTTTCTAGAGACTGCATATTTATAATCAGAAGGAACATACTTCTTAAGTGCAGCTACTACAGTATCTGTTAAGGTTTCCAACTTTGAACTTTTAGGAACATCAAATTCAACCATAACAGGTTTATGGAATGCTGACCACGGATATTTATAATCACTATAGTAACGATTTTCCAGACTAATATCTATGATAATTCTGTACTGCCCTGGAACTGAATTGATGCTGTTTAAATTAAACTCAACTTGTGCAACCTTTCCTTTAGTACCAAAAGTTTTATGGATTTTTCCATCTTTAACAGCAGACTTTACATAATCAGCACAGCGAAGAACTCTAAACGTATCTTCTTTTGGCTTATAACTTAGTCCAAGTTCTGCAGCATTACTAGAAGTTAATGCATAAAAGCGTTTAAAAGGATTGCCAGCAACATCGATGCCCTCCTCCGTAGGAAGAGTATCTGAGTTGATTATTACCTCTTTAAAAAAATCAAACATACTTGTGTATTTATTTAAAATTAATACTATTAATTCCTAGATTGTGCTTCAGGAATGGTCTGATTAAGTGGAATATTTGTTTGTAATCGAGGATCACTTGCATTTTCCATAATTAATCTAACAAAAATATTCAAGATTTCGTAGCATACATAATCTGGGAATTCTAAAATTTGGGATACGTCAGCACCTGGATCATCAATTTCGGCCTGACTCAATCTAATGTACATAGGAGCTTTAATATATTCAATATATACTTCAGATGGAGTATATAAAGTATCATCTCCGAATCTTAATTCCAGTCGTACATTAGAGGGATTTGCTATACGCTCACCTTTTTTGGCTTCAGAATCTCTTAAAGATTCTATATCTGCTATATAATTTAATATAGAATCATCTTGTTCCTTATTGGTAACTATTTCATTACTTGTATTAATAGTATTTAAATAGTAATAAGGCCTCTTATATGAAGGTTTTTGGTAGTAATTATTAATTACCCCTCCATACATGTCTGCAGTAAGTCGTTTAGCAGTAAAATAAACTTTGGTTCCTACCTCACTATCACAATGAGTTTTCTTATTAGGATTTTCGGTTCTTGCAAAGCCTACAATACAATTAAGCATATGCATATAGTCTTTTGGAAGATCTACATAATAAGTTGATGATAAAATCCCATAGTTTATTTTGCTTTGAATAGATACCAAATTATCAGCACTTTTTAACTTTTTAATATCTTCGTCTTTAAACAACGCTGTGGCTTTTAGAACTCTTAAATCGTCAGTAGATTGCTGATTAATATCATATCTATTATATGTTAAATTTATGTATTGTTGAACCGCTTTATTTAAAAAATAAACATAGTCTTCAGTTAAGAGACTTGGCGCTTCTAACTTATTAAGTTCTATCAAACCATATTCATATAAATCTCTAGCGGTCATAATATTCTAATTTATTATTTCTTTTTAGACTCTCTGGGCTTCGTTTCGAGATCATCTGTTTTCATGTCCCCAAAAACCTCGTAAACAATTGAATCATAAATAGCCTTATTCTTTGGATCTTTTAAGAATAAAATTGCGGCTTCATCAGTAACTCCAAGAGCTGTATCGGAATACATTAAAACACCGCTTTGTGTTCTAATAATATTTTTTTGTTTGCCATCAATTAGCAATAATTTCAAAGCCTGATCTGCACTGGTATAAATATCAATAATGAGATTTGGGTCTTTCTCTGCTTTTTGATATAGATAATCCTGAATGTCAGTATCAGGAGCATTTCTCATTGATTTTCCTAGAAGTTTACAAATAACCTTTCTGTGTTCTGAGGTATCTTGTTCAATAAATGTGTAAGCCTTTGTTACTAACTTAATGCGGGATACACGTTTCTTGGATTCAACTCCAGGACGTTCAACATATAATTCTGCTAATCCATAACGTCTAATGTCTCCATCGATAAGAAGATTGCCATGTTCATCTTTTGCACCTCTTTCTGGAGCAATTAAATGAGAATCTTTAATGCACTCCCAGATATTTTTTTGATATTGATTACTTAAATCAAATGTCGTTCCATCAGTTACAATAATTTCGAGATCCTCTGGGATAAAAAAGTCTCTTTGATCACTATTTAATTCTTGTTCACTCAAAATCATTTCTGTATCACGACCATCTGCACTTACCCTAACCCTCTTTACAAAAGGAGGATATGTTCCATTTTTTCCTCTCATTGGGTTAAAGTAGTATGTTTTTACTTTTCCATATACACTTCTAAGTGTTATAATATTACTGGGGTCATTATTATTCATATTATTCATATTTTGTCTTATTCAAATTTATCTATACATCATACAATCTATTTAATGGTGATAAGATTCCCCTTGTAATAGGGGAATCTTTCACACATTTCTTTTTAGTTCTCTGACATCAGGATGAACGATCTGTAAGGATTGAATACGCCTACTCCAGCATATCCCCAGTTGATAAGTTTAGCTCCTGCAACAGGAGTTGAAACCTCTCCACCTGACTTACCATCGCGTCCACCAGGACCAGTTAACCAGTTATGAACAATCTGCAGACCTTTGAATGTGAACATAGAAAGTGCAGGACGTCCAGTTTTTCCGTCAGCTGTTAAGTCAAGGAAGATACCAAATCTACGAGGAGATGGGAACTCAATATCAAAGGAACGGTCAATCTTGAATGCAATAGTGTTACCTGCAAATTCATATGCATTGTAGGTTGCACCAAGATTAATATAACCATTAGTAGCCTTTGAATAAATGAAAGCTCCGTTAGTCTTATAGTCACGAATCCAATTTGACATTACTCTTTGAACATCATTCCACATTGCAGTATTGCAAATGAAGATGTACTGATTTCCAGTAGGCTTCTCTGACTTAGCAACCATTGCCTGCAGAGCAGTCTCAAAGACACGCATATTCAGTTTTGTAAAGATATATTTACCTGCAAAACGCTCAATTTGAGGAATAATACCATCACCAGAGATAATAGGCTGACCAGTTTCTGGATCAAAAATCTTAGCTTTGCCATACTTATCTACGTTAGTTTTACCCCAAAGTAATGAATTGTTACGAGACAGCATAAAGTTATCCAAGCAATCCTTAGCAGCAGGATTCATCTTATATGTTACATCATCTTTACCATCACCTTTACCAATTGTAATAAATTGATCTTCCATTGCAGCATATTTAGCTGAATATGAAACATCATTACGGTGCATTGAGATGAAAGTTCTATGTTTTTCAGTATTGCTCTGATATTTTGTATAACCTTCCTCATGCAGCTCAGGCTGATAGTTTGTTAAGAAACGAGTATTCATACCAGGCTGGCAAGCTGAAAAATCAAGTGTAGCAGCATAGTCGGAATCCTGAATCTTACAAATTAATTCAAAGTCAGCGTCACTTCTACGAACAGGACGGCTAAGAACAATTAATTGCTGACGTGAACCTTCAATAATAAACACGTCATTTTTCTGATAGTAGTTCTCAGGGAAATGAACTACGATGTCTGTTCCCTGTGCACCATCGCCTTCTGGTACAGATAAGAAAGGAACACGTTTGATAAAATTCACATCAATATCCCACTCAACCATGAATGAGTTAACTGATTGGAATGCATTCTTACGATCTTTCTCCATCGTATAAATGTTCATCAGCGACTCTGTAAGATAAGATGCTGTATACTGATCATATAATGACGATACAATACCTAGTCTGGCAGGATTAGCGCCTAAGAACTTCGAAAAGTCTTCATACGTTCTTGTAGAAGCCATTTCAGGGCGTATGGTAGTAAAACCTGTAATTCTCATATACTAAATTATTTATTTTATTTTATTTTATTTATAATAGTTCGTCCCATTTGGAACTAAGAGAGGTTCCCTGTTGTGATTGGGGTTTAGTATCTTTTTTAACAGTAACATTAGATTTTGGTTTTACTGAAGTTGATTTACGAGTTTTCTTCAACTCTTCTTTCCAATAATTACTAATGTCTGAAATTGCATCTTTGCCAAATAATCTATACCAAGCTAGCTCAACTATTACCTCGGGTTTTGATAAATCCTCAACAAATTTAGTCATTCCCTCTGGAGTTTGTTTAAATACATAGTCATAGATCCGATTCTTATCTTTTTCTTCAAGAATTAAACTATCACTCTTAGGATCTTTATAATCCAAAGAAATATAATTAAATCCATTTAATGTATCTACAAACATATTTTGGTAGGCCTCCTGTTGCTTTTTCTCAGCTTCTTCTTGCTCCTTGATATGATTTTCTTCTTGTTCCTTATATTGTTTTCTAATTAAATCTACTTTCTTTTTAAAGAGATCTTCATTAGATTTAGCTACATCTAATTCAATTTTTAATTCTTCTTCAGTCATTTCTGGAAATTTTGCTTTTTGATCTGCCAAATACAGCTCATCATCAGAATAATTATCAACAGTATAAGTTTCTTGTCCACTATTTTTGGCTTTATACTCATCAATAGCCTGTTGTTGATAATAAGCAATTATATCTTGAAACGATGAATTTGTCTTACGAAGTAGATTGATAGTCTCAATTTCATCTTCTGAAAGACCTGGATCAGTTAGAGATTCAAGAATTGAAAGCTGTTCTTCCTTACTTAGAGTTTCAAAATCTACCTCTTCAGTTTCTCCAGTCTCTTCATTTTCATAAATGATAGTTTTCCCATCTCGAATTCCCCTATTCTTTAAGAAAGTCGAAAATGCATCCAGATCATTTTCTTCTTCTGTTTCTCCTGGTTCTCCCTCAGAAGTGGAAGGTTCCTCTTCCTCTCCTTCAGTAGAATTAAGTGCTGGTTCAATAATCTCTTCTTGAGTTTCTGTATTTACTCTTTCAACGACCTCATCATCCAGCAAATTATCAAATTGATTGTGTTCAAATTGCATATTTCCTATTTTTCCTTATTAGTTATAGATTATCTATTCGCTGCAAATATAATTGCAATTATTTAATAATACAAATAAATATTTAAATATTTTCTATTTTAGGATACATATTTCAGGGATTGAGAATTTTCCATTAGCATCTATTGTGGCTTGGTATTCTCCAGATCCAAATGTTGCTGTACCATCAGAATTTATTTTAATGCCACCTAAAGTAATATTCCCTTCACTGTCTATTACAGAATTGCCTATAGTTATTGTATTATCGGAATTCAGAGACATTGGCCCAAATGTTGCTGTGCCATCAGAATTTAACATATAAGTAATCCCGTTTATTTTACATTTAGTGGCATTTATTTCTATTCATGGTGTATATGTAATAGAATTTTCCTCTTCCCCAATTTTCTTAACAAGTCCTAATATGGTATTGGATATATTTCCATCATTAGATAGTTGGATATATATATTACCATCATCTTGCTTGATAATTGTGATGGGTTTTTCCTTAGCAGTATTACTTATTGAGTTTGTTATGATAGAATCTATAATCAATTCTCCTTTTGTTAAATCTAAAATTGTTGTTCCAGAACTACTTTTTACTTTTTTTGCCACTATGTCTTTAAATTCCCATTTTCCCGTTATACTCTCGTCAGAATTTTTTTTAGCAAATTCTGAAGAAGAATGTCCAGATAAATACTGTGCATTAAGGTTCTCAACTAATTCTGAGGAATTTGTAATAATAGGAGGGTTAGAAATATCATTCAATTGAATAGATAAGGGGGATGTAAAAAAGCCAGTCTCTATAGAGGGTATTTGTACATAGGATCCATTAGTTGTTCTATAGAAAATTCCCGTTACACTATCAACTATCAAAATATTATCTCCAGGATACGATCCAGTATAAGAATTTATATCTTCAACTATAAGAACTCCTTTAGTATCGGAAGTTTTTTCATCATCTGATGTATTCTCTTTTTGTGTTTCTCTAAAATTTATAGGATAAAACCTATCTCCAACTTGAACATATACTTTACCTGAAGTTTGCAGAATTAAATCTTTTCCTTTATCTCCAATTTTAGAATTATTTGATAATATTCCCACTAACTATAATTTATCTTATAAAAAGAAAAGGAATGATATAAAAAATACCATTCCTTTTCATCTTCTGATTTCTAATGCGATAGCATGTCTTTTAATTCATTTAGATCTTGTTGATTCAAAACCAAAGATTTATTAACCATTGGGATGTCCATCTTTATTTTTCCTACACCTATTTCAACAGCAGCTACACGAATAGGATAGAATGTATTATTTGCATAATTTACTATCTTATTGTCAGCACACATTCTGCGCTCAGCTTCAAGTCCTACCATACCAGCTACATTGGCAATCCCCATCTTAGTTACTTTACTTCTCCAAGGCTCTACAGCAGCTTGTACAGCAGCAGCAGTCTCAAGTTTTCCAATACGATCAGCTAATACGTCGAATTGGTCTCTCTGATTTTTGTACAGTCCGAAATCTGCATCAATTTGGCTTTTGTATAAACCCTCAAAGAACTTGTTTTGCGTTATATGATATAACTTTAAAATTAAATATGTAGTAGAATAAACTTAATTTTGAATCAACTCTACAAAATCAAGAATATTATCTGTAATGACATGCTTCTGATCCATTATATTTATAACAGTTCGTAAGAACTCTGTCTCAGAATCATTAAATTCAACTTCAATGTCCTCTACGTTTGGAGTCCATGAAATTTTTCCATCAGCCTCTTTCAAGTTTAGAGCAGTTATTTCTTCACTTGAAAAGTCTATTTTCTTGCGGATATTTCTAGAAGAAATCATCTCAAGAACACTTCCTTGTTCTGGCAGATTAGTTAAAATAGCTAATCTGGTTGCAACATTCATTTTCATAACCATTAAAATTTAATTTTTTCTATCTCTACAAAAGTAGAAAATATATTTATAATATCAAAATTTTAGTGCAAAAAATATTAAAAATTTTGCACTAAAATTTTAAAATATTATCCATAAATAGCTCCATTAACTAATACTAATCCTGTAGTAATGTAAGTAATACAATAGCATTTATAACTACCTCCTGACAAAGTATCCAAATCTTTCATTTTCACATAATTACTTCCAAATGTTACAGTTGTAGCGGTAGGAACTACAATAATTGCATCAGGATTCCTACTAGTCACATACACAGTATTTACTGAGTATGATGGTGAATCCCCATAAAATATACCTGGTATGCCTGGTGTATCAACAGAGTTTAAAAGTTTTGTGTAGGTTTTATTTAAATCAATAGTATGAGCCTCTGCCCCACTATAAATTGTAATATTAGCGCCAGCAATAACAGTTAATGAACTTGGATTTGGAAGAGCATTAGGACTGCCATTTAGATCTGCATAATCTCCTGATTTAGCAACGTTCGATAATCCATCAATAGCAGCTGTTGGAATTCTTATATCTAGTCCTATTTTTCCTAAATTATAGCCAGTCATTCCTCCAGGAACAAAAGGGATTCTGTCTTCGTTACTTTCACTCAGTGCTTCTGGAACATGAGTAATTCCTGATGTATGCCCTATAAGAACCTTTTCTTCACCATCAGCGTTATCTGTATGGACAGTAATCATTCCTCCATCAGATCCTTTAATATTAATAGTGTCGGCATTCCTATTTATTGGCATTAAATCTCCTGAATCACCCTTAATATATAGTGTATCTATATAATCTAGTTTTGTGGTTCCATCTATAATTTCACTTACAGTATTTGTAACAGAGGTGATGTCTGAAATTGAAATATTAGATGCAGAAACAGATTTTGTTCCTGCTCCAATTATTATCCTATTATCAACAAGATCACCATTAGCTACTACATCTCCTCCTCCTAACTCAGCTATCTCATCCTTAGTAACATAATTACTTAATGCTGACTGCTCTACTTTACTTGATAAAGCATTAGTAATTATTTTATTTTGAACTGCATTCTCAGATGTAGAACTCAATTCTGAATCAACTACTACTCTTTCAGGTATATCAAAATTAAGGTCTGACTCATCAATTTTATCTTTAGAAGCCAATGTTCCAAGTTTTGGGAAATCCGTTATTTGAGATATTGTATGAGTATGCGCGGAAGGCACAAAAGTTTCAGGTTTATGAGCTATTTTATTCCACTCAGGCTCAAATTGATTTACAAATTCCTTTGTAGCAAGATTAGTTAATAGAATTCCTGAATCTTTAACAGTTTTCCCTGCACTTCCAGATATAATTACGTTATTGGCTGTAGAAAAAGGGCTTTCTGCAACAACATCTCCTAAACCTAAGCCAGATAATTTTTCATCTACTTCAGTTTTAGAATATACAGAGATTCCTTTTACTGCATTAACCTTATGTTTATTAGTAGTATCTACTTCGATGGAAGTAATAACATTTCCAGACCCAGACATACTGGTCTCTATATTAGGAATAGTTGGAATATTTCCCTCAATTTCTGTAATTAAAGTATTTACTTCATTTTGGTTGTAGGTTTCAGATTTGGAATATACTTGATCTTTTGTATAATAATTAGAAAGATCTATTTCTGTATTTCCTATTTTTTCCCAATTTCCTTCTACATAAACATATTCGTCGTACGTATCAAGATTTGTTCCACTCTTCTTAACAAGGTAAATTACATTAGTTTCCCCAGTTTCAGGAAGTTCTGACACAACTTCAATTCTAAGATTAGCTAAATTACTAATCATAGTTTTTAAAATTTTTCCTTGAGTTGCAGATAAAGCTTTATTGGAATCTTCTGTATCTAGATTATCTACAATAGCTGCTTTAATTGCATTTGGAATAGTAGTTGTTTCTACCTGGGTTATCTTAGTAGTTAAATTAGTATTTACAGTTGAAATTTCTGTAGATAATGTAGTGTTTACATTAGAAATTTCATTTAAAAGTTCTTGGTGTGTTTCTTCAGCAGAAGTCTCAGAGTTCTTTACTGCTTGATATACTCCCCCAGAGGTAATTAAATTTTTGCTTCCTTCTGTAGGATAATTTTCAATTGAAGAAATTACTACAGGTATCTGTGATAATACTTTATTAAATTCCTCTTCGGTCCCTGTATATCCATTTAGCTTTGCAGTCTCATATGCAGAACGTCCTTCTGTAGAATATAGAGGTTCCCACTGTTGTGTTTCCTCATTAAAATATTTCTTTGAATATGTTGTCATGTCTATAATATTTTAAGCGTTAAGCATATACTGCACCATTAACGTATACGTATCCTCCAATATAACTAAAGCAGTATACATAATATGTACCACTAAGATTAGCGATATTAGCCATTTTTCTAACATTACTTGGGAATGATGTGATCTTGGTAGATGATGCCACTACCGCGTCTGGGTTATTATAACTAAATCCAGAGATAGACGTAATACTTGAATTACATCCTGAGTAGCTATACCCAGCTTTAATAATAGATCCAGCATTATTTCCTTGCAGTAATTTTGTGTTTACAGTTACATTAGAGCTTCCATTATAGGCAGTTCCATCAATAGTTAAGGAGCCAACTACTTTATTTGCAGTTTCTGCACTTCCGCTAAAATGAGATCCTGTAATATTACAATCTTCATTCTGCCCGAAGTAAATAGGACTATCATCTATTGTCATGAGAGTAAGCTTTCCTTCAGATACTACTGCAAAACTGTCACCACTACCAAGTCCTATACTATCTAAGTTTCCAAGGTATCCTGTATAGGTTCCATCATCTATATGTATTATGTTCTTACTACTTATTCCTCCAGTAGCCTGTATTTCTGAGCTGAAGGTTTTTTCGCCCGCAAATGTTTGTGTGCCAGTACTCACTACTCCAGAACTACTTGAAGAAGCAGCAGCTACTGATCCTGTTATTGTAACAGATGTTCCTGACTTTGAGGCAGAGAGTGTTAACGGCGCAGTTCCAGAAGCAGATACCGTTCCAATTCCTCCTAATCCTGATAAAGTAGGTGCTGCTGGTAAAGATCCAGAAGTAATTCCAGTAACATGTCCAGCAGCATCTTTAGTAATCCCAGTAACTACTTGACTAGATCCAGCAGTTAAAGAAGATCCACCAGATGCTGATAAAGTTGTACCTCCTGAAGGGGTATAGTGATTTGCAACTGAAGTAACTTTAGTGTCTGTATTAGTATCAGTCCAAGGAACACTTACAGCTAAATATCCTGATTTATCCTGTTGGACAGCGTATACTCTATTAGAAGTAGAACTTGCATTTATAGAATCTAAAGACATTAAGTCTTCAGTTCTTAACTTAGCTTTAATAGTTCCAGATGAGGTAATAGTTCCTCCTGTTAATCCAGCTCCAGCGGTAATTGAGGTAACAGTACCAGTATTACTTGTTTTAGTTGCAATCTGACATTCAAGCTTACCCAAAGCAGTATTCAATGTATCAGTGACAGCTAAATCTGCAGTTGACGTACCTTTTGTATATCCCGTTAATGCGGTAATTGTATTAGAAGCTTGATTATGTACACTTGGAGTAAAAGTAGAAGGCTTTCCTGTAATAGTATTTCATGAGACAGATGTTAAGTAACCTTGAGAAGATACTCAATTTTGAGTGGCTAATGTGGCTTGATTCCATTTAATGTCAGTAGTTCCATAGGTACCTAATCTTCCATATATTACCCCATCTTGTGCAAAGGCAATTTGTTGATAATTAGTCCCATCACCTGTATTGTCCAAAATTATCTTAGCATCTGCTTCTGCAGAAATAGTCAAAGGACCAGTTATAGACCCTCCAGTATTAAGTATGTAATTAGACTTCACCCAACTAGTAGATGCAATTTCTCCAGAAGTACAATATCTTAAAGAAGAACTAGTACCACTATATGCCCCATTTCAATATGCCAAAGCTGCAGATGTCACTATTTCCTTCTCTTTAGCAGTTTTAGTTGATTGCGTATAATCTATATTGTTTAAAGATGTAAATACAAGAGCATTATTTAAACTTCTACTACCGATTTTTATAGAATTACAGCCAATATCTCCATTAACTGTTAGACTAGGAGTAGTGACTCCAGTTTCTGTTGAGATAGCTCCAGGAACTTTAATAGCAGCAGGGAATATAACAGTTTTATTAGAATCCCAAGTATATATAGTTCCATAAGCAGCAAGATAATTTTTATTAGAGTATTTCCATAAAAAACTACCATAACCACTTATTCTATATATACATATATTACTTTTATAAGAAGAATTTACCGATTTAACATTAAATGTTAATCGTATCTTTGATTGTTGGGTAGTGATATTAGGAGAACTGCTATATGTAATTGTATCAGTAAACGAGATATAATTTCCACCACTCCATCCAGATAAAGTTTTATCAGAGGCAATAGTTTCTCACTCTTTAGCTTCACTATATCTCTCTACATCAAGGCTATAACCTCCGCCATTTGTGGAAATTCAAAGATATAGTCAAGTTATTGTACAATATCGATCGCTGTTGGTTAATGTTAATCTAAATTTATAATCTGTGGTTAACGTATTTACGTCAGTAAATGTATAAAAGCCTTCGGAATTTAAACTGTTAAAAATGCTTACTATAGCATCTGTTGTTTCTTTTGTTTCCCAGCTAGCACCATTATTGCTACTAACTTCCACTAGTATATCTTCTTTTGGAGTAAATGCTAAATGATCACCCCTATACTCGTTTATAAATGACTGCATACCTCTAGGAATATCACCACATGTTCCATATCCCTTAGTTACGTCACTTACTTTATCAATATTTACAGTTAAATCCGATCAAGTTGGCACACCTCCTGTAGATTTAAGAATTTGTCCAGATGTTCCAGTACTTGTGGGAGCGTAAACCATAGGAAGATTACTTGAAGAATCTGAGTGGAAAGTATAGCTTGTTCCATTTAGATTCAACATTCTAGTATTTGTTGAATGAATATGGTCTTCTTTTGCATATTTGCTTGATGTTCCCACCGCTGCACTCTTACTCCCATCTATTCTTGTTGGAGAGGCTACAGCAGCTTCTGGGATAGATGGTTTGTTTAGCACTCCTGACCACGGAACACTTGTTGCAGCTCCAGCTGTAAATACTTTAAATTTAGTTGCAAAAGTAGATGCAGATTCTGATATACAGAAGTACATAGGTCCTCCTGAACCAATTTGAACTACATCACCTTCTTGTATCTTCAAAGCAACTGCAGCGGATTCAGAGTCTACTACATATAATCTCTCTAATGCAGCTGCGGGAATTTTAGAAATGGGAATTTCTGGAAGTCTATCAGCATTAAGAGTGCCAGAAGTAATCTTTGAGGCATCAACATTAGATAATGTTGTTGTGATAGAAACACCTGATGTTAAATCTGATGATGTTGAACCTGTAACTGCTCCTGTAAGAGCAAATGTTCTTGCAGAAGATAATTTTGTAGCTGTTGTAGGTAAAGCAGCCTTAGTGACAGTTACCGTATGTCCTGATACTGTAACTCCTGATACATATTGACCTGAAGTTGCAGCCGCCCCTCCTGTTAATGAAGGAATATCTTCTTCAGTAATATAACCTTTAGAAGTTATTAAAGCTTCAACTTCAGCTCTACTAATATTACATTTATAATATGTTCCATGTGTCCAAATTTCATTTGCATCCTGGATGAACACAACACTTGATTCCTGGATATCACCAGCTCCCAATCGTGAAGTGAAATTGGCTTTCGTCTTAAAATGGACGAATCTATTTGTAATTTTTGCCATTTTAACCTTATTTAAAAAATTAAAAATAAGGAGATGGGATTTCTCCCACCTCCTCTAAATATATTATTCAAACTCAGTCCAAGCCATTAAGCCATCAGCATAAGACTTAGCAGAGGTAAGAGCACTGTTTGCAGAACCAGCAGCATCAAATGCTGAAGTTGCAACATAAGCAGCAGAACCTAGACCTTTGACAGCAACATCTGTACCACTAACAGAGATTGTACCATTAGCAGAGCCAGAAACAATATTTGCTTTTTGAAGGGCAGAGTCAGCTTTTGCTCCTTGAGCAGCAGTTGCATAAGCAGTAGATGCAGTATATGCAGCAGAACCTAAACCAACAATAGCCGCTTGGAGCTCATTATTACTCATTGTTAAATTAACTGAACCATTAGTTGAGGCTGTTGCTTTTAATGTAATGGCTCCTGTTTTTCCTCCAAATGACTGAACACCTGTAGCTGCAGCAGAAGTAATTCTGCTATCCATCGCTTCAATAGCAGCTTGGAGATCATCATCTTTATATGTTCCTGTTCCTCCTACTAAAATATCTTCTCCAGCTAAAGTAATATTTTGACTAAGAGCTTTACCATTAACTGTTGTAGAAGTTCCAACCTTTCCAGAAAGTGCAGTAGATAATCCAGAAATCTTAGTCATTCCAATAGTTGGAATATCAGTTTCTACAAGTGCTCTACGAGAAACAGTAATAATACCATCCGTTTCAGAAACTGCAGAAACAACCTGACCTTCGACAGCAGTATCAGCTTTGTCTAAAGTTTTGATCCTAGTAACAATTTCAGAAAGTACTGCAGTTTTAGTAGCGTAAGTATTAGCCACATCTGCGCTTCTAGCATAAGCAGATAAGTCAATGATTCCGCCTAGCTTATCCCACATTCCTTCTTGATTACCTGCACCAGCTTTAATAGCTACAAAATTTGAGCCTGCTTCAAAAGGTTCTTCATTTAAAGAGCCTGCAGCAATTACATTATATGTATCACCAATAGCTACTCCTGTTAAAGCTTGAAGAGCTGTGGCGTCATCTACAGAACCCTTCATTTTATATACACTTCCAACTGCAGCAGATACCTTATTATCTACTTCAGTTTTAGTATATGTTGTAGCTTGAGGAGCAGCAGCCTCAGCTGTAGCTTTTACTGCATTAAGATCTGTTGTGGAAGCCTTACTAGCAAGTGCACTTTCTAATCCTGTGACTTTATTCTGAGCAATCGTACCAACTGTAAAAGTAACAGTACTATCTCCACTCTGGGTAATTGTTGTACCATCTGCTTTATAAACAATAGCTGCGGGAATTTTTGCAATTTCCCCATCTGTATATGTTTTTGCTGCATTTGTAGCAGCTGTCTGTGCTGCAGAAATATCTTTCTTTAAACCATAATAGCTTTGAGTACCTGCAGCATCTCCAGATGATCCTAAACTTAATTTCTTTGCTAATTCTGTAGTAACTGCAGAAGCAGAGGCTACATCTGAAAGATTTAATGAGATTTCCTCTCCACTTTCATTTACAATCTTTAAGGTTTTGGCTTCCTTATCCCAACTTGCAGATTTAACGCCATCACCAAATTTATCAACTGCGGTAGCACTTGTAGCTACTTTAATCATTCCAGTTGATGTTTCAAAATATATTCTACCAGCTACAAGACCACTTTCAGGAACTGTAGCGATTTTTTGAAAACTTAATTGCATTCTTTTTAAATTAACTCCCCCCCCCATTTTTCAGGGAGGAGAAGAATTATTTACTCAATTTCCATCCAAAGCATATCAAGTTTGCCATCTTCTCTAACCTGGATAGCAGAACCTGTTGATACTAATTTGGATACATTTACAGCTAAACCTCTAGAAGTACCTGTACCTGTTACTGTAACAGTTTCATCAGGACTTGTTAATGATGTAATACCTCCTGAAACGGCAGTCTTGATACTATCGCTAAGAGCTTGCATTCCAGCAGCAATAGTTTGCTCTGCACCAATTTCTACACCTCCAGTGATGGCAGTTCCGACTTTAACAGTAGAACCTTTGACACCACTCAGATCTAATTTAAGACCCTCAGCTGATTTAGAGAGTGCAGTATCGGATGCTGGATCTAGTTTAACATCAATTACATTTTCTTCTGAAATTGAAACTGCTTCACCTTCTGTAAGAATCTCTTGTTTTCCTCCAACAGAAGTAGTTAAGCTTTCAATGTTTGCTTTATTAGTTCTGATTTGATTTAAATCAGTATCAGAGATTAAACCAGAACCCTCAACTTTATCAACCTTATTTGTAAGTTGATTAGTAACAGTAGTAATTTGCCCTTCTAAAGCAGTATCTGCAGCTTCTAACTCCGACTTTGCTGTAGAAATAGCACTATCAACTTGTGACTTAGTATAATATCCTGAAAGATCTACAGTACCTCCCAGAGGATCCCATTGAGTTCCATCCCAGGCATAGTTTGTACCTGCAGGAGTACTTCCATGAGCAGCTACTACGTTCCAAACGTCACCTTTCTTATTATCCTCTGAAGGAAGATCTTCGTAAGTATCTTTAGTACCTTTATAATCAAGAGCTGCTGCCACAGAAGCTCTCAAATCATCTACAAGAGTCTTTAAGGCTTTACCCTGAGCCGCAGAGAGAGCAGCATCAGTTCTATCGCTTTCAAGTGTATTAATAATTTCTATAACTGCACCTACTGCAAGAGGTTCCCAAACTCGGTTAGAACCATCAGCATCAAAGCTTTTTAGTACATAAAGAGTTTTATTCTCTTTTACATATACTATAAGACCTTCTACTAGCTGAATAGTAGGCATTGCATCACGATCCGATACTGTAGCCTGAATCGTTCTATTATCTAATGGTAGATTCGCACCTAAGTCAAAACCTGAACCTACCGAAATACCTTTGCCAAAAAATTCTGCCATAATTAGTTAAAGTTTACATAGTAAGTACTAGGTTGCGTCATCTTACCAGATAAGTATACTGTGTAATCAACAGCTTGACCATCTAAACCAGTAACTGAAACTGTACTAGTTGTATAAGAACTAGTTACATCAAAATTATTACTGTCTTTAATATTTGAAACTGTCCATCCTGCAGGAGCTGCAAAGCAGATGTATTGTTCAGAAATTGGGCCAGACACCTTAATCGTTTTCTTTGCAGAAATTGTCTTAGTCATTCCTTTAATAACATCTTCTGTAATTGCATCTGTAGAAACTAAACCTGAATAAGCAGCACGATAACCAGTAACTGTTACTTTATTAGAATCTACAGTTCCAGTAGCAAGTGGAGTTGAATAATTATTTCCTTTCGAATCTTTAGGTTGGGGACCTTCAGCATAAGCAGCACGATAGTAATAATCCATTGCCCCTGAAGTAACCTTTTCTGGAAGATCTTCTACTTTACTTGAGCTATATAAGATCTTAGAAGCTTCTGTATCTTGTGCTCCTGCTCTATTATTTTGTTTAACTCCTGCTAAAGTAATTGCACCTGCATTAAATCCTACAGTAAAGTTCGCTGTAGTGGGGGCAGTAGCTCCGATCTCTTGAATGTTAGAATAACCTTTTAAAGAAATACTTGCGGTAGGAGCTGTAAATGTAGGGTTAACAGTTGGGAAAATAAGAGTATCGAAAATTTCATTATACCTCTTACCTGTAAGTTGTGCAACTGTTGTCCCAGCAGCAATACCACCTAATTTTTCTACTGTTGCTACAGTAGAATCTAATGAAGACTCATAAGAACCACTTGCTTGAGGATCTAAACTATCAAGTTTAGCTTTATCCTCTTTCGACATTAAACCGTCAACTTCAGCAGTTGCCTTTGCAAAGCTCAAGTTCTCAGTAGATGAGTCTGTATATGTAATCACAATGCTATTGGCATGTTCATTCAATTCTACTTTAGATACTTTTTTACTGGAATCACCTCCATATTCGAAGCCATTCAGCATAATTTTATGTGTATCTGTTGTAAAGAAAATGCCATCAGCATGAGTTGTAGCATTATAAGCGGAACTAAGTCCTCTATAAAATTTTATAACACTTGCCATTATTTAATATTTAATTAGTAACATCATTTCATATCATAGATGATATGTCTTCAATCAATTTCTCTAATTCTTGCTTTATAGTATTTACTTCAGCTTTGGTATAGTAGTTAGATAAATCTACAGTTATAGTACCATTACCTCATTTTTCCCAAACATATGTGTCAAGCATGGTATCATTAAGTTTAACTACTATATATTCATCATATAAATTATTAACCTCAGTTTGAGAAGCAGGAACTAATCAAAGTATATTTTGTTTACCTTTCGTGGGTTCTCCAAGTTCTTCAAAACTTTTCCTAAATCTAATGGAGAATCCAGAAGTATTAATTAAGTTAGCAAAAACATCAGCAAATTCGGATTGATTTAAAGCAGTTCCTCCAGCTTCTTTATATGCATGATAAACCGCATTTAAATGATCAAATTCTGCTTCATTTTTAGTATCAACCCAAATCATTTGCTCTGCATTCTTATAAGCTTCTTGAATGTCAGCGTCGTCTAAATGAGAGTTTTTAAAGGTAACTGGATCTTCTGGACCAACATGTACAGCGTGATTGCCAGTAAATCCTCGAGGGATGTAAAAATCTCAAATAGGATCTTTAATTGAACCACTATTTTCAATTTTGGGCTCTTCTCCTGGGCGTAACATTTCTATTTCGCCAGCAGTAAGAGTAGCAGCTGCTTTGCCCTCAGTAGTTATAACCTGTCCAGAAGATAATGTAACCTTAAGATGAGCATCATCAGTAATATCAACATTTTCAATACCAACACCTCGTAAATAGTCCATATAACAAAGAACTGTTCATTCACTAGAAGGTTCTCCATCATATCCTCATTTAATTGAGTCATCAGCAAAATCTCGATATAACTTTAATTGCTTGCCTGCTGGGCCTCGTTCTCCTTTGTCTCCTTTGTCTCCTTTTTCTCCCTGAATACCTTGAAGTCCTTGTTGACCTCTTGGAATAGTAAATCGAAAAGCAGCTTCGGAAGCCGTTCCGACATTTACAATAGAAGCTTGAGACCCAGGATCTCCAGTGATAACTGAATCAACTCGAACAGTTGCTGCAGTACCTGCTGGTCCTTTAGAACCTGTATCACCCTTATCACCTTTGTCTCCTTTGTCTCCTTTATCTCCTTTGTCACCCTTATCACCTTTGTCACCTTTATCTCCTTTATCACCCACATTACCTTTGGGACCTTGAGGTCCTATATTACCTTGTGGGCCTGTATCTCCCTTTTCTCCTTTGTCACCCTTTGGACCTTGTGGGCCTGTATCTCCCTTTTCTCCTTTAATGTACATTGAGGAGACTTGGGACGGAGTAGATTCTAAAGTTCAAGTAATATATCCAGTAGACTCATTGTATTCAGGTACGTATACCTGGCCATTTTCACCAGGCATACCAGTAGTACCTGAAAATACAAATTCTCAAACTGATGAGTCTACTCCTATTATTTTTTCAGGATCTTCAGAATCATAAAGTAAGTGCGGTTCAAGATTATTATTTGAGGTATGACAAGCTAGTAAAGCTCCTTTATAAACCACAAAATCCTGTACATATTCATTATTATAATATGTAATTCCAGGAGCCCAATTTCCTGCAAAATTAAAAGATTTGCCTTTATAATAATCTCGTGATTCAACTACTCTTCCACATTCTATATAATTCTGGAGGTCTATATCTGGTATAATGTTTTTCATTATGTTAAATCTTCTATATATTTTGATATTAAACAACTATCTGGATAAGTTACAGTTATTCCTCCATAAATAATGCTGCCTGTTTGCTGTGTAGGATGAACATAAACAAAATCAGAAACATTTTCTACAAAAATATCTCCATATATTCCTACATATAACTCACTTCCATCGCCCCCTTCAACATGAAAATCTGCAGTTTGACTATATTCATCACCATATCAGTTTGGTTGATACGCATAGTGTAAGGTTGCTCCTGGAGTTAGATAAATTTTTGAAACAGTAGTTTTATAAAAGCGTGAAGTATTTGAATTAAAGGCTGAAAGATAAAATTTTATAGACCATAAGTTATTCATGTCCTTAACACTCACTAGCTTTATAGGGCTAGGACTATACTTCCACATACTATTTGTAACCGACCCCATTATTGGATCTTTATGATTATTAGGAAGATAACTTTTATCGAGAACCAACCCTATGTGGTCTAAATTATAGGGTTCATTAGAAGGCACATCTATATAAACATTAGGTTTTCTAATAAAATTATTTTCATTTACTACGTATTGTACGGAGGGAAGATTATTAATTGCTCCTCTTAAAGTTATTATTGTATCGAGACTATATGAAGATTCTACATAATTGAAAGTGCACTGCCCAAAATTAAGCGACATTTCCCCAGTTTTTAGATTAACTCAATAAGCAGGAGTTCAATAACTTAAGTTTTCTGGAGTAAAATTTTGATAATTGGTATTTATTCCTGTTGTATCCTTTCCTGTTTGACTAAACATATAGTCTCCATTAAATACTGCGGAACCAATCAAAGAATTTGGAAATATTGCTACATTAGCAAAAATTGCTTCAAAATGATTGAATTTAGTTCAATAGGCTTCTTCATTATCAATAGACTCTACTGGAGATCAACTATTATGATCTGTACCAGTCCAACTGGTCACAGCTGATAATAAATAATATCCTGATTTACTAGTATCTGCATTATATACATAAACATATGGCGCGCTTTCCTCTGTTGTAGTATAAGTAGTATTTACATCATATACTCCTGCTGGATATATCAATTGGCCTTTAGAACCTGCGTCACCCTTTGTACCAGCTGGACCATTGAATAATGCAGGATCACTTCAACTGCCATCTAAATATCCTTCTGAGTCGTCATTATTTGTGTATTTTAGTCTACCTTGAATAAACCAAATTCTTGGGTACTCTGTTGTTGTAGAGGGAGTATATTCATACCATCCTTGGCTAGCAGTATTTAGTATATTAGAAGGTTTGGAACTGCTTGGAGCATCATCTGTTCCATTACAGAACCGCATTACAATGCCAACTCCAGGAATACCTGAAACACCTGTACTTCCAATAGGACCCTGGGGTCCTTGTTCTCCTGTAATACATACAGGAGTTGCCCATACTTCCCCTACTACTGCTGAATTATCCTTTGAATTCCTTTTTATAAAAGTCATTCATAAATACTCTCCTGAATTAATTACAGGTCATTGAGCAGTCCAATTACTGCCTGGATTTTCAGTATTACTTGCATTTATTGTAGGAGCTTCTGTTCTAGATGAGTTTTTTGCAAATCTATATTCAGTATAAATTCCATTTGTTCCATCAACTCCATCCTTACCATCAGCTCCTTTTTGAAGCTTAAAGCTAAATTTAAATTGGTTTGATGGAGTTAGAACTACAGAAGCATCAGAAACAGAAGCTGTCTCAACATTAGCAACTGTTGCGCTAAATTCAGGAATGCTGCCTCCTTCTCCTGTTTCTATAGTTTTTCAGATAGTATCATAGTCAGAATTAGAGTTTTTAACTAAAACCTGTCCAGTATAACCTCCTTCTGGAATACCTTTCCCAGGATCGCCTTTATCACCCTTATCACCTTTATCTCCTTTGTCACCCTGTTCCCCTTTAGGACCTATGTCTCCAGGATCGCCTTTGGCTCCTGTTACATTTCCCAAGTCTTCTCATGTGCCACCATTATTATAAGAAATATATAAGTGGCCGTTCATTATTTTAAATTCCGTATTTGTTCCTGTTATAGCTGCAACTCCCCCCATTACAAATTCCCATAATGAGGAATTTTCAATTCCCACAATAATCCCATCTCGGATTGTTAAAAGTGGTTCATTTTCAGTGGAGGAAATATGACTTCTATTACATTTTAGTAAACATCCATTATAAGATACAAAGTCAATAAAATCCTCATTGTTAAAATAATGAGTGTTAATATCTCACTTAGTACATTTAAAAGATGTTCCCTTGTAAAAAGATCGGGAACCTTTAGCTGTGTAATATTCAGAAATCATTTTTCTAGAACTTATTTATTATAATAATTAATTATATTAATTATATCATCATGACTACTATTTTTTATTTTAATATATTCTATTGCGTTTATAATATCCATCATTTTATTTAATTTGGACTTATTTAGAGAATATCCTATATTAAGATTCAGAAGTTCTTTAGAAAATAGAATATATAAAGTACTATATAACTTATCCATTGCACCCACAACTATTAATATCATCTTCGAAATCACAGATGCTCCCACATTCCATTACATTCTCTATTATTCTCTGAGCTTCCTGAAAATTTCCAATATCTTTCAAATAGTCTAATACATAGATAGTACTTATAAGAAAATCCCTCTCTTCTGTAATTTTCTTATAGTCAGCACATTTGTTATAAATCTGATAATCTATTATTTTCCGTTGTAAATTTACTAAACATTGGGTTAATTTACAAGTGGTGAAAACTATTTTTTTACATACAAAAGACTGACTCCCAGATAGTTCATATAATTCAGTATAATTAGTTATAATCTCTGATTTCGATGTTTCTAGGATCTCATTTATCTTTTCAAGTAGTTCTCTTTTAGTAACAGGGTCAGTATTATAATCTACTTTACCTATATAGAACTTATTATTATAATAGAAGGTCTGGTTTTCTAAAAACACTTTAGTGTATAAACCTTCAGAGTTTTGAATAAATAAGGTTTCAAGTTTTGGAACCACTATCTTATAATAAAAGTGAATTCCGTCCTTCATTATAGGAAATATACTATCTTTTAGATAGTTATCTCTATTATGACAGTAGTTTTCAAAAATTATAGTATTTGGTTCTATTTCTTTACTATCGGAATATGTCAAAAACTCAAGTGATACATAATCAGCTATACTTTTAAATATAGTACCATATTTATCTGGCAAATCAGTATAGCTACTATCATCAATTGCAGATAATTTGCAATTAGGATAGACTATTAATTTAACATTTAAATTACCCATTATGATACGGTCTTAATTTTATCATTATAAGGATTATTATCGAACATTTGTGCAACTTGAGCTTGTAATTGTTGCTTTTTGACTTCAATGGATTGATCCTGATAATCTTTATCATTCTTAATCTTTTCGTGATCCAGCGCAATCCTCTGTTGTTCAATTTCAATCTTAGCTTGTTCCATTTGACTGGCTTGACTTTGTAATTGAGCCAACTGAGATTGTAGTTCTTTATTCTGTTTCAATAGCTCTTGTGCTTGTTGTTCTGTTTGTTGTAACTGTTGTTGAAGTTGTTGAACAATAGATTCTTCCTCTTTCTTCATTTTCATTGACTGTTCAACATAACGTTTGAGTTCAGTCATATTTTTTGCAGCTACAATATTAACAATCATTTCAGGATCAGAATAACCAGCTTTAACTAGCTCAGTACTCAAAGCTTTTATAGTTTCCCTATCCTTAAATGTTGCTGTACTATCCTCAATATGAACATCAAAATCTGTTACTGTATAATGCTCAGGAAGGGCTGAAAATATCTGAGAATATCTATCTCCCAAAATAATAACTCCTTGAAGACCGTCTGGATAAACTAATTTAGCAAGATTTAGTAAATCATAGTTAACTTCTTTATAAATTGTATCCATACAATCAAAGTATTGTTTGGTTAAAAGTCCAGAAGTAGTTACTCCTAACTTAACATTACTAACAGCATCACGTTGTTCATACTGTGCAAGCATTTCTGGAAGTACCCCTGTAATAGAGGAGGCTTGCTGTTCAATAGATTGAATAGCTAATTGTATAGCTTGAATACTTTGTGTTTTGACTGTATCATCAAATCCATTGAATATTGTATTTAATGGCTGCCCATCTTGGGATGAATCAAGAATTCCGACACCATTCTTTTTGTAGGCTAATCATTTTTGAATTCTTTCTGGCATAGTAACTCCAAGAGCCGTTGGAAGATTAGCTAAATCTAACCAATCTCCTACTGTTCCAGAAGAGGCAATTAAATTATCCCTGTAAAAGAGTAATAAGTCATATTTATCTTGGAGATTCATAGTATTTAATACTAAACTAAAAGGATCTCCATTATGATCTAAGAAGAACATCCCATTTACAGATAATCTACATTTACTTGGATAATCTGTAGATCTTACAACATTCTCTACTTCTCCTCTAGTAATATAGATTTCATTCCCAATTTTGACTCCTTCATGTCTTGTTAAGTATCCTGTCTTTTCATCTACTTCAAGCCATTCTACTTCATAAACAGTAATTAAATGAGGGTTATAATTAGATAACAAAGCCTCATCTCCTGGCATTGCAGGATAAGCTTCAAGTCCTCCTAAAATACCTGGGGTTAAATCAGGTCTAGGTAAACCATCAGGAGGAATAGCAGAAGTTCTTACCAAATATGTTGTTGTTCTAACATCCCCCATTTTAGGAGCTTCTTTTAGTTTAGCAACGGCCTCTGCAGTTAACTCACTACGGTATTCGTTCAAAATCATTTCTCTTGTCATCATTTTGCGAATAACAACACGTCTAGAATCTGCTAAATAAGGGGAATTGGGATTTCTTTCTATAAATGTGTTTAACGTATTTAAAGCCTCAAAATTGATATTCTCTCCACTTTCAGTAGGTCTTGTTCTATAGTAGCAAGTTCCACTAATAAGTAAATCTGTAAATAAGAGTCGCATCTTATTTTTCATATCAATATTTCTAGATTGTTTTAAATACCGTAATATATTCTGGGCTGCTATTTCATAATCTGAAATAAACGTTCTATCTAAATTATCTTGAATAGTTTTTAATTCTTTTTCTATAAAAGGATCATTAACTACTTCCTTATTATCCAATAATACAGAAATTATATTATTCTGTAAATATTGATGTAGTTTTTCATATAATGCTTGATCTATCTTTAGTTGTTTTTCCCGCATTATATTAGTTACAGTTAATGAATCTTTGCAAGAAATTTTTAAATCTGGCTCTAGTTCAAGATACTTTCCAACTAAAACATCAATGTGTTTTTTAATTAATGGAGTGAAGTTTACTGCTGTTGGAGTTCCTATTCCATAATTAAATTCAAGACTTTTAAATTGATCAGCATCTCGATGACAATGATAGTACTGATAAGCCTTTCTGAGCCTTACTTTTTCATATACTAATTCATTAATAGCATCATCTATTAATTGGATTTCTGTTTTGTTCATTCTAGTACAATATAATAAATATCATCGTTACCAGTATCTGTCATTATTCCTTTATAATACTTAGCACGATCGATTTGTCGTTGTCTTAAATCTCTTAATAAATAATCAAGAAAACCTTCTTCACTTCCTTGATAAGAAAAATACATTGGAGCTTCATGTTGATTTAAATCCAGTTTTAAAGTATAAGAATCCTCATCATGCAATATATCTAAATTACCAATATATTCTGAGCATAAAGCTTCTTTTATCACATTTCGTATTTTATCTTCTAAATTATTCATCACCAATAACTCCAAACTGTTTATAACCTTTTGAATTAGTAAATCATCCAAAATCTTTCCATTCTTTTTCTACACTATGCGCAGGTTTTGGATTAAATCCCATTAACTCTTCATCAGCGATTTCTGCCATACTCATAGCTGCAACAATATCATATTTTCTTTTATTTTCATAAGAATAATTTAATAATTGTTCCAGAATCATATCAGAATCTATTGTATAACAATAATCATTTATATAAGTATTAATAAGTTCCAACCCATGCTTTATAATAGTTTCTGTAGCAGGGACTCCAATCATTTGTGAATTACCTCTCTTAATATCACTAAGACTAGATTTTGGGCGTTTCATAAAAAGATTATCTTTTTTCTTGCTTTTAAAGTAGGTTAAGATACTAATTTTGGTGTGCTCCAGTAATGCTTTGCAATTATATCAAGTTAATAATTTCATTGCATTATCATACGCCAATCTAATATCTCTTGGTCTTTCTTTATACACAGCTACATACTTAGGCTCTTTTAAACCATAGGCTCTTCTTTTTATTACAATACAAAAATCTGATACATCTTTTTGAGTTGCAGAATCTTCTGTACCTTGGTCAATAGAGTCTATCCCAGCTACATATAAATTTTTATAAGGGTCTTTATCATCTAACATGGGCTCTTCATAGATAAGAATATTACTATCCACCTTATCATAAACCTTTACTTTATTTAAACTTTCATCCCCTTCGCTTTTGTCCCAAAGAAGTGCTACACGTCTAGGTTTAATGCCCATTTTATGTATTCTAATTTGGGTAATTCTATCTGAAATGGCAATAGCATCAAAAATATTATCACCCTGCCTTAATAATGCTTCAGCTGGAGTAAAACAATATTCTGAACAATATTCAAGAAGACTTTTGCCACTTTTAGCAGCTCTTTGCTCTTCATAATATTTTTTTGCTTTCTCTGTATTTGTAACTCCCCGATGATCTGTATATTCAGATCCCAACATAAAGGTATAAGCTGGGATAAAAAATCCTGTATATTGAACAGTTCCATCTGAGGAATAGAAATTTTTATAGGGTAAAACATTATTGGCTTTGGGATCACTGAATATTTCAGATAATCCTGTTAAAGAAGGTCCTTGGTCTCCACCTGTTCCTCATCCAATTTTAATCCCTCTACGTACACCACCAATTTCAACAAGGGCAGTTCCTTGGGTTCAAGATGTTCTAGATACTGGATTAGAACCAAACTCTTCGAACATCAACCTATCACAACGAGCACCACGAACTTTTCTAGGATTATCTGCAGGAATACCTTCAATTTCAGCCATACGACCTGACTCAACTCCTTCTTTATCAAGTTTTGATGCACGCTTTTGCTTAATGTTATCAATTTTCTGACGTACACGCTTCATACCTCCGTCAGTATTATTGCTTAATCAGTTTAACTGATACCAGCATTTAGTAAGTACATCATCTACATAACTTTCTAAAGATGCTGTATATACTGTTCTAAAATTCCTTGTGGTAATAAAAGGCCTTACTCCTAAGCAAGCTCCGATCTCTGAAAATCCCACAGCTCTAGCTTTAAGTGCAACTACATCTTTTTTTAAATACTCACAAAGTTCTACATAATGAAAAAATTCATATTGTTTAGATGTAAAGAATGGGAAGGATTCTTCAGAACCAGCTCCAGCCTTCTTTTTATCATTAATAATACCCATTCTGTAGAAATTCAGAAAAAAATAGTGATCTCCTGTAATTCTATACTTTCCTACTGTGTATCCTTCAACACAACGTCGTATTTGTTCTCTCCAAAAATCTACATATGGTTTTCCTCCTTTTTTATGTGCAGTATACCTTCCTGTCCTTTGATATACTTGACCCACTTCAGTAAAAGGAGTGGGGTCAAAATCTAACCCCTCTGTTTCATTAATGGGTCTGTATCCAGTTATTTCATAAGATAATTCTGGATCAAAATAATGAATCTCATCTTCTAATATTACATCTCATAAACCTTCAGTCCTCTTTTTATGAATTTCTATTTTATCTTCATAATAATATGGGGACTCTTCTGTCTCTTCATCTATAGTTGAAGCTAGTAATTCCTTCTTCAATTCTTCCTCAGTTTTTTCTGTGAAGGTTGGAAGTCTATCTACTCGCTTATGTAATTCTTCTTTCTTTTTCTTTGATCTTAACTCAGCCATACTTTATTAATCATCAAGTCCGATCTCTACATCTCCTCTATATCGGGTATTAGTAGATTCTTGATCTTTCTTATAATCATCTTCTAACTCACGTAAATAGTCATTCATCTTTTTAATCTGTCCAATGCTTTCAAGAACCTTTTTAGGATCATTTAAGTATTTTCCATTCCCGTCCATGTCGGTAAATTCAATATTATCTAAAAAAACACGCATTTTTTCTAATGTTCTAAATGCAGTTTTAATCAGACTGAGAATTCTGGAGGAATCTTTAATTTCCATATATTTTCGACATGCCGCTCTAAAATCAGGATCCTCTCACTCTTCATTAGTTAATTCACTATCCTTCATTGCTTGCTCATGTCTTTCTTGTTCTATATATTCTAAATAAGGAGACTTAAAGTCTAACATTAAGAATATATATTTAAATTCTCTCCATGCCCTTAATCTATGAATACCAGTAGGATCTTTTTTACATTTATTCCTACTGGTATCATAGAGTGTTGCAAATTCCTTAACTAACAGTATTTCATACTCATTTAAAGTAATAGTTCCTGTAGAGTTATCATAAAGAAAAATATCAATCATTACTTAATATCATATAACTCAAAAATCTTCTTATCTTCTTCAGAATGTTGTTTAAACAACTTAGACAGCCACCCACTTGGCAATTTTGTTTCAAACCAATTACTAATTAAAGGATTTCCTTTAGCTAGTTCAGATTTAATATTTTCATAAGTACGAGTATTCGTTCTAGTTTGCGTATCTTTAGGATCTCCAACTGTTTGAACTTGTTCTGTTATTACCAATCCTGGTGTTTGTGAATTCGAAGACGTCTCTCTTGCAACTGCACGATGAACTATCGTTCCTACAGTATCTGCAGGCATAACATAGTAATTGACACCATTGCTATCAGTTTTTGTATCTCATGTATTAGGATGAGTAGTAACTCTAGACGTAATTTTGTTTCCTTTCTCAAATTTCTGAGTATTGAATTTCTCTTGTAAATATTTATAGCGTCCACTAACAGGACTAGACTTTTTCAGACCTAAAAATCCTAAAAACCCTGAATCATCAATATTACTATCAACTCTACCCCCTACTCCGTTATGAATATAAAGAGTGTCTTTTTTATCTGGGGAAACTAATTCAGAAGTTGTAATATTATTTCTGGTAATTTGTCTTAATCCTACTCCATTAGGTAAAGTTGTTTTATTAACCCCTGGAGCTAGCGGTCTATCAATATAACCTTTAGAAGTTTTACGACTATTTGGTCCATATGGAAACAAATCTACTCCGTGAAAATCCTTTCTCCCCAAGTCGGAGTGTCTTTGTTTAGTTTGACCGCCATTTTGAAACTTACTAATTAAATAATCAAGTTTCCCTCCCTTCTTGAACATTCCAGGCTCTTCAGGCTGAATTGCTGTATTTTCAGATTTAAACTCTTGAATAAGTATTTCTAATTGTTTTTGTCCCTCGGGAGTTTTAGAAAGTTTATTTAAAGTCATTGCGATCTCTTCTGGAGATTTATTTTGCAATGTTTTTATGCGCGTTGGAATTCACTTTATGAATTCCATTAATTGAGTTTCGTCCATGATGTCTTTTAGTATTTTCTATAATAATTCCCTTCTTTTTAAGTTCTAACCATAGTTCAACACGTTTTTCTATGGTTTCTCCCAAACACTTAGGGATATTAGCTAAATCAACCCATGTCAAAAGATTATTTCCATCTTGCAGTTCAATAAATTCAGCAGAAGTACAATCTACATGGTCTATATTTCCTAGTCTATTAAAATATACCTTCATTATTTTACTCTTTCAAGATCTTTAGAAGAGAAAATTTCTTCACAAAGATCACCATTTACATTAAACCATCTGCACTTAATTCCTTTAAAGGAATTCACTGTTTCATCATTGTGTTTATAGGATCTTGTTACCTTTTCCACAACATACATCACTGGAATATTACTTAGTTTATGATGTCTAACTCTAACTAAGTCTCCAGGATTATAAAATATTTTTTCAATTTCACTAATCATTGTCTACAATTCTACATATCACATTTTGTTCACTAATTGCCCAATAACCTCTATAGTCAAAGGGAACAGGAGCAGCTCCAACATTTCTTATATAAATGTCATCACCTTCCTTAACATATTTACATTCTGGTCCAACGGATACTACATGACAACAAATAACTCCCATTTCATCTTGTTCCATTTCTCCAGCTTCATTTACATGGAAGGAATCTACATCCATAATTAGTCCTGCCCCTGACTTATATTTTCGATAAGGATTACGTTTATATTTTGTAAATATAACTGTATATCCTGTTGCCTGAACTTTTTTATTCTCTGCAGATTTCCACCCTTTATTTGCTTCTAATTCTGCAGAGGCAGCAGCTAATCTTTCTATTTCTATTTGTTCTTTAACTTCAGTTGAACTAAGCCCAGTAAGATTTTTACTTAATTGTGCACCGTAACCACTTGCCACAGTGGGATCATTTAAAATTAAATTGTTCATACTTTTTACCATTTTCCTATAATACATTTTCCATGATTTAACCTTGTCTTCGCCGATAAACGACAAGAACATCCACGGACATAACCATCTTTTTTATATGTTGCTATATCACCTTCTTTATTTATATAAAGCTTGGGATTACATATTGGGCCAACAGGAGTTTCTTTATATAATGGACATTCTTTACATATTTTCATTCTCTTTTCATATAACTCCTCATTAGCATTAAACATCTCATTTACATGTCCATCTATAATATCAAATATACTTCCCATATTTAAAATATAATAGGACGATCTCTATCAAGTATAGTCGTCTGTTTTAAAAGCTTTTTATAGTGTTTTAACATTCTTTCTACATCATTTTTAAGATAATCTACAGAATATTCTGTAATTTTATCATTATGATCTATATGTATTAATGTTAATTTCTTGATATTTAGCTCAGGTTTAATTTGTTGTAACAAATAAGCATATAAAGATAGTTGTAATGTGTAATGATAATAATTACAATCCATTATATTATTTAATGGGTATTTCATCATTACATTAGATCATTTAGTTTGATCGTAGTAAGAACGTTTCTTTATTTCCTTATTTGTTTTATAATCATAAATATAGATGTCATTTCCATCTTTAATTAATAAATCTATCTGTCCAGCAACTCGCAATATTCCATCGGAAGATTTTAAGCTAATCAAAAATTCTGGATATACTCCTTTTTCTAAGTCAAGTTCATAATATCCCTTTTTACAGGTAAATACTCCCCCTAAACCAAATTTTTTTAAATCTTGCTTTTCCGAAGTATAATATATTTCTTCAAAGTTGGAATGTATTTTTGTGCCTCGTTCACAAGATTTATTCCTCTCATCATCATATCCTTTTTGTATTTCTTTTCTTGTTTTATCAAAGATAATAGGGTCAAGATGAAGTTTTTCAATCATATCATCTGTCCATTTCTTTGTAGCTAATAAAGTCTCTTTAAGTACATGAAAAGTTTCTTCTGGCATTAACTTCTCACAAGTTTTATAGGAAGATCAAAAAAACACATCAAATGGATTCTCATATTTGCCAATTAAAGTAGTGACAGAAATATATTTTTGAGCATCTGTCTTATCTAAATATACATGAGTCTCATCAGAGTATATTACATCCTTGGTTTCCTTATCTACTTTAAGGCCATTTACATATTTTTCCTTAACATTTTTTAATTTAGGCATATTGTTTCTTGAAATTGATTTAGATTAACTTCTTTTAATGAAGATAACGATAATAATATTTGAACCCTCCTTCTTACCTCGAGTATATAATCCTTTATTTGTTCTTGTGTAAGATTAGGGGAAACTTCAAAAGAATATCCAAGTATTCCCATAAATTGATTAACAGAATTTTTTCCTGGTATTTCAACAGTTACTAAGAAGTTTGTGCCGTTGATATTGATCATTTGAGCTAGCTTAGAATCTATTTGAGACAGAGAATTCAAATCTCCATAAAAATATCTACGCTTGTCCAAATAATTAAAGAAAGGGAAAATACTGGTTGGCATATCTTTATACTGCCAATAAATTGATTGATCTAATGAGGGTTTTCTACATCTTTCATAAGTCATATCTACATAATAAAATCCAAGACCTCCACCATTTGCTTTTCCATTATGACCTTCCATGATAAAAGCTCTATCACATCCTATATCTCGTATAGAATTATCTAATAATTTATTAATAATAGGATTAATATGCTTACGAATTTCTTCATTATTTGCATGATTTTCATCCTCTATTACATGAACTAATTCAATAATATTTGAGACTGTTTCTTTTGGATTAAATGCAATAGCCATGGTAAAAGCAAATAAAATTATTACTATACATGACTTAATAATATTTACAAACCCATAGTCCTTCAAAAATATCAGAATTTTCTCAATTCATTGAAGAAAATTTTCCATAATTTGTTGAATTATATGTTTTATGCGAAACTATTTGTTCGTTGCAAATATAATTATTATTTTTGTAAAAGCAAAATAAAGATATATATTTAACTATAATACATTTAAAATAAAATGAGCAAGTATAACAATGAGATTTTAGATAGTATCTACGAAAGATATACTAAATTCAATAGTGAAAATACTCTAAGTCTTGGAGAAAGTAAGGATGAGTATGTATTAATGATGAAGAAAGGGGCTAAGATTCATATCAAAAAAGAGAATAGAGGCAAATTTAATGCCACTAAAAAGAAAACAGGAAAAACAACTGAGGAATTGACCCATAGTAAAAATCCAGTAACTAGGAAAAGGGCAATATTTGCTCAAAATGCTGCTAAGTGAAATAAAGGCAAAAAATAATGAGAACGGATAATTTTGATAAAGATGGCAAGCTTTTATGCCGAAAATGCGGAGAATATAAAACAGAAGATCATTTTTTTCTCAGATAAAAATCAAAAATATAGGAATTATAAAGGCACAGAATGTAAGGAATGTCAGAGTCTTAGAAAGCAAAAATATTGAAGAACTAAAGAAGTTAATGATTTACCTAATCATGCTAGAATCTTAGTTAATGGATGTAAAAGTAGAATTTCTAGAGGTAAAGCTAAATATCAAACTCTGGAGTTCAACATCTCAAAAGAATTTATATTGGAACTTTATAAGGGACAGAATGGGAAGTGTGCTATAAGTGGATTAGAAATGACTTATATAGAAGGATCTGGAAGACATTTAAAAAATATGTCTATTGATCGTATTGATCCTACTAAAGGGTATACTGAAGATAATGTTCAGTTAGTCTGTGCACAAGTTAACATGATGAAATCTGATATGTCTCTAGAAGAGCTTTATACTTTCTGTGAAGCCATTCTTAAAAACAAATAGTAATGAAAGAGTTCTTCCTAAAGATGTTTACTGCACACTCAGGACTAAGCAGTAAAAGAGTATGTGGATTTTTTGGATGACTAGTTTGTCTATTTATTTGTATTTATTGCACTATTATGGTAATTCCAGCTCCAGAAGTTGTAGAATTATTGTTTATTTGCAGTACATCTTTATTAGGAATAGATAGCATTACAAGAATCTGGCATAAAAATAAATAAAATGAAAACATGATATAGAAAAATTTCAAGAGATTTAGATAGGCCCCAAGGTTATTTGCCAAGATTCAATACCGATGAAAGGGAGGAACCGAAACCACAAACTGTAACTTCTCCTATAATTGATACTGTTGAAACAGAAGAAGAGAACTCTAGAACAGAGGAAGATTCTCAGTCTGCACATACAACTAGTCCTCAAACTACTTCATTTAAAAATAAGGATGAATTCAAGGCTACTATGTTACCTATTTATGCGAAAATTCTTTCTCAAATGGGTTTGAATACAGCCTATGCTAAAATGCTAGTTGCACAAGATGGACTAGAATCGGCCTGGGGAACTAAACCTTCTGGTAAGTTCAATTTCGGAGGCATAAAAGGAACAGGCTCAATAAAACGAACAAGAGAGGTTATTGATGGAAAAGATGTTTATATAAATGATAGCTTTAGAGATTTTGCATCTTTAGAAGACTATGCAAAATATAAAATATCTTTACTTAATAATAATAGATATAAAGCTTTTACTGGAGATTTATCTGGATTTGCTGATAGAGTATCCAGAGGTGGATATGCAACTGATCCAAATTATGCAGAAACATTAAAAAGAGTAATAGCTTCTGCAAAACACGGAGGTATACTCAAATTTCAAGCAGGAGGAACTGGAGAAATTAGACCAGATAATCGATCTTGATTTAAAAGAAAATGGGATGATATTGCTACTGCATATAATTCAAGTAGTTGGGCAAATTCTGCTCCCGCTAGTATTATAGCAGGATTTACTCCTTATGGTTTATTTCATTATTCTGCATCAGGAGATGAAGATTCAGCTAGATTAGCTGTATTACCTGGTGCTGTGGGAACAAAAGAAGTTGCTAAAAATGCGGTAAAAGCTGCAGAAGAGCTTTTTGAAAGATATAATGATTCTACTATTCAAAGTTTATTGAATGATGTAGCACAGGTTCCAAATAAGAGATCTGCAATTAACTATGCTAAAGCAGGATTAAAGATTCCAAAGTATCAAAATCCTGCTAGTACGATTGAGAGAACTTCAGAACCATGAAGAGTTTGAAATGATTATTCAAATCAGGGATCTATGGATCCAAATTGGAGAGTTCCTCTTAAAAAAGATCCTCTACCACAAAAGAAATATAATGTAAAGAGAAATTACGATAAAAAGGCAATAAATGACTATGGAGAATCTTATTATGATATTGTAAAAACTCGGGTTAGAGATGCACATGATGCCTTGATTAGAAACGGTTTTTCTGAAGATGTTAAAAGACTACAAGAGCCATTAAGTGCTGTTTCTATTAAAGAGACTGGATGAAGATTAACAGATCCCAAGAATAATTACTTTGGGCTTTTGATTAATGGAGACAAAAAAGCTTCTTATAAGACCAAAGAGGAATCCTGAGATGCGACTATTGCATACCTTAATAAACGATATGGTATAGGGAATTTGAATGGGCCTTGGTGAGAGTCTGATTCTATTGAGGATTTTGTAAATAGGATTAATAACCCTGAATTAGATACCACCCTACATTCTCAAGAAGACTATGATAGATACAATCGAGATAGAGTCACTTCAGGAGAAACTCCACAGTATATGCATGCCCCATATTGAAATAATAGAAATAAAAGATATAATGATGAGGTCAAAGATATAATAGATAGATATTATGGATACTATTATATGGAATAGTATTCAAATTTACATTATAAATAAATACATATATGTTTACATTAAGAAAAATTACAAAAACTGGTGTAGAAATGAATTTCGATTTAGGAAATCACTACACATTAATTACAAAAGAACGTTCTCCAGAAGAATTTGAAGAAGGAGTAAAAAATTATCCTTTCTATGATGATACATACGCCTTTATAAGTGGAAAAGATGGAGAAATATTATATTTATATAAAGATCATAAAAATTATATAGTTTCTGAAAATGGAACAACTTATAGTAATTTAACATATAAATAAAGTATGAAAACAATGACTTGGAAAACAAAATTAATTATTGCTGCAATTGTTATTGCTTTAGTGTTAGCAGGTTGTGGCATTGTATCAGCAATGAGCTTCGGAAGTTTACTATTGGCTTTAGTTAGTTTAATAGTAGGAGGAGCTTGCGGATGGTATCTTAAACATATTTATGATAAATATTTTAAAGATAAGAACTAATGAATGGTATATTTTTTGCACAGAATGTTCCTTCCAATTCTAAGGAAATTTGTCTTCAATATAACAACAGAACTTTATATTCTTTACAAGTTACCTGTGAAATGATTAATTCAATGAATGGAGGAACAGTAAATACTATAAGTTATACAATTCCTAGTATGACTTTAGTTACTAAAACTATACCTATTTTATCTAGTGGAATTTCTATAAATGCGTTAACGCGATTAAGTATAAGTAATGCTCCATCTAAGTTTTTTGTATCTGCAGATGTACGTAACGTTACGGATAATAATTCACTTGGGACTTATAATAGAGGAGGCAGTGTAAGGGCTTTAGTTACTTCAGTATCAAAGATTATCACTACAACGTTCGATTATAATTCTGGTATGTATTCTTCTGCTTTGGCTTCTCAATCTATTCCAGAGGACGATACTGGTAATTACAAACTAAATATATTTAATGACGTAGATGAAACTGGAATTACGGGTACTATGAATTATGGTTTATATGAACAAGCTATTACATATGGGCCTATACTTGGTAATGCTTATACTCATTATCTGGAGATTTACGGTGGTGACGGTAAAGTTAGAGCCTTTGTTAATGGTGAAAATAGAGGAATATATTCGTTATCTGAGGGTGCACAGCCTACAAGTATAGGAATGATTGCACTGGGATATGCGACCTTCCTATATTTAACTCGGTACACGGCCTCAGGTTCAACACCTACTCCTCCTCCAGAGTACATAACATGTAATATTACAGTATGTAGTACTAGAGATTTAAATGGTACTGAGTGTATAGTAGACGTATATGAAAGTGATAACTTCGGTATTATAGGTACTAGACTTATTACTAACACTTATGCTCCTGGAGAAGATAATTGACAGACGTATTTAGGAGGATATAAGTTAGTTGATTCTTCAATAAAAGTAACTAATACAACTACGAGAGATTATTTAATTATAAGATTAAATGGAGTTTCTAAACATGTAAATGTTCAGAAAAATTTAGAGGTTTGATTCTAAACAAAAGGAAAAAGGGAGCTTATTTAGCTCCCTTTTCTTTTTCATAATATTTACCACTAATTATAAAACAAACCAAACTTAATAATATATACATTGGGCATATAGTTGAAATGCTTTTAAGAAAAAATAGTGCTATAAATATTAGACCTATAACATACCAAAATTTATACATTACCAAATTTCTTTAAGAAATCTCACAAAGTGAGTTTCGAGTTTTTTATAGCATTTTGTTTTAAAGTATCCATGTTATCTTTCAGGTATTCCTCCAAGTTTATCTGCTCATCTTTCTGTAAAGAAAGAATAATAGGATCTTTTAGACTTTGGAGTGTGAATAGCAGCCCAAACAATACTTGGAAGGCCAATTACTAATAGATAGAGAGGACCTAAGTATAAAGACTGCCTAGTATGTCCTCATTCATGATCTTTAATGTAATTCCTATTATATTTCCAGCTAGACTCCCCCATTAGAATATATAATCCTAAAGAAATACCTCCTGGAAAATTTCCAGCATAAATAGGAATTCCTTTGAATTCTTCTTTATGCTCTACATTGTAGCATTCAGTCAAGATGAGACCTAGAAGACACTGAGGAAACTCCCAGATCCATCTCAACAATTTAATATATCATTTCATTTTTAATTGTTAATTTTTGTTATTATGCTCTGAAAAAATATAATTTTTGTCCGTGTGTATTACTCGAAATATCGATATGTAACCAAGTGATCTCTTTGTTACCTTCTCATTTTTCAACACGAATTGGATAGATAAGTTTATCTTGATTCTGTTCTAACTTATCTCTCATCTCTTTAGCTGTCATTTTACTTGATATTAAATCAAATGCCTGACCTTTGTAATGAAAGCCAGTAGGAGTTCCAACTCCACATCCTGACTCTCTATAACCACAATAATTTCTAGATCCACCTGCTGCTCAATTATTACATATTAGAGGGACTCCTAAAATCTCTCTAACATTTTCTAAAGCTTTAAGTGCTTTTGGATCTAAAAATTTTATAGCATTATCCCCATATTCTTTGTAGATATTTGATGATACTAATTCTTTAATATCAAAATATTTATTTGCTTGCATTACTGTACTATTGTAATATCTATTCCCAAAATATACTCACGATTTTCTTCGATTTTTGGATATTCTTGATTCAAAGGATCTGGCAGACCTATGCTATAACTATCTGTTTGTAAACCATTTTCTGTAGCTATATCTGACATGAGATCCCCGTTTCAATCTTTAAAATAAACATCAATATTATATCTTCCTGCATATTCTTCTTCAGTATCTGGGTTATAAATCGATAAATATGGATTGCCAGAGTCTTTTGTTAATATTTCCATTTCTACGCTATCCATTTCTCTCATATCGAATTCAAATCTTTGTGTCAATAACTTTTTAGTAGCAAGTCCTAATTCAGAAGAACTAATATGACCAGTTATTGGCATAAGAAACTGTCCACTATTATCCACATCTTGCATTATTGGTGTACAAGAAAATACACAGAATGGATATTTTGTCGGAATAGAAATCAAAGAAGTAATTGTAACTTCTATATCTATGAGTATTTTAGATCCCCCCCCCCTAATATGATGTGAGGAACATTTTGAGCAATAAATAAATTATTCATTTTTATAATATAGTTTTTTAAATTCTTTTCACAGTTCAAAGTGTTTCTAAACTTTCTTGAAATCTTGTTCGAATGCCATAGTTTATTGTTTTTGCAAATTTAGAAAAACTTTCGAGAAAAAACAAGAAATTGTGTAGGTATTGTGAGGGAGAGGACAGTTAGCTTTTTTCGCCCCCTCCCGTTTCGTTTGGAAAATCATTTAATTTTTTGGTTCAATTTTTTAACAAATGGAAATAATCAGCGGGGTGGGGTGTTCAATTATTAAACATTTATGCGAAATGTGCAATTTTTTGGGTGTTTCTTTGGTGTTTCATCTTTTTTCACTATCTTTGTAATGCGGTTAGGGAACAACGATAGCCGCGCACGGTCTTTGAAATGTTTGAGCTTTAATAAAATTTTTTACAAACCTTTTAATCACTTTACAATCATGGTAACTATTATTGCAACCGACGTTAGAGTAAAGATTGTCGAAAATTGGATTATTGATTTGCAGAACTGGCAGGAAATGGAGGTTAACAGTTTCAATTATGACAACGAACCACTGCCAACCTACAAATTTATAAAGGAGCAAGCAAAAGCCTTAAATCTTATTAAATAACCCTAAATTTTACGACAATGATACATTTAATGATAGATCCCCGAACGGGGGAAACGGTTAGATTTATGCAAAACGATATAGTTTCGGTTCCCACATTAGAAAAGGGTGCACGGCTTTATATCACCAAAAAACCGATTTGGATCGCGACCGTTAGCCAATATGGGACGGAAATAAAACAACGGTTGTTTATGGTGGATTTTACCGATCCCGCCGCACCTTTTGCGCGTTCTATGTACTTAACACAAATTGCGCGAATTGACGAGGAGGGAACGACGGTAGAAAAGCGCAAACAGGGAAAATTAGCGTTTACCGATATGGTAAATACCAAAATTCACCGTGCAGGAGTCAAAAATACAATTATTGCCCAACTCTGTGCGGGAAAATTCCTAACGGTTGCGGACACTAAGACGGTCAAAGTGCATAAATACGACCAAACGGCGAAAGCCTATACAAACGACTACGACGAACGTTTTGCCTACTCGTGGAAAATCGAAAAGGCGGACAATATCGACGACGAACAAGCCACAAAAATAATAATGGAGGCAATCGAGCAACAATTCACCAAAGTTCCACCAGAGGAACAAGAACAAACCGAATAAATAAGGCGGGGAGCAATCCCCGCTTTTTTTGTGGCTATGGGGCCCCCGAGATATGTAGTTGTATTACAACGATTCTTTGACGATAGAACGTATTTATCGTCGAAAAATGAAATTTTTAATATAATAAAAATATGGTAGTAAATCTCAAACAGATCGGCGGTGATGCTATTCTGCACATCGTCGAAAACAACATCATTCCGATGTCCGCTCTGGAGAAGGGTGATCGTTTCTACATCCCGAAGAATCCTATCTGGCTGGCTGAACAGCGTGGCACGAATGCCAATTCACGTGCTCACGTTCTCGCAGTCTTCCTCGTAGACGATACGATGATCGTAAAGCCCGTCTACTTCAATCAGCTGGCTCGTGTCGATCGTGAAACCAAGAAGCTCATTATGAGCGACAAGGTGAACGCAACGACCTATCGTGGTGGTTCGAAGGCTTTCAACAAGCTCGCAGCAGGTAAGATCCTGACGGTCAACGAAGTGAACGAAGATGTGAACGACTTCTCCTACGATGCAAACGGCCAGCGGAATCTGACCGAGGACGGCAAGCCGATGTACACCAAGACCAAGGCATTTGGTTACAAGGTGGAAGATGGCAAGGGCATCAACGATGCCGAGGCCGCAAAGGCAGTCGAGGAGTACCTCAAAGACACCTATGTCCAGATCGACCCGACCGACGAGCCGCAGGAGTAATCCGTGCTTCACCGTTCGAGCTTGACTCGACGAACAAAACTATTTGAGAGTTGGGGATACTAAATTCCCTCTCTCAAATAGTATTTGTAAACCTTTTAAAGAACCACGATTTTGTATTGTTATGCGTATGAATTTGTGGAATACTAAAGGAGAACGTAAATACCGATTAATTGATACGATATGTATTTCTTAAATTTTAATCCTCTTGGAAACGAGGGAAATGGAGGATATGTAGGAGTACTTATTTTCATAGTAGTATTCTGCATCATATGTGAAAAACTCTTTGGAAAGGATGATCATTAGACTTTGATCGGTCTCTTGGTCTCTAAGAATTTTTGATAGTCAATGTTTTAATTTATGTAAAGTGATTGTTTCACTCTTTATCTGTGACAGAAATGAGTGAATTTTTTCTTTTTAAGATTATGAAAGATATGGCGAAAGCAGCTATGAAAGCTGCGTTTGAGGATATGGGTATTACTTTAGAGAGGTATGCTAAATTAGAGCTCTTTGTAAAGCAAACCTCTGAAATCAAAGCAGATGATGTAGTTATCCGAAAAGAATCTGTCACGGAAATAAAAATTGAAGAATAGGAGAATAAATCTTCTATTCTTCAATTTTAAATTCATCATTTGGTTCGATTGTAATTTTACACCCAGAATTAAGTAATGCTTCTCTAGTTTTGTAATCTCCTTTTCAAAATATCTCTGCATTAATAGCATATGTTCCTTTTTCTCCACTAAAGATATTTAGTTCTATAAGAGAACGTAATGCCTTAGAAAAAGAGGTATCTGAAATACCCAATTCTTTACAAATAGTTTGTCTTCTAGTTGTTGAAATTTTATTAAAGTTTGAGGCTTCTAATAGTTTATAAAGAACTTTAATAGTTGTTATACTTTTTAAATTGTACATTCAAGAGATACAATTTAAATAAGTCAAAAAGAAGGGCTCAGAGCCTCTGGAGAAGGTTCAGGTTTTACTTCTAACCTCTTCTATAATCTCTCCAGCTTCATTTTTTTCTCTTAATGATTTGTTCATTGGTAATTGCCTTTCCCATAAAAATTCTTGCATTAGAGTTAATAAATCTTTCCACAAATGGAAACTTTTTTCCTTTTTTGGAAACTTTCCTTAACTGTGAGACAAGTCCAATCCCTATAAGAGGCTGATTATCAATGAGTTAGATGTTTGACTTTATATTATAGAATCAAATTTTTCCTTCCAAATTCGAAATTATGCCAGAGTATTCTGCACTAAATATATCACAGTCAATACTTCCTAGTGACGATAAAAAGTATCCACTTAAAGAAAATTCGACTATAAACTGGAATAGGAAGATGTTAATGGAATATTTTGAGAGTGTAAGAAAGATGAAGGGTAGTGGTGGGGACAGTCAAATCCTCCCTTCCTCTCCAGAAACTTTTTCCCTTCCTTAAATTCCAAATTCCTCATTAATACTCTTCTACATGACACTTATTCTCAACCCTAATACTAAAGACGCTACAACTATTAATCTTTCTAAATTCCATCTTCTTATTGGAAATCGACATTTTTCTATAGAAGACCTCTCGGGAGATCTTGTTATAGAAAACCTTCCAATTAATGAAAATATAAAATCTAGAAAGCCTCTTCACGTTTCTACTCAAAGATACAAATTACAAATATTTAAATAATATGCCGAGGAAGAGTCTGGCAAAGAAAAAGGAAGGGGAACAGAAAGCTAAGGAAGATGCTGGGCTTTTCATTAAACCTCAGATTTCCTAAATAAACAGTTTAACAATATCTAAAATTGTACATTATGGAGTATACTGCAATTTCCAAGAAAACGATGCGATCGAAGGACTTTAAGTCTCTTAAAGCCAGAAAGTCTGGCTATCTCGCAACCACTGAAGACAACACGAAAGAAACACTCTTTCGAACTACGCGTGGATTCTTTCTTCAGAAAGGGTCTTCGCCCGCAATCGAAATCTCTGTAACTCAAGCTCAAGCCTTCTACGATGCCTACGGAATCAACATTAACACTGGTTGGTAGGGAAGAACTCAAAGAACGTATAGCTAAGGTTAAGCAAGTATTAGAGAATGTAGAAAACTCTCTTCAGTTTACAAATATTCCTGTTTACGTTCTTACCAACTATATCAAAGAAGAAACAAATATTGACATAACTAAAAGCTAAAAAGATCATGGCAAAGAAAGAAATCAAGACGCAGACCATCGAAGAAATCCTCGCAGATCACACCCCGACCTCTGAAGCTGTCAAGAGTGCCGTTCAGCGCTACAACGAAGAGCGGAAGAAAAAACAGGAACAGATCATCATCGATACCCTCGGAGCCGTCGACAGCATCGTAGCAGATCACGTGGAGCATCTGCGTTCGATCCGTGCCGAAGAGAAACGAGCTCAGCAGCGTATCCTCAACATCACAGCGGCCAAGGAGGCATATCTGGCCGACCCGAACCAGGAGACTCTGGCGGATAACCTCCGTAAGGCAGGAGTCATCCTGTCCCGTTATGTCGTTGTTGAGTAACGGGAACTCGTCTAAGCGAGTATAAACAGAATTTTAAGCTTAGAGCGTCTCTGGTCATAAAGACCAGAGGGTAATTTTAAGGGGAATTTAGAATCCTATCCTTAAATTCCTATCATATTGTATTAATTAGCCCGTTTTACATTAAACTTATATATAAATTAACGGGCACGGAGAATGTATTCAGTTCCTTCGAGACAGTAATACATTCAAATACGTTAATTGGTCAATGACGTATTTCAGAGAATAGTTTTATACGCTCTGTTCCATTTGTGCTATCAAGCCTTAACCCGACCTACAAAACTAGTCTATGAAACTTTGATCGGTTTCATAGGCTCTCAATGAAATTCGTTCCCTTTTTGTAAGATTGTTTCCGAATTTAATGTGTAAGTTTAAATTCTAAGGATTTGCTGTAATCCAAGAGTAAGAAGAAAGAAAACAGTTTGAGTAAACTAAGTATTTCAAGCAACAACGTTGCTCGGTTCGTCTAGTGATCTAGGACACCTCACTTTCTATGAGGAGATCATGGGTTCAAATCCCATACCGAGTACAATTTAAACTTAAATAAATGAATTCTTTCCTCATAACGTATCACTTCTACAATGAAGAAGGGATTTCGATTCAAAGTTCTCTTCCTGTTCTTGCCAAAGATGAAACTGAAGCAAGAAATACTATGAAGTTACTTGCTTCATCAAATTTCATTAATTCGAAGAAATGGATAACAAAACATTAGGAGGCTGTTTAGCTGCAATTATAGCAATTATTGTAAGTATTGCTATTGCAGCCTTCTTTATGAGCATTTTCATTTATTTGCTCTGGCCTGTAGTGATTCCTGCAGTATTTCCTAAACTTGTAGCAGAAGGGTATATTGTAGGTAAACTTTCTCTTGCCCTCTCTTTGGGAGTAGCTATACTCTTTACATGTCTTTTTAAGAGTGAATCTAAGAAGTAAATAATTTACTGGTGGTTTCATCTAGTTGCGTTAGGATACCAGAGTCTCATTCTGGAAACAGAGGTTGGAGTCCTCTAACCACTACAAATGTTTAACAATAACACAAATTGTATTATGATAAAAGAATTGTTTTCGAACCGCACTCCTTTTGAGAAGTGCTATCTCGTAGAAAACGTCAAACAGCTCTCGTTCATTCCTGGTAATCGAAACCTGAGAATGGCACATGTGAAGCGCATTTTCAAAGCTTTCCTTGATGGGGAATGGCTTCCTCCTATCTATGTTCTTCCTAACGGACAGGTGCTGGATGGTCAAAATCGTCTGGCGGCATTCCGTATGCTTAAGGAGAAATATCCAGAAAATAAAACAGCGATCCGTGTAATGGTCGTTGATTCTGATAAGAGTCCTCTGCAGCTGGCCATCATGTTCAATGCCAAACACTTGAACTGGTCGACCAACGACTACATGGAAGCTTATCTGGAGGGAGGAGTTCATGGTTACGAACAGCTTCGTGATTTCATGAAGGCTTACCCTGAGTTCGAACTTAAAGCTGCAATTCAGCTCATTAAGGGTAAGCATTCCACAAAGGATTTCAAAGAAGGAACTCTGGAAATCTCGGATAAAGAGTACATGGCTGCAGTTGAAAAAGCTGGTGCTTTGTACCTCATTTCAGAGAAGCTTAACACTAAAGTTGTATTTCGTCGGGATATTGTAGTCGCATTCTACCGTGTGTGGAACAAGATTCCAAATATTCAGACGTATATTAAGCGACTGAGTTTATTCAAGATGCCGCTCACTGAATCCCGCAAAGAGTGGGAGAGAGCGTATGAAGATTTGCTTCGGTAAGTCTTCATAAGTTAATAAAGTTTTTTAACTTTATGCCTGCTACGATTTTCGCACGTGTGATTAAGTAGAACTCTGAAAAGAGTCTACTATGAACGCAGGTCGGTGATGGTCACTATCTCAGCCTCGCCATAACGAAATACGCGCTGTCTGCTGTTGTTTTCTTTTTACATAACTTAAATCAATTGGATTAAACCTCGAAGACGGTTTATCCAGAGAGGGGATTAAAGGCATTCCAAGATTAAAAGCCTGTATTCTACTTCTATTGGTGGTGCAATAGATGAATAAGTGTTTGGTTGATTTAAGGTGAATCGTTTTCTTTGATTGTAGGTTCTTGTTCGTAAGAAGTAACCTACGGGTTGTAAAGTTTGGACTAACCAGTCCTTAAACCCATTTAAATAACTTTACAAGTTTATAAGATTTAGTCAGTCTTATAGATGTAGCTTGACTTACTAAGCGAGTTCCCTTATGGAGATCGGGAAAGAAGTAAGAGACTTGAGCCAAGGTCCAAAGAATGTCTACTTTGTCGACACAGCAAGAAAATCTTTACTTGAATGCTCCTACTTTCTTTGTTTGTCCAAAGAGTGTAAAGATTATAATTATTTAATAGCCATTAATTATGTGTTCGTATCTGTAGCCTGGCAAGCGTTGACAATGCAGATACTTTTTAAGTTGAATTTTATGATTGCAATATATATATTTTGGGCAATACTCAGTTTTTCAATGTGGTTTATTGTAAGGTTAGCATGGATTCAAAATACTTCTGATAAAAATGAATGCTTCTGGGCTTGTTTGATAGGAACCTTTATTATTCAAGCCTTATTAGTAGTTACGGTAGGGGGTTTTGAAAAGCCTAAAACTACAGTTCCAACAGAAAAAGTAAAAATTACTATTTCTAGTAATATTCCAAAAGACTCTATAAAGTTAGTAATTCGTTCTATTAATGAGACACATAGTACTGATCTTCCATAACGGAGAAAAATCTTGGGAGGAATTCCCGAGCAAAAAAGAAGCTATAGAGTATATGAATTATCTCAAAGAACAGTTTGACGATATCTCTGTAAGTTACAGTTATACATCTTTTTTATATTAAAAACATGGCAATTATCGGACAGGTAAGACGAATGATTCGTCTTGAAGCACTCAAAAAAGCACAGCGAAAAGCATTTCTGGAACGTACTCGTGTCCAGAAAATTCCTGTAAAATGGGATGCAAAGGGAAGACCTATTGAATTCAAGGAAATCACACATTTCAAGCCCGAAGTGGCTTAAACCTGCAGGAGCTTATGATAATTAGAGGGTTCGAATCCCTCAGCTCCCCAAAATTTACTTTTAAAATTTATATAATGGAAGAAGTTAATGTATCTGATACAGGATGTACAGATCCTGATGAATTCGTGGATGATTCATGTATTGAAGCTCGAGAATCTGAATCAAATTTTCCAACATCATGTCAACAATATTAGTCATTCTCATAGGGTTAGGTATTATAGTGCTCTGTGGTATGGCTATAAAGTATTCTGAGAGCGCTGTTTCCCTATTAATACTATTACCTGGAGTACTTCTAGGGATAGTAATGCTATTACTGACTGTAGAACATAGTAATGATCGTAAGGAAAATGTTCGTGACATAATTTCTAATTTCACTAAAACTTATTGTACTCCAGTAAAGATCACAAGTATTTCTTTAATTCAATACTTGCCTGACGGATGTTCTGAATATATGGTAATAGCAGTTACTCGGGATTCTACTTATACATATTCCGCAGTTTTGGATCCTGAAAAAACTGAAGTTATCAATTTCATTCTTGAGGAATCTATTCCTAGACTTGAAAACTATCAAAATAAATAAAACAATGGCAAAAAATCGTCTTTTTGGTTGGATGTTCGTAGAAGACTCCAATAAAGAGCCTAAGCCGACTGTTGAACCTGTCAAACAGGAGATTTCAGTAGTAGTTCCCACTCCTACGCCTCCGATTGTGGCAGCAGGAGATGTGGATACTAAACTGGTTGAGCTTCTGGAACGTAAAATCAATGAAGCAAATCTTCCTGGTCCTGATTATCTGGAGCTTCTTCAGTCAGCAGAGCAGATGCGGCAATACATTCCCGACGAGACTACTCGTCTTAAGGCAGCCTTTGGCTCTATTCAAGGTATGGATCCTCGAATGACAAAGGAGGTTGTCTTGGCATCAATTGACACCTATTTAGGTGTAATTGAAGCTGAACGAGGGAAAGCAAAGCTTCGCATGGAGAAACTTCGTAAAGAAACTGTCGAAGATAAGGTTGAGGAACTGAAAGCTACGAACCTTCGTATTGAACAACTTCGTGAAGAGTTGAAAACTCTCACGGACAAGTCAATCGATCTCAATTCTGAGATTCAGAAGAACACAGCCGAAACAACAGCTTTCGAAGCTCGAACGAACGCAACTATCGACAAAGTTACGAATCGCCTGAATGAGGATAAAACTCGACTGGCACAAATTCTGTAAACATGATGCTACCTGAAGGTTCTAGTCTTTCTAACTGGGAAAAACCAGGAGGTAAAACTGGTATGGTAGTTTTGGGTTTGTTAGGTGCAGGAGGGTTAATGCTTTTTTATAAAGCATTGCCTTTCCTGATTACCTTAGCATCCAATACACTGTATCTTGGTTTGCTTTTGGGATTAATTGCAGGAATTATTTATCTTCTGTGTGATCCCAAATTCCGAAAAATTTGTTCTGCCACTTACTTCATGTTAATGAGAAAGCTAACAGGATTAGTTATTGAAATTGATCCTATTGCTATCGTGGAACAGCGTATCCGTGATATGCAAAAAAAGTCTGCTGACATTAAGAAAGTAATGGGGGATCTCAGAGGATGCATTATTCGTTCTAAAAATGATATTCAGAACGATACTAAAGAAATGCGAAACTGTATGGATGAAGCACAAGTGTCTGAACGTAATGGAAATGTTGCAATGGCAACTATTCAGAAACGACAGGCACTTCGTCTTAAAGAATCGTTAGATGATCAGCTGCTTGCTCTTAAAAACTCAGAAATGTGGTTTGAAAAGTTAAAGAAGCTTGAAGAGTATGCTAATCTTACGATTCAGGATGTAACTAACGAAGTAAATATTCGTAAGAAAACATTTGAACGTATCCGTGCACAGCATAAAGCTTTCAAATCCGTAATGTCTATTGTCAAGGGGGATCCTGACGAATTGGCAATGTTTACTGATGCTATGGATTTCATGGCAAAAGATATCTCTGATAAAATTGGAGAAATGGAACATGTCATTGATTCTACTACGGGTATGTTGGCTGATCTGGATGCAAAGAATGGAGTTGCCAACATGAGAGCAGAGGAATTACTGGAGCGGTATAATAAATCAGGAATTGATAGCCTCTTCAATAAGTTCTCTGATAGTCGTAAGGCTATCTCTGCACCTAAAGTAGGGGAATATGTTCAATTCCAAGAAATCCTCAAAGTTCCTGTAAATGGTAACGAAACTCCCAAATCTCTCGACGATTTCTGGGGTGAGTAGATTCTTTTTGAATAATAGAAATATCGCTATATGTATTCTTTTGAATACTATAGTGATTTTTTTATTATCTTTTCATCGATTTCAGTATGTACTTTTGCCACTTGATGTGGCATTTACCATATTCTTTATTATAGAGATGATTATCAAAATTAAATATTTTGGTAAAACTTTCTTTAAGGATAAAGAATGTGTGTTTGATTTATCAATTGTTGTAATTTCAACTATTCCACTATTTGGATTATTTAGTTTAGATTGGATTCAAGTAATGCGATTGACTCGAATATTTAAGAGTCTTCGATTATTTGAATTAATTCCAAATTACAAGAAACTGCTGATTAATTTTAAATTAGTAGTTCGAAGTTGTGTTGGAATTTTAGTAGGATTATCTATATTAATTTTCCTACTATCAATTATTTTATCATCCTTATATGGAAATATAGTTCCAGAGTATTTTGGAAATCCCCTTGAAAGTATTTATTCTGTTTTCCGATTGTTTTCTATTGAGGGTTGGTATGATATTCCAAATGCTATTGCTGAACATAGTTCCTATGTAGTGGGGTATTTGTCTAAGTTCTTCTTAGCATGTATAGTTCTCGTTTTTGGTATATTCGGAATGGGATTTGTATCATCTGTATTTATTGATGAAGTTACTTCGGACAATAATGATGAAGTTTTACAACGATTGACTGAATTAGAAAAAATTTTAAAGAAAATACAAAATGGCACAACTTAAACCAGGATTCAAGATAGTCCTGATCATAGTCGCTGTAATTGCAGCGTTTTTCGTAATCAAAGCTGTCGTCCCTTCCTCATCGTCGTCGGGATCATCCTCTACTTCGGGTCTCGGCGACATCTTCGGAGGAAAACCGACCATCAACATCGGAGTTAACACGTATGCAGGCTTTGCTCCCATCGTGTGGATTAATGGTGGTCTTCGTCCTAATGATGAGTCTATCCTGACTAAAGAGTATGGCATTCGTGCTAATATCATTATTCAGGATGATTTTGTTGCTGGACGGAATGCATTTCTTAACGGAGATATTGATCTTATCTATTGTACTACAGATGTATTAGCTGTAGAGATGGGTGAAGGCTCCGCGATGAATAATGCTAAGTATGTGATGATGCTTAATCGTTCTCAGGGGGCAGACGCAATGGTAGTTACTAAAAACATTCGTACTGTTGCGGATTTGAAGGGTAAAAAGATTGCGGTAGCCGAAGGAACTGCATCTCATACACTCCTCCTGAATGTTCTTGAAACGAATGGAATTAGCCAGCATGACGTAACACTTGTGAAAGTTGATAATGGAGGTGCTGCAGCGGATACTTTTAAGGCTGGACAGGTGGATGCTTGTGTTACATGGGCTCCTGATGATCAAGCTTGTGTAGATGCTATTCCAGGCTCAAGAGTACTTGTTTCGACTAAGCATGCAAAAGATCTTGTAACGGATGGTCTCGTAGGAAAGGCAGAGTGGCTGGATAAGAATCATGACAATGTTAAAAAGCTTATTTCTGCGATTCTTTATGCCAATTCTACCTTGAATCAAAACCCGAGTGCAGTAAAAGAAGCTGCAAAGATCTTTGCTAAAGCATTTGGTACGGATCCCGAATTTGCTGAGGTAGGATGTGGAAATATCTGGTTTGCAACCCTTGGTGATGAAGAGAATTTCTTTGGTATGACTTCTGATTATATGGGAATGAAGGCTGAGGAAATCTATTCAAAAATGGCTCGAACCTATGCTGGTCTGGGACTTACTAAAAGTCCTTTGGGGTGGCGTAAAGTTTCTGATATGTCCTTTATTGAGGAGCTTTCTGTAGAAGGTACTGTGCAAGGCAATCAGGCTCCGCAACCTGCGGTTAAGTTTTCTGCCGTAACGTCAGAGGTTAGGGAGAAGGAAGCAATTTCTAATAAGAAGTTGACCATTAATTTCCCTGTTAATGGCAATACTCTTGACAATGATGCTCGAGCTCTTATTGATAGGGAGTTTGTTCCTATTGCTAAACAGTTCAATAATGCGCGTGTTCGTATTGAAGGTAATACTGACAATACGGGAAATCGCGCATATAATGAGGCTCTTTCATCTCGAAGGGCTCAAGCTGTAGCTAATTATTTAATTAATTACTATGGCTTCGATCCTAATCGGTTCATTATTGTTGGTAACGGTCCCAAAAATGCAATCCGTGATGGTGTGCAGGGTTCTAACATCAACTATCGAACGACGGACTTTATGCTCGTAACTGAGTAATATGGAACTGTTCAAAATGGGTGGGACGATCACCCATAAACAAGCATTGGCAACAGGTATCATAGGAGCAGTAGTTTTGTTGCTCCTGTGGTACTTAGTTACCATGTCAGGAGAAATTATTCGCCCTCAGATTTTACCTAATCCTGTAAATGTGCTCAAGGCATATCCAGATTTAATCTCTAATTCAGCTCTTTTTACCAATACCTGGTATACAATAAAGCTGAATCTCATGGGATACTTCTATGCTTTAATTATTGCAATCCCTTTGGGCCTTATTATAGGATTGTTTCCCGTTACCAAAGCGTTGTTTGGTAAGTATTTTGATGCTCTTCGATATTTGCCTATTCCTGCAGTATCTGGCATTTTTATTGCTGCCATAGGTATAGGATTTGAAATGAAAGCTAGTTTCTTGGCTTTCGGTATCATTATTTACATTCTTCCTGTTGTTGTACAAAGAGTTTCTGAACTTCAGAATCCTGCTAATGACAAGGATTATGTGTATTTACAAACCATCTCAACGTTAGGTGCTACTAATTGGCAAAAATTTCGATATGTTTATTTTCCTTATGTGATGCAACGAGTTTCAACCGATGTCATTAATTTAACCGCAATTTCTTATACGTATATAGTAATTGCGGAAACTCTTAATAAAGAAGGGGGAATCGGTGCGTTGATAAATATAATGAGTAGACAATCAAGAACTGCTGAGGTTTATGCACTTCTCTTCTTGATTATTGCTATCGGAATTTTCCAAGATGTCCTTCTGAAAAAATTGGATGTTATACTTTTTCCTTCAAAGTATAATAAACCGTCCATCAAATCCAAAATAATGAAATAAGTATGGGACTCTTTGATGGTTTAACTGGGACCATCCCAGTTTCTACAGCTCGTTATGAAGCTGTAGATGTAATTAATTTGAAGAATCTTAACCAGTCCTTTGATACTCCTAAAGGAAAATTTACTCTTTTTGAGGATTTTAATTTGGACATTAAAGATTTTTCAGGAGAAGGACAATTCATCAGTATCTTAGGAAAAAGTGGTTGTGGTAAATCTCAACTTCTAAAAATCATCTCAGGTTTGACAAAACCTGATTCAGGTGAAGTTCTTGTTTATGGGAAACCTCAAACAGGAAAAATTCCTATGGTATTTCAACAATATTCGTCATTTCCATGGATGTCAGTTCTTGACAATGTAAAACTTCCGCTCATCCTCAGAGGAGTTTCTGACAAAGAAGCTACCGAAAAGGCTATGGAAATGATTAAAATTGTAGGTCTGGAAGGTAATGAAACTAAATGGGGGCAATATCCTGTTTTATCAGGAGGACAACTCCAGAGAGTTTCGATGGCAAGAGCGTTAGTTGCGGATAACAAAATTCTTTTGTTAGATGAAGCAACTGGTGCATTAGATATTGTTATGAAACGAGAGATTCAAAACACTATTTTGGATATCTATTATAACGCCAAATTCGATCCTACAATCCTTAATGTTACACATAGCATTGAGGAGGCTGTATATCTCTCAAATCGAATTTATATTTTGGCTCCTAATCCCTGTAAAGTTCAGGCTGTCATTGATGTCCACTTTGACGGTAGGAGAACAGACGCAATTCGACAAACAACAGCATTTGCAAATTATGTGAAACAAGTAGAACAAATAATGTCAGAAACACATGAGTAAAATCAATTTCAAGGCTTTTCCTATGTACTTTAAAGAGAAAGTATACGATGCAGAGGGTAATGTAAAGCGTAACAAGGATGGCGAAATCGTCTATCAGCGTATTCAACGTATGGTGCGCCACAACGCAGCTTACCTTCTTAAATGGAAGTAAAAAGGTTCTTTGAAATTTTAGTCAGGGATTAATTCCCTGACTTTTATGGTGGAGTCGTCTAGTGACTTAGGACGTCAGTTCTCAGCTGGAAACAGTAGTTTGAATCTACTCTCCACTACACTAAACTTGTTTTAGTTAGGGACGCTCCTATATAATGCGTAGGTTGCATTTACCTTGAAAATAGCCGAGCTCATGCTGGAAATCTCGTTAAACTTATTATGAAGGTTTTTTGGGTAGTTGATCCTCACAGTAAAAAATCCATCGGGTATTACCAACTAGGAGCTCAAGGGTATCCTCTTTGGTAATATTCAATTTGGTCTGTTCATCTAGTGATCCAGGATATAGGTTTCTCAGGCCTAAAACAGAGGTTTGAATCCTCTACAGACTACTAATATTTTTTGAAATTATGAAACTTAATAAATATAAACTTACAGAATATTCTACAGAAGCCTCAGAATTCCTTATATATGGAAAAGATAATTTTGAGATTCCTAAAGAAATAAAAGAAATTGAACTTGTACAGGAGAATCTTAATAAGGCGGAATTAGATGCTAATTTTGATCTCGTATTGTATGAGTATACGGATTTTATGATTCTTTTTCTTCCGTTTAAAGGAAAGCAAAAAAGAACAAGAGACAAGATTCTTTTTGATGCAGGAGTTGTTTCATGGGAGATTTAGAAGTTGCATATTATAATATTAGAAAGCATCAAAGTAATTTTTCTAAAAAAGTAAGAGAACTAGTAGTTGAAAAATATTCGGAGATAATCAATGAAATATAAGCGCGTAAAACTTATTAAAACTGGAATTACAGGTCGAATTCCTGCTGGATTCCATCCCAATGGGATTGAACAAGGTTATACGGAAGAGGGTTATATGTTAGAGCCTCCTAAAGTAGGAGAGATGTTCTTCCTTTGTCCCTATAACAGAATTTCTATTACCAATACACCTAATTTTCACACATCCTTGGTAACTGAAATTATTTCTGACACAGAATTTAGAACATTAAACAGTTTATATAAAATAGAAACATGGAAGAATTAGGTTGATGGATATTCTTATAGTGTGCTTTACAATCGTCTATGAAATCAGTGCCTTTGTAACGTATGTATACTTGCAGGAAACAGAGGACCTAGGAGCTGTGGTAAGATTTATATTGATAGCAGTCCCTATTGTTAATACAATAATGATGATTATAGCTTTTCTTAGTTTAGCATATAATTTCGAACGATAATTAGAAACAATTTTGTAAAGATAAATCTTATGGAAAATTTAGGTTGGTTAATGTACCTTTGTTCAATAGCTGATGGAGTAGAATCTGTTGCAACACTATTTTTAGTTATTAGTATAGTTGGGTTTATCGCCACCACTATTACCTACGCTAACTTGGACTGTGAGTTAGCAACGGCTAAGAGGTGGTGGAAAAAATTTTTAATAATTGGAATCCCCTCTTTGTTCTTGACAGTACTTATCCCTTCAAAGGAAACCTCTTATCAGATTCTTGGAATCACCGTAGCAACAAAGATAATCAAGGATTCTAAAGCCTTGCAAGAGCTACCCGAAAAATCTTTTGAAGCTCTTAACCGATTTTTAGATTCTATCGTTCCTGAAGAAAAGCAAGAAGAATAAATTATGAAATTAAGAGGGGTTGAATTAGCTGCAGGGATGATAATAACTACTGTATGTAAAAACATTATGTAGTGCTTGCTGAAGAAGATCAAAATAATTCATTTGTATTTGCTGATCTTGGTAGTGGTAAATACACTGGATATCTTGATGAAAATACCATTACTAATATCAAAGATGGTAATTCTAATAAAACTTTATGGCCAAAATATCGTGAGATTTCCAAGAAGGAAATTTCTGAGATATTTGGAATTCCTATAGAATATCTAAGGATTAAAGGATAAAAAGCTTAAATTTATGTATTCTATTTATTATAAACAAAAGGAGTACGAAGTACCACAAATATTATTTCTGCAGGTAGGAATTTGCTTAATAGAGTTTAAAAAGCAAAGATTATTGATAAACCCTTCTTTATTAATATGTTTCGAGAGAAATATATTCCTAAAATCTTAGCATCTCCAGATTTTGATTATTCGAAGTTAAAAGATGAAGAATTAAAAGGAGTGATAGATACAACACCTATTACAAACGCTTATTAATTTAACTGATAGGAGTAATTGTTTTTAGATCATGCGAGATTGTTGAGTGATCATTAAACAATCTTTACTTCTCCAGATGTTACACTGGACCGAAAGACTGGATATAACTCTAGAGCTGTCGATAATGCGCATTTTTAAGACAATAAGTGGAGACATAAACGTAAGGCTCGCTCTCCCAATAAGAAAGTAACATGATCTTTTTAATAGACTTTCAGGCTTAAGTAAAAGACTTAGTGAATCCAATAATAGGAATGTTTAACGAATTCTCTGTTGGTACTTGCATACTTGAAAGCCATTTTGTCCTATCAATGACTAAGTAAGAGATAGGATTTATGGACCCTTAGCTCAGTTGGTTAGAGCATCTGACTCATAATCAGGAGGTCACAGGTTCAAGCCCTGTAGGGTCCACTAATATGATTTAAATATGAAAATCGAAATAAAAAATATTATAGCAACATTCCAGAGGGTTATTAGAGCTTGTAACGGAACAACTGCACAAAATGTTCCTCAACAAATGCTTTACATTGTTGGAATTTGTGGTTCTATGGCATATGAAGTAAATAAACAATATGGAAAAGGTATGCCATATTGTAATCTTATGAATATTATTCAATTGGCTTCAGAAACCACAACTGGTAATTTTGCACACAAAGTGGCTACTATAAGAGGACTTTGGTATCCATAATATATTTTAGTATATTTGTGGCGATAGTTTTTTTTACTAAAAGTGATCTGGTATGTAATATGCATATGAAGAAGGAAAACTTGGAAAAGTATATACTATAAGAGATACTGATACAACGTATAGATGGATATACTATGAAAAGGATTAGTTATGAAACTGCAAAATTAGCTTTTGAAAAAGGCTATTTAGAATATGATGAAACTTTTTATAATAAACATGGTAATCTCGTTACTGAGCATAATTATAGTTTAGGAATTATTCCTGACTTTGATTGCTCAGCCCCCTATCAAGCAGAATTACAACAGTGGCTGAGAGAAGAACATGGAATAGCTGTATTAGTAACATTAGACGAGACTCTATCATATTACTGGATTATAGTTCCCTTACATCCTAAATCTTCAATCCAAGAGTCCAAGGTAGCCCAAGAAATTTGGTGTGGTCAGTATGAGGATTGTTTAGAATCTGGATTACAGGCTGCATTGAAGATGCTATAAAATACAGCTGATAACTTAATATTTTATAAAATTCTATTATTAAGAAAACAGTGAAGTGATAGTTCGAAATAATCTATGGTCAACAGATAGTGATTTCCCAAGATCACTGGTGATTAACTTGATGAGAATTGATTATGTATGAATTCACGATGAATTATCTTTGGGAGATATATATTCATTGAAATCTTTTATTTTACTAAATAAAAATATACGTAAAACGAGAGTTAAATTCTGTCACTAAGTGGCAGCCATAATTAATCTACCAAAGAGTAGGATCACTTAGTTTAGAATTTTCTAAGCGAAAACGCGTAAGTAACTTAGAGGAAGCTCATAGCACTAAGTATGGTTGTATATTTTATTTATTTTTTAGACCATTTAGGATTTACAATATAAATCCAAAAATCCTAACACTTAGTATTAGGTTAGTAACTATACTACTTCAACTAGAAGAAAAATAGTCCATCGTTGTAGATTTAATGGTAAAATACACCAATCTAACAAAGGCAGGAAAACGCAAAAAGTGCTACAGTTTTGTGAAGAGTCAAGGATAACTTGAGAAAGCTAGTCAAAACAAGATACCGAGATGGCGAAATGGCAGCCGCAGTGGACTTTATAGGTAGACATAAGTAATTTTTGTCTTTGTATTTGCTGTTTTCAAAAATAATATTTATCTTTGTGATATGAATAAAAAATATACAAAGGAAATGTTAGAAAGTGTAGTTAAGAATTGCACTTCTTGAAGACAGTTAATACTGTATTTTAATTTAAAGGAGACGGGAGGAAATTATTCTAATCTCCAAAATAGATGTAAAGAATTTAAAATAGATACATCACATTTTACTGGACAAAGATGAAACCAATATGGTCATCCAAATTTTGGTAATAATATTGATGTAACTAAAGTATTAGTTTTAAGAGAAAGGAAAAAACCAAGTGCCAAAACAAAGGAATTTGTGTTAAATCATAAACTTAAACAATACAAATGTGAAATATGTGGTATTTCAGAGTGATTAGGAAATCCTATTACTCTACAACTCCACCATATCAATGGAAATCCATTAGATGATAGACTAGAAAATTTACAAATTCTTTGTCCTAATTGTCATTCACAAACAGATTCTTACTGTAAAAGACAAAAAATACGAAAATCTACTAAATCTATCAATAGTACTATTGATGAAGGATTGAGCACTCAGAAGGAAACTTCTGATGTGAATGTGGGCTAATTCGGTGAAGGTATGGAGTTAACCGCCCATAATAACGCCGAGCTAAGTGAAATAGAAATATTTCTAAATGTGTAGAGACTATATACCCACCTCCTAAACTGAAAAGCATGGAGAAGACATAGTCCGATCTGATCAAATTCAGATGAAAATCCACTGGTCAGTAATGGCCGTGCGGGTTCGACTCCCGTTCTCGGTACAATCTATCTGATTGATGATTAAAGGCTTTATAAGGTGACATACAGCAAATTATTTTAATATTCTGTTTGGCTTGAATAATAAATGTCATCTACTATAAATATCTACATGGCGCAATTGGTTAGCGCACTTCCCTGATAAGGAAGAGGTTGAATGTTCGAGTCATTCTGTAGATACTAAAATTAACAAATTATGAATGCACTTGTAATAAATGCTGCTGGAATAGGGAGTAGATGTAACAGTAATATACCCAAACAATTTACAGAAATTTCATATCGCTCTATATATAGGGGAAATACTATTCTAGATTATACTTTAGATACGTTTCTCTTCACTAAACTTTTTTCTGTAATAGTTGTTGTTACTCTTCCTGAATATATTAATAGGCTACGTGAACTATATGACAGTAATGTCATTGTTGTAGAAGGAAGTACAACTTGTTTAAGATCAAGAATTGCTGGATTAAGTGCAATAAAACACATTAATCAGATCGATAAAGTAATGTTTCATGATTCGGTGCGTCCTTTTGTATCAGAAACTCTTATAACTAAGTGTATATCTACTTGCAAAAGTTACACCCCTTGTGTAGTACCATTTATCGAGACTGTAAGTGCACTAAAATACTCTAAAAATATTCATGCTCCAAAATTAATTCAAGATCGTATATCTATTCTTCAAACTCCAGAAACATTTATGTTCAGTGATATTTGTAGAGCTGTTGAAAGTATAGATAATATAGATGATTGTCAGACACTACCACATTTATTTGAACTTTCTGGAAATATAGTAACTTATATTAAAGGAGATTTACAGAATTTCAAAATAACAATGTCTGATGATTTAGACTTAGCTATGTCTATAATAAATGGTAAATTTAGAAATTAAACTTTCCCCTTCTTTTTTTAAAGAAGAATCTCAAAATGGATTTTTGATATCCGAAACCAGAAAAGAACTTTGAGCAATTGAGTTAGATCTATTATGGCAGTTTAGGAAGATTTGCGAGAAGTATAAATTGACTTATTGATTAGATGGAGGTACACTTTTAGGAGCTGTTAGACATGGAGGTTTTATTCCTTGGGATGATGATATTGATATAACGATGCCCAGAAAGGATTATGATAAATTCGTCCAATATGCTTCTAAGGAATTAAAATATCCATATTTTTTACAGAATGATTGAACAGACAGTACTTTTTATTGCTGTTCCAAACTTCGGCGAAGTGATACTACATGTATTCACAAAAAAGATTTAGAAGCAAAATTTCCATTTAATCAAGGTATATTTATTGATATTTGTCCATTTGATAATGTTCCTGATGATTTAAAGGAAAGGCAGAAACTTTTGCATCAACTTTATTTGATAAAGTTAGAAGCTATATGTATAAAAACACGATATCAATGTTATGATAAGTCTTCTAGTAATCTTTCTAGGCTAATTCAGTTAAGGGATCAATATCAAGAAATTCGGCAAAAATATAATCATGTACAAACAGAATACTTTGCTAATTTAACTTTCCCAGGTAAAATTCAAAGTCTTAGATATGCAGAACATTATAAGAATACTGTATATTTAAAATTTATGGATTGGATATTTCCAGCACCTGAAGTTTACATGGGAGCTTTAGTTAGTATATATGGTCCAGATTTTATGGTACCTATGCCTGGAAAAAGTATGCATGAAGAACTTCTTATTAATACAAATATAAGTTATACTGACAATTATAGTCAATTTATGTCACTATAATAATATTCACGTGTCAATATTTATTTGACACACTGATCCGTAGTGTAATGGTTACCACACAAGATTTTGGTTCTTGGAATCCCTGTTCGAGTCAGGGCGGATCAACAAATTTTAAATTATAATGTATAGGGTATTATTATTAATATTTATCTCGAGTTTGGTTTCGTGTTCTAAGTATGAACTAAAATCCATAAGAGATATAAACAAAAGTACACAGGATACATTGTGTTATAATCATAACAATCGATATCCTCCGAAAATAGATTCTACGCAATATGATAATTGGATCAAAGGTAACTAATTCAATAGTCTATTTTAACTTGAATTAAGATAAGATATTAAAACATATATAAACAACAGTTATGATTTGGCAAATTATTTTAGTAATTTTTATCCTCTATCTTTTGGTAGTTTCAGGAATTATGTTTTTCTTTGCAACTAAGTTCGGATTAGTAAATACTATAGTTCAATGGGAAAAAGAAGATACATTTTATATTTTCTGTCCCATCATACATTTATTTACATTATATTATTTCTGGACTCTGAAATAGGACGCCTTGCCTGAATTGGTTAAAGGAGCTGCCTGCAAAGCAGTTTTGTGTGGGTTCGAATCCTACAGGCGTCTCTTATTAACTTATATAGCGGGATAGACTGGAGATGGTTCCCAGCTCGGTCTCATAAGCCGATCTACGTGAGTTCGAATCTCACTCCCGCTACAAAATATATATAGATTATGTTGAAGAAGTTTATAGCTTGGTTCTCTGAAGAATCAGCTTGGGAACAAAGAAGAATAATTGCCAAATTAGAAGAAATATTCCAAATTCAAAATAATTTTGGATATATTGACACTTTGAAATCTCAAATTAAGCAATTAAATAATTGAACTTAAAGAAGCCAACAATAATTTACTTAAAGATATTAAATCTGATGTAAAATATAAACAGGCTTTGCAAAGAATTGGAGAACTAGAATCTTACATTGCAGAGTTAGAGGATAGACCAGTTTCTGTTGATGCTCTATATTTGAATATTCTTAAAGAAGAAAGAAAAGAAATAAAAGTTAAAGTTTGTGAAGAATACACATACAAACTTTTAGTTCAACGTCAAAAAGATTTGGAACAACGACTTAAACAGAGCAGAGATTCATATGAGAACCTGTTACTGAGTTATATAAAATTAGTTAATCAGAAAGATAAAAATTAAAAATTCTTACTAATTTAGACTAAATGATAGGCGCTAATCCCTTATATAGGTGAACAGCTCTCAAGATATATCTAGATAAGTAAAGAATATATGGAGGAGTACCCAAGTGGTTATAAGGGGGCGCACTTGAAATGCGTTAGGACGTTTAGAAGACGTTGCAGGGGTTCGAATCCCTTCTCCTCCGCAGCAGTTATTTGAATACGCAACTAGGACAATAACAGCTTGTGCACGAATGCGTCGTGATGACAGGCAGGTGATAGAGACAAAGCTACAGTAGGAAATGACTGAGTAGACTGAAAAGCCCTATCTAAATAGCTACCCCCAACATGTGTTAAAAAGCTATTATTTTTATAAAGTCTCTTCAGCAAATAATTTTAATGGGGAACTGCAGGTCGCGGGTTCGAGTCCCGTCCAATAGACTGGGTTCTATTGGTAGCTCAGTTGGTAGAGCGATAGTTAATATAATAGAGACTTTTTATCAGAGTGTAGCCCAGCTAGGTCTAAGGCGCGTGCTTTGGGAGCACGAATTCGCAGGTTCGAATCCTGTCACTCTGACTATAATTCAAAATTATGAATAAAATTGACAAATATTTAAGAAGGTTTGCATACAAAATTGAAACCTCTGAGACAAAGGAATCTAGGTATTATACTATTGGGGATTTAATCGTTAGAGTATCTAATCATATTGGGAAAAATTCTTCTGGGAATATATCAATAATTATTGACAGAAATAATTATATACTTTATGTTCCATCAACTAATAAAGTAAGTCTTATTTCTTATGAGGAGTATAAAACTTTAATCAGAGGTATTGTATTACATGCTTCTTTATTTTTGGTTGGAGATTCTACATATCAAAAAAGTCTTGTTAAGGAGAATGAAGAGTTAAAACTTCAGATTAGTAATTTAAAGCAGAAAATAAATATTCAGGAAAGACAATTAATTCTGAAGAAAAAACCAAATGATACGTCTATCAAAGTAATTCGAACTATTTTAATAAATTTAGAAAAGTGCAAAAAGAAAAAATTAAAGTTAAGTATGGCTCTTGTGAATTTCAAACGTTACCTGACAGTACGATTTATGAAATTTGGAAAGATCCAGAAATTCGAAAATATGTTAAAGAACTTAAAATTAATTTAATATGAAATTAAATGTATTACTCGCAAAACTTGAGCAGGGTGCTTCCCAGTTTAAAGCTCTCCTTCGAGATTATACAACCTTCTTTAAGAAGGAGTCAGACAACTTTCGAGGTGTTAAAAATACCTATGAACCTCGTCCTGACACTGTAGATCTTCCCAGTGAACGTAAACTCATTGCGGTTGTAACAACCGTAGATGAGAAATTCGACTATTTCACTAATATGGTAAAAAGCTATATCAGTGAGATGTTCAATTGTGAAGCAACTAATGCATCGGGAACTGCTCGTGCAGATCTGGTTGTAGATGGCAATGTAATTGCTAATCTGAGCAGTCTGGAGCTTCTTAAGCTCAAGTCATTTCTGGAAAATCCTCAGCTTCAGGAGATGTTCCAGAACATTCCCGTTCGTAAAGATTCTGAGATCTGGGAACCATGTACTGAAGAAATGTATGCAGGTCGAGCAATTATGCAGTCTCCCCTTCTGAAAGGTACTAAAAAGTCTATCACTAAGACTCAGTATATTTTAGAAGATCCGAATGTTCAGAAGCTCGGCAGTGCAACTCAATATCAGCCCCAAATTGCAGTAAAAGATACTGTGATGGAGCTTGGTGATTACACCATGCAGCGTTTCTCTGGTGAGTGGACCCCTCGTCAGCGAGCATTAGCTCTTCAGCGTAGAAGTACTCTTCTGTCAGCAACTATTGCTGCACTGAAAGTAGCAAATGAGGTAGAAGCAGTAAAATCCAATCTGGATTCAGAATGGCTGCTGAACTATCTCCAAGGTAGGTAATAAAACAAACAAAATATTTGACGATAGACTTAGCTTCAGACTTAGACTAAGTAGCAAAGAGCTGTAATATCCTAGATAAATTACAAGGAGCTACATAAGATTTAGTGTTGCGTCAAAAGCTTTAGTCTCAAGTTAATAAGGATGTGCTAATTCACTAATAAAAAAAATCATAAGACTGGGGGTTCGAGTCCCCCATTCGCCGCTAATTAAATCACTATATAGCGAATTGGAGAAATGGTTAACTCGTATGAATACAATAAGTTAAAGTGAGTTAGATGCACATTATCGTACAATATTTAAGAATACTGTAATTCATCAATGAAGGGGAAGTAAGCGGGCCATGCTTGCTTCTTCATTTTATGGCCCTGTAAGCAAAGTGGTAAAGCTGCTTATATATTCTAGGTTCATAAGTGTGTGGAGGTTCGAGTCCTTCCATGGCCACAAATTCTTTACAGTTTTACAATGAATAGGTAACATACAGCAAAGTAAATGGTTTAAGCAAAATTTCTCTTTTAATTTAGCGAAAAGGTTCAAGTCCTTATTGTTACCTAGTTTTAGGAGACCTTATAATATAACTGGTTATTATCCTGCACTTTTAATGCAGATATCAGGGTTCGAGTCCCTGTGCCCGCACAAGTAAAATATATGTTAAATGAGTAGAAAATACACTAAAGAAGAAATAATAAAATGCGTAGAAGGTTCTAAAACACCTTCTGAATGTTTATTGAAGCTAGGAGTTGCTCCTATTGGAGGAAATTATCCAATGTTGCATAATTTACTAAAATGATATAATATTTCAGTACCTTTTAGAATTGGAGCAACTAGGGTTAAAAGTAATTTAAAAAAGAAGTTGATTAATGATAGAGGACATAAATGTGAAATGTGTTTAAATACAGAATGATTAGAAGATCCTATTCCTTTAGAGCTACATCACATTGATGGAAATCCAGATAACAATAAAGAAGAAAATCTCCAGGTTTTGTGTCCAAATCATCATGCAATGACTGAACATTTTGGATCAAGGAATAAAAATAGTACTAGACGATATCGATACTCTAAAAATAAATAGTTTATAGGCTAGCTCAAAGCCTATTCGAACAAACTACCGAAGTACAAGGTAATGAGCACTCCCTAAATGTTAGGGTAAAGTCGATGCTGATAGACAATAAAGAAACAAGTTAGTTTCACTCAGCAATTTTAGCGGCGTAATAACTCTTAACATATAAATTGATCATTTGTATGGAGTTTCTGTGGCAATAAAAATCAGACGTGTAAACTACGATAGTGTTTGTAAGCCTCCTTGGCACAGCGGCGACTGCAACGGTTTTGTAATCCGTCTTCATTTGAACGCGTCGGTTCGAGTCCGACAGGAGGCTCTTTGAGCATTTGGTGTAACAACACACAATCTTATTTTATAAATAGTAATTATATGAAAATTACAAATAATTTTATATTCTTTTGGGATGGTTGGTTAAGTAATTTCTATCCCTGTAGGATAATATTCGATTCCAAAGTATTCAAATCATCTGAGCAGCTTTTCATGTACTTGAAAGCCTTATATTTTGGTGATTTAGAAGTTGCGGAGAAAATTTTGTCAGCGGTTACTCCAAAAGAAGCTAAAAAACTAGGAAGGCAAGTTAAAAATTTTGATAGCAAATCTTGGGACGAGGTTAAAATATCGAAAATGTATATGGCCTTAGAAGAAAAATTTAGTCAAAACAAGGATTTGATGGATAAGCTCAAAGATCCTATACTAGACAATAAATTTTTTGTTGAGGCTTCTCCATTTGACAGAATTTGGGGAATAGGTTATGATGAAAATCATGCTCTTCAAAATATATCTGACTGGGGAGAAAATCTACTTGGTAAGACTCTTACCTTTTACAGAGGATCTTTATAAACAATTTGCGGATATTGACATCGTTCAATATCCGCTTTATTTTTAAAACTTAATAAGATGTTTGAAGCAAAAAAGAAAACATTATTTGCTGTTGATAACAGTAAATCGGCATCTAAATCAGCCTTTATTCAGGCAGGATTAAAAACTGCAGCAGAAACCACTACAGGTAACGGTGGCAAAGCCTATTCCAGTACAGGGGATCCCTTCGTTGATCAGTTTGGAAGTACTTCTAAGTACAAAGAAATTCGTCCCTTCTCAGAAATCGCTAAAGATTGTGAGATTTTATGGGCTATAAATAAGGAAGATGCTGTTAAATTTATCTTTTTCTTGCGAATGATTTGTCGTAAGATTAATGATAAAGATCATGGCACTAAGGAAGCACAAAAAGGTTCTGAATTACGTCATGAAGGAATTATGCGACTTATCTGGCTACATACTAAAGATAAGGAAGTGTTCTGGAAAAATGCTTGGCTAATTCCCTTAGTAGGTTCTTGGAAGGACTTATTTGTCATGCTACGCTACGATTTAATTTATAATGGTTGGGAAAATCGAGTTTTAGATTGGGAACGTTTTGGAGATTTAATTCTATCTGGACTTAACTCAGATTCTCAGACTAATTTAGTTCGTAAGTATCTCCCTCAAATTAAAGCTCGTTCAAAATGTACTACAATAGAGGCAGAAGCAAATTGTATAATTGCTAAGTGGTTGTGTTCCAAACTTTATGGAACATCAAAAGAAAGATCAGAAGCTGAGAAGTATCAGGTGTATCGTTGTTATGCCAGAATGAAAGCATCTGGAACTGCACACAGTTGGCAACAACTTATTTCAAAGCAAAAATATGCAGAAATTGACTTTGATAAGATTCATGGTCGTGCTTTAAATATTTTGGTTCATTCAAAATTTTTAGAGAATCATAATCTTAAAGAAAAGTATCAAGAGTGGGTTGGTAGTCCCGAGGTAAAAGAAGTAAAATATACAGGATTTGTACATGAACTTTTTCAACCTATCTGTAATAAAGCTTTGCATAACATAGAGAAGCATATTCAAGACACTATTAATAAACAATTTATGACACTTGTTAACAAGTGTCAAAATGAGGGAAATACTACAGATTTAATTGTAGTTCGTGATACTTCTGGTTCTATGAGTTCCGATGCAACGGGAGTATCTATGTCTTGTTATAATATAAGTAAAGCAATAGCTTTATACTTCTCATATTTCTTGAAAGGAAGATTCCAAAATGCGTGGATTGAGTTTAATTCAAACGCCCAGCTTCATGAATGGAGAGGAAATACACCTTTAGAGAAGTGGTATAATGACCATTCTGGATATTACGGCAGTACTAACTTTAAGAGCGTTATTGATCTCTTCGTTAGACTAAAATCGCAGGGTATTCCAGAAGAGGAATTTCCTAAAGGAATTCTATGTATTAGTGATTGTGAGTTTAATCCTTCATGCTTAAATAAGACCTCCGTAGAGAGGGTTCATTCTACACTAAGGAGAGGAGGATTTTCCGAGGAGTATATTAACAATTTTGTTGTTTGTCTCTGGAATCTAAGAAATCATTATTATCAGCTCGACCGAACACCTTTCCAAACATATGGGGATGTTAAGAATGTTTATTATATGTCTGGGTATTCTGCACAGATTGTGTCATTCTTAAATGGAAAAGTACAAACTACACGTGATCTGTTTGATGAAGCTATGAATCAAGAGATTCTATCTTTCATTAAGATGTAAACTGATAGGCTCCAGTATTTTACTGGAGCCTTTTATTAATAATCTAATTATGGGTAAGTACCTTAGAGATTATCAAATTCCTGATTATTGTGAAGAAGATAAACCTAGAATGCCGAAACGGCCTAAGAAATTTAAAGAACAAGAAGGAGGGAAGCCTCCAGTAAAGAAAAAATTTAGGCGATGAAGAGATGGCTCTTAAAAGTTTTTGAAAGATTTAATAAAGTAACTGAAAATACTGAAGAATCTTTTAAAAAAGTGGCAAATTTAGAACAATTTGATGATGTATTTATAATTACTAACAAAAGAGTATATAAAGCTTGGATTATGAAGAAAACAAGTAGACTTCTGCAAATTTTTATTTGGGATCTAAAAAAAGAAGTAATTATAAATATAATTGGTCAAACTGATTCTAGTGTGATTCTTTTTGACAAGAATAGTTATTTAATTTTAAATGAAAAAGATATATGCGATTACTTGCAGTAATTGATATGCAGGAAGATTTTGTACGGGGTGTCTTAAGAGTTCCTGGTGCTGAAGAAATTATTCCTGGTATTAAATCAAAAATTGATGAATATCTTACTGAAGATGATCTTGTATTATTTACAAGAGACACTCATTATGATGCGACGTATTCAACGAAGTATCTTTATAAAAACACTAGAGAAGGAATATATCTTCCTATTCACTGTATAGAATCTTCAGAGGGATGGAATATTTGTAAAGAATTTAAACCTTTTCAAAATTCTTGCTATATTCTTGATAAAATTAATTCTTTTGGATTTAGCCCAGAAGTTTTAGAAGATGCGTCATTCGCAGGAGGTCCTAATCTTGATTGTATTACAAATAATATAATCGATGAAATTACTATTGTAGGAGTTGTTACAAATATTTGTGTACTTTCTTGTGCAGTTAGTTTTCAAACAATTTTTCCTAATGCAGATATTATAGTTGACGCAAGTCTTTGTCGATCTAATGATAAAGAACTACATGATAAAGCATTAGATGTTATGAAAGGATTACAAATGCATATAATTAATCGAGACTAGTATGTTTAAACCTTGCGGAATTCTGCTTACGGATTTTTATAAACAGTGTCATGCAGAACAATATGATCCCAGCATTACTAAAGTAGTTTCATATTATGTTCCTCGTAAAACTAGAATCCCTGAATTTAATAAGGTTGTAGTTTTTGGCATTCAAGCATTTATTAAGGAATATCTGATTGAATATATGAACGAAACCTTCTTTAATCGCTCTTTAGATGAAGTTATTGCAGAATACGAATTTGTAATATCTTCTACTATGGGAGCTAATAGGGTTAATTCGGATAAAATAAAAAAGCTTCATCAACTTGGGTATCTTCCTGTTGAAATTTGGGCATTACCTGAAGGATATAAAATAGGAATGAATGTACCATGTATTGAAATTTCTAATACTTTGCCTGAATTTGCATGGTGTACTAATTTTATTGAAACTTTAATGCTTTCTGAACTTTGGTACCCAATGTGTGTAGCAACTGCTGTGACTAAATATCGCAATATAGTAAATGATTACTATACTAAAACTTCTGATATTTCTGGTCGTTCTGCTATTTCTGAATTCGGATTTAGAAGTTTAGTAGGACTTCATGGAGCAATAAAGGCGTCTTGTGGATTTTTACTTTCTTTCAATAAGACTGCTACTATTCCTGGCATCATGTATGCCTCTAAATATTACAATACTCCTATGTCTATAGTAGGAGGAGGAATGGCATCAACAGAGCATTCTGTGATGTGTAGCTCTGCTGCTATTGACGGAAATGAAATTAGCATGATTCGTCGTCTTCTTACCGAAGTATATCCTAATGGATCCTTTTCTATGGTAAGTGATTCTTATGATTATTGGAATGTTGTTGATACTATTCTTCCAAGTCTTAAACAAGAAATTTTAAGTAGAAATGGAACTTTATATGTTAGAGGGGATTCAGGAGATCCTGTAGAAATTGTAACTGAGACTGTTTTTAGCCTTTGGGATACATTTGGAGGCACAATTAATTCTAAAGGATATAAAGTTCTTGACTCTCATGTTAGAGCTCTATATGGAGACGGTATTACTCAATTACGAACAAAGCAAATTTATCAAATTCTTGATGAGCAAGGATTTTCTGTGGAAAATGTAGCTTTGGGAGCAGGAGGATTTTCTATGCTTTCTTATATGGATGAATCAGGACGAGTTGATATGTTTTCTCGTGATACATTTAATGTTGCAATTAAATGTAGTTATGTTGAACAAACTATTGATGGGGTAATTAAACCTATTATGGTTTACAAAGATCCTAAAACAGATTCAGGGATGAAAAAGTCACACAAAGGGTGTTGTGCTGTTTTCTATAATCATGTAACAAACGAATTTGACTGTGATGAGGGCATGACTCTGAAAGAGGCCCATGAGGAACCCTTTAATCTTCTTCGTCCTATTTTTGTTGATGGAAAAATGATTGAAGAAACCTCTCTTACTGAGATTCGTAAAATTCTCTGGAACGGAAGATTTTAATGGAAAAAGAATACAAAAAAATAATATCCTTCCTTAAGAATTACCGAACTCACACTAATGCTCGTGGTTATGTCCTGGGCATTAGTGGAGGGAAGGATTCTACTATAGTAGCTAAGCTTCTAGTGGATGCTATAGGAAAAGAAAATGTATTAGGTGTTTTAATGCCTAATGGAGAGCAAAAGGATATCAGTGATAGTTTAGAAGTATGCAAATATTTAGATATCAGACATATACTAATAAATATTTCACATCCTTTTACCTCACTGTTGAGTTCTATCGAAAGAACCACTTTAGAAAAATCCATAGATGTAGGAATTCCTAATCTTGTTTCAGATGGTTCCTCAATTATAATTTCTGATAAAGCTTTAACTAATATTGCACCTCGCATTCGTATGACAATTCTATATGCGATTGCTCAGTCTTTGGGTTACAGAGTAGCTGGAACAGGTAACAAATCCGAAGCATTTATTGGATGGTGTACAAAATGGGGAGATATGGCTTGTGATATTAATCCAATTGCACGTTTGACTTGTACAGAAGTTGTAAAACTAGGAGACTTCATGGAGTTGCCTTATAATTTAGTTCATAAAGTTCCTGCAGACGGATTAACAGGCAGATCTGATGAAGAAAATTTTGGATTTACTTATCAAGAGCTTGATGTTCTCATTGAAAAAATGGAGCGATTAGATCGTACAGGACATCTTAAGAGTCCATTTACTGAAATTGAATCACAAATCTTAAAATTACATGAAAATGCTTATCATAAAGATCATGTAATTAAAATATTTTAATAATATGGGAAGTGGATCATGGAGTACAAATACATATAGAGCAACAACTGCTGCTTACTCTACAAAATCCAGAGAAGAAATTTTTCATCAGCGATCTCTGCATGAAGAAATGGATTTAACGAAAAGTAAAACACATATCAGAGAATCAAGAGATTCTGAGGAACATCCTGAATCTTTTCCAGTTTTTATTGCTTTAGATGAAACTGGTTCAATGGGATCAGTTCCTGATAAAATGATTCGAGATTATCTCCCTAAATTAATGGATTCCATTATTGATTCTATTGGGATTAAACATCCTCAGATTCTTTTTATGGGAGTGGGAGATCATGAATGTGATTCTTGCCCATGTCAAGTAGGGCAATTCGAATCCTCAACTATCGCGATTAATCAATGTCTTTCTAGAATTTACTTAGAAGGACGTGGAGGTGGTAATAATGGAGAATCTTATTTATTGCCTTGGATTATTGCTGGAAATCATACTTCTATTGATAGTTATGAAAAGAGAAACCAAAAAGGATTTCTTTTTACTGTTGGAGATGAACCTACTTTGTCTAGGATTAGTAAGGAAACTTTAACTAATTTGACTGGTGTAAAATATGAACGTGATTATACTTGGCAAGAAGCTTACGAATTAGCTTGCGAGAAATATCATGTATTTCATATTCATGTTCACCACGGTGGTGGATATTATGATGAGGTAGTAAAAAAGCAAATGAAAGAATTTCTTCGAGATAATCTTATTGTATGTAAACCTGAAGAAGTTGTAGAATCTATTTGTGATGCTATGGGTAAAACTTTGAAAGGTTTTGCAACAGAGGAAATATCTACAAAAGTTTCTGAAGAAACTATTCCAACAAAATCTAATTTATTTACTTTAGGGAAACGGTAATGCATAATATTGTAGTAGGTTGTACATTTGGTGACGAAGGAAAAGGTCAAGTTACCCATGCTCTCTGCTGTGATGCCAAAAGAAATCATTTAAATCCTATAGTTGTTAGATTCTCAGGAGGGCAACAAGCGGGTCATACTGTTACTACTGAATCAGGGAAAACTCATATATTTTCTTGTTTTGGCTCTGGTACATTTGTAGATGCTCCTACATACTGGATGTCTAAGTGTGTTATGGATCCTTTACAATGGTTACAAGAATATAGACAATTAGGGACACTTGGGTGCGATGTTCCTCTTCAATATTTTGATCCTTATGTACAAATAACTACTCCATTTGATGTAATGCTTAATTCTGAAAGGAATCTAGGAGGTACTGTTGGGAAGGGTATATGGGAGACAATTTGTAGAGAACGAGAAGGAATGTCATTATATATAAAAGATTTATCTTTTCCTCAAGTTGTAAAAATGAAGCTTAAATTAATCAGAGAATGGGCAGAAGAAAAAATACAATTTGATGAAACTTATCATAGGTTTCGTCATGTGTTTGATAACTTGGATTCTCTTGTTGATACTTATTGTAAAACCTTTTATTCTAATGTACTTCTTGGTGAACCATATGGATTTAGGTCTTCAAATACTTCAATAATCTTTGAGGGTTCTCAAGGTGTTCTTTTAGATCCTGATGTGGGTCTATCTCATAAATATACAACACCAATTACATGTTGTCCATCTCCTGATATTTTACCTTCTTTTATAACTAAAGATCAAATAACTATTAATTTTGTTTATAGATCCTATTTAACGAGACATGGTAAAGGTCCAGTAGGAGACTCTGTATTCAAAGAAATTCAAAATCCGTATGAAACGAATAGAAATAATTTGTTTCAGGGAGAATTTTGGACTTATGAATTTAATGAAGAACTTGTCTTATATGGAATAAATCATGTTCAATCCAAATTTAAGGGTTGGTATCCAACAAGAGCGATAGAAACTTGTTGTGATATATGTGAAGGGCATACATTAGCAACTCTTTGTAGTTATTCAGTTAAAACTTACAAGCATAATTTCAGCTCTATATGCAAGTAATTGATTTTATATACCCAGAGAAGTCGGAAGTAAAATATCGAATTGATACCTATCCTGACTCTCAATCTCATCTTGTACTTGAAACTGAATTAGATAGGAAGAAAACCTTGACAATTTATACTCGACTGTCTAATTTAAATGATATTTGGATTTTGATGCAAATAGCAGATATTTGTCATCGTCAAGGTATCCAGATTTCTCATTTACAAATAGCATATTTGTTTGCAGCTCGAACTGATAGATTATTTTCTTTCAATGAAGCCTTGGATTTGGAACTTGTTGGAAAATGTCTTACCTTTGTACAAGCGCAAATTACATCAGTAATAGAGCCACATTCTAGCAGATTAATTTCTGATGGAATAATTTTACCCAATCTGACAGAATCTGCAAAAGTACTTCCAAATAATATTCATGGTGCAGTTTTATTTCCTGACAAAGGAGCACAGAAACGTTATGAGGATTATTTTATGTTCGAGTCAATATATTGTGCTGAAAAACATAGAGTTTCAAAGGATAAATTGGAGGTAATAATTACTTCAGAAATAGATTCAAGTAAATCTATCACTGTTGTTGATGACTTATGTGATGGAGGAGGAACTTTCTTTGCAATTCATAAGGCACTGCAAGATAAAGGAGCTAAAGATATATCTTTGTGTGTTGTACATGCGATTCAGAAAGAGCCTTTGATAAAGCTTGCTCAACTTTATAAAACAATAACAATCTCTAATTCTTATAAGGATTGGGATAAAGAAGAACTTCCAAATAATATAATAGTAAAAAAAGTTTATGAATAAATTTAATGAAATTCTGAGTGCTACTGGTACTGCAGTACTCAAGAAACGTGCAGAGATTATTAATGCTGATGCTCGTGAAGCAGCAAAGGATCAAGTTAATCTCATTGAAAAGGAAATTCGGCAGATTAAATCAAAGATTATGAATCTTGAGGATCTGTCAATTAAATCTACTGAATCACTGGTAGTAGGCACAGACTTTAAAGCAGATGAGTGGGTAAGTCAAATGTTTAAGCTGCGTGATGATCTTCGTAGTGCCGAAATTTGTCTGGAAATTGCTCAGAAAATTTACAATGAGTATTTTACAGAAATTCCAGAAGTAGGCTGTGAAAAGGTAGCAGAATAATTCTAAGGTGGAATATTCCACCTTTTGGTTCTATAGTTTAATTGGAAAAACTTCAGAATACGAATCTGAGAACGAGGGTTCGAATCCTTCTAGAACCTCTAAAATAAAGGTATGAAAACTGTCTTATATAGAATACAATCAATTGAAGCTCCTGAAGGAGAAGGATTTAGGTATAATTCATTAAGAACATTATCTGACACAAAAGTGAATGAAGAAATGTGCTTAAGAAATGAATTTGGGAATCATTATTTGATTAACGATCCTGAATATTGAATTTGCGAGATTTTAAAAGAAATAGAAGATGATGTATAGTTTAGATGAAATAGGTATTTTACCTAGTTCAAAAGCTACTGATATTGTAAGTCGTAGTGAATGTGATCCTTTAGGAGATTTAGGAACCTATCCTATCTTTGTTGCTCCTATGACATCTGTAATTGATGAATCAAATTATCAACTTTTTACAGATGCCGATGTTCTTCCTATTATTCCCCGACGTGTTGATAATTTACAATTTAGACTTAATGCATGTAATCATGTATGGTGTGCATTTAGTTTAAAAGAATTTGAGACTTTCTTTTGTGAAGGAGAAGTAGCGGATGAGTGTCCTTTAGTACTTATTGATTTAGCTAATGGACATATGAAAAAAATCTATGAATTAGTCAAAAAGGCTAAGGAGAGATGGGGAACTATTATTATAATGGTAGGAAATATCGCACATCCAGATCTTTATTGGGAATGCTATGATGCAGGAGTAGATTATGTTCGAGTAGGAATTGGAACTGGTAGTGTGTGTACTACTGGAGTAAAAACTGGGATACATGCTTCAATGGAATGGTTGTTACGACATCTATCTAATTGTAAATCCATGATTAAAGATTCTCCTAAACCTAAAAAAGCTCCAAAAATCATTGCAGATGGAGGAATTTCTACAATAGATAGAGCTATAAAATGTTTAGCTTTGGGTGCAGATTATGTAATGATGGGCAAAATGTTTGCTCAGTGTACAGAAGCCTGTGGAATATCTAGAATTAAAGGAATTGATAAGGATCCACAACTTGCTAAATATCTTACAGCCCTAACCTTAGCTGAAAGAGATAGGATTCTTAATACAGGAAAGTATCCCAAAGAACGACTCTATTATGGAATGGCAAGTGAACGTGGGCAGAAAGATATTTCTAATACTAAAAAGGCAGAAGAAGGAATTGAGATCTGGGTTCCTATTGAATATTCTCTTGAATCTTTACTTTCCCAATTTGATTCTGCATTAAGATCAGCTATGTCCTATACTGGGTGTAGAACTCTTGAGGAATTCAAAAATGTAAAATGGGAGTATATGTCCCCATCAGAAAGAAATGCTTATTATAAGTAAATGGTTTTAACATATTAAAGACAAACTAAAATAAACAGATACTGTTTATTTTTAAGCCCCTGTAGTTCAATGGAGAGAACCTCAGATTTCTAACCTGATAATCCAGATTCGAATTCTGGCGGGGGTACTAAATAACAGGTGCAGTGGTTACAGTAAATAGGTTTGAGTCCTATTGAAAGGTTCGTTCGACTCAGATAGCACCTCTAATAACTTATATATTATGGCATGGATATATAGAGCTCAGAATGGAGATTTAATGTTCTCTAAAACAAAACCTGAAAAAGTCTATAGATTTAAATTTAGAAATGATCAGTTTCATAGTGCTGATGAAGATGTATATTGTAAACGACTATCTCCTGAATACATTATAAGTATACCAGTCTATGAAAGCCAGTTTGAATCTTCTGAGGAGCAAAGATTATATAGTCTTGAAGGTGGTGAACTTCTTACGAAGTTTTCTAAAAAAGATTGTGTTTTCGATTATGAATATAGTACAGGGTTTCCTGTTACATTTAAACCTGAAACTGTGGTTGCTTTGAAGTCAGTTATTGATTTAGATGCTATTATGCTTGAAAATGGATTAATTGAAATATAATATAAAATACGTAAAAACATATTGTCCTTATTGTAATAAGGATACAGTTCATGTAATTTGGACTGAAGATGGATATGGAGCTTCTGGTATAGCTAGAATCTTTTCAACTTTACTTTCTATGGGGATGTCAAATTTAGCCTACACTAAATACAGTAAGTGTGTTAGTTGTGGTGATATTAAAGAGCTATAATATGATAATTAAAGTTCAGGATGTTAAAGGACTGGCTTGTGTAAATTGTGTTTATCTTCCAACTTGGAAGCCTTGTGAATGTTGTATCAAACATAATTGCCTCGGTAACTTGATTTTTATAGAGTCTGATAAAGTTACTAAATAATAAAGAAATCTAAATGTGTCAATACTGTACTAGTTTTGTTCCCTTCCAGATTGAGGGTAGAGAATATGTTATATTAACTAAAGCCAATTATGGGGTTATTGTGAATGCTGATAATTGGACTAAAATTGGCATACATATTGGATTTTGTCCATTTTGTGGTCAACCATTTAATTCGTATTTAGAATGCAAACGTTACTTTGGGTAGATGATGCCCGTAATCCGCTTGAGGATGATTGGTTAAATTTTAGTCCAATTGGCCAAAATTGTCTTGTAATATGGGCACAATCTTATCAGGAAGCAATTGATTTTCTTGAAAAAGAATGGCCTGATGCAATTTGTCTTGATCATGATTTAGGTGAAGAAAAAAGTGGTTATGATATAGCTAAATATATTGTAAATCGTTGTATTGATGATGGAAGGAAACTTCCATTATTTGCAAGTCAATCTGCAAATCCTGTTGGTAGAGAGAATATTCTTTGTTTATTAAAAAACTACAGTAAACAAAGACTTATAGAACATGTGCAAAAAGTTCGTCAATATAAACACGACTGATTAACTGCAGTTCAGAATGGAGAAGACTTACCAAAGTGAAAATAGAACATTTTACCATATAACTTTAAGGAGTAATCTTGAAAGTATATTAAACAAAGGACTTATTCCAGTTCTAACTTATACTTTTAAAGAGTTTTTTATTGCTCCCAATAAGATATATGATTTATATAGAAGTATATTTTTAACTGGAATAAGTCTTTTAGCTGGATTGTTAGTAACATTTCCCCTCTTATTTGACATAATTGATATATCAGAAGAAATGGCATCTACTTTAATGATCGCTACTCTTATTCTATTAGGAACTTCAATTCTTTCTTATAATTTTGTTATATAATGTTGTATTGTAATATATGTGGAACTCCCCTTCGATATATAGGGGAGACTAAAGACTCTAATGGAAATACTATAAGTATTTATTCATGTCCGAAGTGTAATAAGTTGATTTATATTTAATATGTTTTTCGTTAATTTGGTTATATTAATTCTTTGTGGGTTTATTTTGGGATATGAAAGACAAAAAACAAATAAAGTAATTGGCATTCGTTCAGTTATTCTATTAATGTTGGGATCTTTTATATTTACTTATATTTCCACAAGGATAGGCGGAGACCCTTCCAGAGTTGCTGCCCAAATAGCTTCTGGTGTTGGCTTTATTGGTGCAGGAATTATCTGGAAAGATAAATCTACTAATATAGCTAATTTAACAACGGCAATTCTAATCTGGGTTATTGCAGCTTTAGGAAGTATGATTGCTATTGAATTATTTATGGAAGCAATTATAATAACAGGTATAATTTATATTGTACTTAAATTTAATTTCCTAAAAGATGTTTAAAGGTTTGGAGAGTAATCCTTGATGGCGATAGGGCTTGCCTGCTAAGCAATGCGTACCTTTTTGGTATGTGGTTCGATTCCACTGCTCTCCGCAAGAATAAAAACATAAATTATGAAACAGTTAGTAATTAGGATAATTTTAGAAACTGGAGATACATATGTCTTTAACTTTTCATATGTAACAATGTTTACATTTAATAAAGATAAACGTACAGCTTCAATAAACTTACTTGATGATAAGTATAAAGTTTTTAAAGATGTAGTTGAGCTTCAACTTGAGAACGTATATGAGTAAAATAGCAACTTTTTTTGGGCGGCAAGAACAGATGAGGCTTCTAAAGAATATTTAGATTCTGTCTATATAGGAAATATTCTTGCTGAATACGGCTACAGAGTCTATAACGGAGGTTATGGAGGATTGATGAAAGCTGTTTCGTTAGGGGCTAGCGCTGTTGGAGCTGAAGTAGAAGGCTTTACTTGTTCTGCATTTGGATTTACTAAAGGTAATCCATATTTAACCAAATGTACGGTAACTCCTGATATTTATCATAGACTTAGAATGTTAATTTCCTCAAGCGATGTATTTATTGTTCAGGTTGGAGGAATTGGCACTTTAGCAGAATTATGCTTAACACTAGATGAATGTAGACGACGTAAGAAAAAACCATTGATTTGTTTAATTGGAAATCATTGGCAATGGTTCCTAGACTGCCCATTAATTCAAGATAATGTGAAAGAAATGGTTACAGTAGTAACTGATATAAATCAATTACATTTATTACTATAAAAGAGGCCTCTGTGGTGGAACTGGTAGACACGCTACGTTTAGGCCGTAGTCTGAAGTAATAGTAGGGTGCAGGTTCGAGTCCTGTCAGAGGTACAAATATTTTAAATATGTTAAAAAATGAATAATACAAATTCTAATTCAACAACAACATTTCCAGTAGGATCAAATTTAGGAGGTGATCCAGGTCCCAAAGGCGATATGGGACTCCCTGGAGAATTAATGATTTCATGTCGAAATATAACTGACATATCTAGTATACCTAGTTTTACTATTAGTACTGAAGGTATATGTAGTTCTCCTTATACTTATAACAATTATACTATAACTAAACTTCCTATGAGTGAAGAACTTTATTTATATATAACTGGAGGCAAGGCTTGTGTTTCTACAATGCCTCCTACTTGGAATGAACAAGGAAAATGTCTTTGGCATGCAAAATGGTCCAGAGTACTTTCCATAGAAGGTGATTATGGACTATCTCGTCTTATAAAATCTTATATTGGTTCTGAACTAGATGTAATTTACACATATCTTACTATAAATGGATTTAATGTTTATGCTACTATTTTAGGACCTTCTGGAGAACTATTTGTAGAAAAGGCACCTATTAAAGGTAAAGAGAATCTAATTCATAGGAGTCGAAAGAAATAATAGAAAGGATTGCGCCTGACCCGAGGCGGGGGGGAGGTCTTCAAAACCTCTATGCTGTTGGTCCATCTTCAGCCCTGTGGGATCGTTACCTACCAGGCGTGCAAATAAGAAGTAAATATGACTATTAAGGAACAATGTATACATTTACGGGAAGAAGGAAAAACTTATAACGAAATTTGTACTATTCTACACTGTTCTAAAAGTACAGTTGCATATCATTTGAATACGACTACTAAGATAGCAGCTACAAAATGACAAAGCGAAAACAAATGTAAGGATTGAAAGTACAAATTTATGCATAGTTGTTCTAACTTTCTAAATCGAAGAGATAGATCTAAACATATCAGAACAATGTGTTCAGATTGAAATAAAAAGTTTAGAACTCACGTATCAGAGTTCAATAATAGATATAAAAACAAAGGAAATTTGGCTAATAAATGTTATTATAAGGATGTGTTAACATATCTTAATGGAACTAATGTTAAATGTTATTTAACAGGTACACCTATTGATTTGACAAAAGATGATTATTGTTTTGATCATATAGTTCCTGTATCAAAAGGAGGAACTAATGAATTATCAAATCTAGGAGTAACTATTCCCTCAGCTAATTATTCTAAACATGATTTAACTATAGAGGAATATTTGTCTTTATGTAAACAGGTTTTAGAACACCATGGGTATACTGTAAGTAAAACTTAAAAATATGACTTATAAACAAATTTTTATTGGAGGGATTACTATTCTGGGTATGTATATGCTACTGGGTTTGATGTTAAATTTCCCATGTAAATCAGAAGTGCCTCCAGTAAACTCTCCTGTAATTATTACAGAAGATTGTGATTCTCTTACAGAGTGGCAAGTTTTTATCATGGCACTTGTTGAAGTAGAATGTGAGAGAAATCCAAAAGTAAAATCTAGTAAAAATGCAATAGGCCCATTCCAAATTACTAAAATTTATGTTGATGAAGTTAATAACTTATATAACACTAATTTTGTGTTAGAGGATGCTTGGGATCTTGATAAAGCTTTAACTATATTTGAAATGATGAATGACCATTATAATCCAACTAGAGATATTGATAGAGCAATTAAACTACATAATCCTGGAGCTGGTAAATGGTATGGGAAAAGAATAAAAGATCGTATGGAACTAATTCGATTTAGTGAAGCACTAAGATTCAAAATTGTTGAACTTTACGATAATTAATATGTGGTGGTTGATTGGATTACTATTAGCTATTGCTATCATACTTAGTCCTATGTTATGGGCTATTTATAAACATATAACGTATGAGAAGTTGAATAACTAAAATTTTAAGTGTAGTTGCAGTTATTTTAGGAATAACTGTTTACTTCATGAATGTAAGGATAAATGATTTAAATAAATCATTAGATATATCCGTTAATAATGAAAAAGCATATTCAGCTGAAAATTCAGCCTTAAAAGAAAGTAATATAGTTTTCAAATTTGAGTTAGCCCAAATGACTCATATGAATGATTCTATTCTTATGAAAATGAGAGAAGTTACTCAAGAACTCAAGATAAAAGATAAGAAATTAGAATCTTTACAATATCAATTAGAGCATGTCTCTAAATCTGAAACTATTTATATTAGAGATACAGTATTTAGAGATCCTGATTTTAAATTGGATACATGTATTCAAGATAAATGGGCTAAGACATGTTTACATCTTGAATATCCTAATGAGGTGGGAATTTCAAGTGAATTTAATAATGAAAAGTATATTATTACTTCTTGGAAAAAAGAGCCAATTAAACAAAGAAAATGGTTTCTTCCAAGATGGTTTACAAAGAAACAAAAAATTATAACTGTTGATGTAGTGGATAAAAATCCTTATGTAACTACAGAAAAACAAAGATTTGTGCAAATTGTAGACTAATGGAATTAATAATACATACAAAATACGCTATAGGGCAAGAAGTTTATTTAAAGAAAACTGCTCTTGATTTTTCTAGAGGATACTTTATTGATGTAGAAGTTCCTGATACAACCCCTTATAGAATTACCTCTATTAGAACACATACATACCCAGGATACGTAAGTATCTATTATCGTCTTGATGGGAAACAAGAATCTATTAGAGAAGATAAAATATTTAGTTCTTTAGAAGAGGTAGAAGCTCATTGCAAACATGATTCCTAATAATTTTCTAGAAGAAGGTAAGAAAAAGGAAGCAGAGTTTGCTTCTGATTTTTGTAAAGCTAGAGGGTTATCATCTTCTTTGGTAGAGGAAGCTAGTAAGGAAGATGATATTTATCGTCACATTGATATTTGGATTGGGACAAACAGTTTTGATGTGAAAGCTGCAAAGAAAACTAATCGTTCTGATTCTCTTCCTAATTATTGTATTCATTGGATTGAATTAAGAAATGTAAATGGAGAAAAAGGATGGTTGTTTGGACAAGCAGATTATATAGTCTTTGAGTTAGGTACATCATGGTGTGTTTGTCCTAGAATTTCTTTAATACGTTCTCTAAAAGGTAAAATTGATTTTAGCAGTTTTACTACTGATAGAGAAGCTATGTTTAAAGTATACAGACGTAAAGGTAGACTAGATGCAATTGTCAAAGTTGACAGTACTTTTCTTGTTAAAATCCCGTCTAGTTTTATAATCCCTAAAGAATAAATTATGATGCTATTTTCTTTAGTATATTATTTAATTTGTGCAGGAATTATTCTGGGATCCGACAATGGGAAAACTTGGAAATTTTCTGATTACATACTTTTATTATTTGCAGGAGTCTATGCTCCTTTAAGTGTAGGAGTTTATATTGGTAAATTCTTAAAAGAGAACAAGGTATATAAGGAGGAATAACCTCCTACATGGTGTATATAGCTCAGTTGGTTAGAGTGCCAGATTGTGACTCTGGAGGTCGTCGATTCAAATTCGACTATACACCCTATAAAATGTGAATTATGATTGAGCAAAAATTGTTTCTTAAAATGGATTTTTATTTGCAGATGGGTTTGAAAGAGTAGTTCACGGAGAAAGAGGAGACTACATTGAATTAACTAAAGCACAGATTAAAATGATCTTGCTATCTAGATTTGGAAATAAAAATTGGGAAACCAGTACTTCTGAGGATATTTATTATTATTGGTTATTTCCTTTAGGATTTCCTGATGTTAAGGTTTATAAGCAATGTAAAACTGTGAAATATGCAGACTACAAAATAGGTTACTATTATATTTCACCTAATGAATTATTGAACTTTAAAGATCCAGAAAAATTGTTTTAAATGAAGATACTTAATATTGCACTTATTGCACATGATGCTCGAAAACAAGAGTTAGTTGATTGGGTTAGATTTAATGGAACAACATTATATTCTCATCATTTAATTGCCACTGGAACAACCGCTAAGTTACTTAGTTCCATTAGAGTAGATTTTGGAGATTATGATTCTGTTCACTGTTGTTATTATAATCAATATACAGCTCCTCTAAATGTAATTCCAGTTCTATCAGGTCCGCTTGGAGGAGATCAGATGATAGGAGCTATGATTGCTCAAGGGCAAGTTGATGTATTGATTTTCTTTTGTGATAATCTTATTCAACAAGGGCATCAAACAGATATATCGGCATTAACACGACTAGCTTCTTTATATAACATTGCTTTTGCTACAAATAGAACAACTGCAGATATGATTCTTACATCATCATTATTTGCTAATGAAGAATACTGTCCTGTGAAAACAGATTTCAGTAATTATTTAAATCGTAAAATTTAACTATGTCAAAGAGTCGCAAGCTTCCAATTTTTAAAGATAAAGGTCTTAAAGGAATTTATCACAGAATTATTAAAAGAAGAATAAAAAATTATCTAAAAAGTAATTTTTTAAGATTGCAAGATGAGGATTTTGATTGTAATATTCCCAATCCCAAGACAATAGTTAGCGACTACGATTATAGTGATTACACAATCGATCTACGTTATGAAAAAGGAAAAAGATGGGGAGATGAGTGGAAAGCTAAATTCTCTAGAAAATAGACGTATTTTGGATTACGTAAAAGCTGTAAGAAAAAAATCACGGGAAGAGGAAATCCAATTATATGGAAAACCTCTTCCCAAAACTAAAATTAAAGAGTCAAAAAAGATATATAAGAGAAATAAAAAATGGATGTATTAGATTTTTTTTACGAGGAGTTCGTTACATTCTGTAATGAACTCGGTTTAGTAGAACAATTTAATAAAGGATTGCATATAAAAGGCTATCGTTATGAGTTAAGCTGCAAACCATTTATTTTATCTCGTATAACTCCAGATATATTTAACTGTTCCTTACACTGGATAGACACTCCTAGTCCAAAGGATTTATCATGGAAGGAGGTGCATGAACTTTGGAGTAATAGGGAGGAAAGTTTAAAAGAAAAACTTAAAAAGAAAGCTCATACTCTAGATCCCATTACATTGTATTATTCTGACAGTGAATATGATTATGAAGAGTATTTACGTGGAAGTATACGAGAGTTACTATGGCAAGGACAGTTAGTTCCAATAAGAACTTTTGACACAATGGGGTTTAGGAAACCTCCCAAAAAAGGTGCGAGAGTTATTTCTTCTGTATCTAGTTGGATATTAACTTCTATAACTGAATGCGATGTTCCTATTAAATTTGAGGAATATGATTTGGATAGGAATATTATTAAAATGTCTGATAAGTTTATATCTGTAATGAAAGAGTTTCCCGCAGGATTAGATGCTATTTTAGAACTAAATCCTTCTCCGAAACTCAATTTTATTGATATAGACTTTAATACTGGTAAAGTTTCATATCTTCCGATAGAAAAGATTGAGCAATATTCCAATCCTTGGGAGAGCTCTAATAGGAGAACAACTACTATTGGAAGACTACTTAATAAATTTAATTGGAAACCTTATTTAGACAGATGTGATATTGAAAGAATATCTAATTTTGTTTCTGGATGGGGAGAAGAGCTAAATGTAGAAATTTGGGATTCTGAAAGAATTCGAGAGAGTTATTTAGAAGACAATTATGCAGAAGAACTTGACTGTATTAGTTCTACATTACATCATTCCTGTATGAGATTTCCAGAATGTCAAGATTTTTTTGAATTTTATGAGCGAGCTCATACAAAAATTGTGGTAGCTCTTGATGAGAAAAAAAAGATTTGCGCAAGAGCGCTTCTCTGGAAAATTAATGATTCTTTATATTTCTTGGATAGAATCTATTCTATTAGTCCTTTGTATAATGTAAAATTTGCAAAAATCGTTGCAAAACAATTTCCTATAGATTTTTATAAGGTGGGTAAAACTATATATGATATGAAAACTTACTCTGAATCACCTATTCCCAGTTATAGAATTTTCAGAGAAGACCTAGTTAACTATACTGGTCCTGTTCCTTATGTGGATACATTTTGTATATTTGATTCTGTACGAGGAGAGTTATTAACTACTTCGGGACTTTATAGACTTTATAATACTGAAGGACAATTAATTAATTTATAATATGAAAAATGCACGTTTTTATTACAGTTTTCCATTAAGCACTGTAAAAGCCTTAGTCGTAGGTACTCAAGATTTTAATCTTGATGATGTTGTTGGGTTTTATAAACATTCAATCCAACCTATGCCGAGAATCACCATTTGCAGTCTACTGAGTGAGGATCGTACTAAACTATCCTTTGGAGTAACAGTATGTTCAACTAAAGATCGTTTTATTAAAAAGGTTGGTCGTGAGTTAGCATACAAAAGAGCTCTTGAACATCCTTTTAAAGTAGCTGAGGTTACAAAAGATAATATTCGTGAAGTACGAATAGCTGTATCTCAAGCTATTGAAGAAGAAGTATGGTCAATGAATCCTAAAAAATTCTAATGGAATACGAAGTTTTAATTCATGGTAAAGTTTCTACTAAAAATGTAGACAAATTCAAAGAATGCTTCGAAAAAGCTTTAACAGATAGTGACTCCACCTTTATGGGAAAAACTTATATCTATGAATTTGCAGAGTATGAGGAGGTAAAGGATGATACAGAAAGCTAGAGAATTTGTTGTTCCTATTTTTGACGTTAAAGTGTCAATTTTGATTGGAAGTCCGCAATCTGTTGAGAATTATCTTCAAGATGTTCATAATAGAGTATTTGGACATAGTGCTCCGAACGTAGTTGCAGAAACTTTTTATTCTGATGAATCAGACGTTGATGAGTATCTATACATTGCATTATATGATGATACAGATGTGAAAGATTCTGCTTATAACGTTATACATGAATGTCTTCATGCAGCTCATAAAATTTGTATATTTAGAGGGATAGGACTTGATGAAGAAGTTCTATGTTATTTGCAGGGATTTTTAATTAATAAAGTATTTGAATGTTTGAATGCTGAACTGACGGTAGTTACAAACCATCAATTAACTGTGGAGGATACTCTGCAATCATAACCCAAAATGGAAAAGTTGTAAAAAAACTTTATAGGGGTTATAAAAATACTACTAATAACCGTATGGAACTTTTAGGGGTTTTAGAATGTCTCAGATATTTTGTAAATCCTGAACAAATAACCATATATTCGGATTCTCAATATGTAGTATCGAGTATTAACAACAAGCATCTTACAAAGTGGGTTGAAGACAATGATCAATCCAAAAAGAATCTTGATTTGTGATATCCGATTTATGAATTATTAAAGTTTCATACGGTTACCTTTGTATGAGTAAAGGGACATAATAACAATAAATTTAATGAGTTAGCAGATTTGTTTGCTACTCATGCAAGTGATTGCTTAGATTTACCAGAAGATAATGGCTCATTTTAAAATTAAAAAAATAGGAAATCACTGGTATCCATGTATTAATCATGAGTACGGCAGTGATATATCGCTAGATCCAAAAATTGAGAAGTATCTCAATAGATATTCCACATTATCTGGATACATAGATGAAGTTACTATAGAATTGGAAGAAATTCCAATAATTATAGAGGATGTTAATTTAATCTTCTTTAACGAGGCTGATATCACAAAGTACTATACTACTGATGATGATTTCAATCTCAGATTTGAAGTTAATGACCATGAATTTGAGATTGATGCTTATTTATTTGGATGTTTTGAATTACAATTCAATTTAAATTTTCATGAAAATCTCTATAAATTACATATCTGGTAATGAAATATGAAATCCACATAACGCAGATTACTCCTAATGGTTGTTATTTAGTGTATGCTAAAGATTACGAAACCGATGAGGAAATTGAAGAGATGACAGTGTATAATAAGAAGTTACGCTGTTTCATGACCAAGGAACGCAAAAACAATGAAAACAAAAACTGAGGCACAAGAATCAACAGAAAAACTAGACATTAAGAGAAGAAAGTGTACATTATCCGAAAATATTCAAAAGCTTTTATTAAGACAATTAAAGCACGAACTATATAATCATAATCTTTATATGAGCTTTTCTAATTTTTATGGAGTTCAAGGATTAGCTGTTTTGGAACAGTATTATAAAGAACGTGCAGATGAAGAATATCTGCATCATTCGTGGATTCGTACATATATGAATGAAAATGATGCAGCGTATATCTATCCTGATATTCCTGCAATTAGTGAAACTTTTGAGGATAACGTAACCCCATTTAAATTAACTGTAGATAAGGAAATTGAAACAACTCAACTTATCTATGAAATTGTAGATGCAGCTTTTGATGAAGGAGATTGGGCTACTTTTAATTGGTTAAATGGAGATAGTGATGAAACTGGTAGACTTGTTCAAGAACAAGTTGAAGAAGAATCTATTTCTCGTACAGCTCTAGATATTGCAATGGAGGAAGGTTCTTGGCTTCGTAAGGAGAAGTCCATTATGAATGCTTACAAAGGAGATGTTGATTAAGTTACCCGAAGACATTAATGATCTATATTTCTGTGGTAAGAAATTGCCCGCTACTATAGTAATATAGTAGATGTATTGAGAAAAACGGTAGAAAAATTTTGGCATCATTAATAAAATTATTACTTTTGTATACACAAAAATATAAAATTTATGGGAAAACAAAAGTATAATTTAATTGATGGGGATGATACTTTACTAGAAGAACTACTTGAAGAAAGAAACTATCTCCAGACTTGCTATGAAGAAATGTCTAAAAAAGGATTGGTAGAAGATTGGTATTATGGGCATTACCATAGTACTATGGATACTACTGTAGATAATACCAGGTTTCATTTACTTGGTATTAATTACCTTTCTAGATATTGTTATAATGATTACAATTAAATGTTGTTTAGTTGCTATTCAAACTGGACAATATTCTAAATTAGTGTTTGAGGATCTTAATCGAGATCCTTGTGACGATTTAAAATATGTTACTGTTGTAATGCTTCCCAATTGAGATTATAAGGATACTCTTAAAATCGGGGATATTGGATATTTACAATTCGAAAGTGTGGAAGCAGGAAAAACTCAGTGATATGATAGAGAAATACAAGATTTTGCAGTTTATAAATTTAATGCTAATTATTTTATAAACTTCATTAAACATAAAGAGATGAATAGTATGAAAGAATTTAAGTTTGATTAAATATGGGTACAGAATTTGGAGCTAAGTTGAAAGAAGCTATAACTGCTAAAGACAATGATATTAATAGTTTAGTGTGAAAGGATAAATCTGGAATGAATATCCGCTTGATGGATATTTCTCAGAACGAACTAAAACGATATCATCGTCATTGCGAGCAAATGCTAACTAATAGGGATATTTATAAACCTGGAAAATTAGTAATTCGTGAAAACATCCAAAAGTGTTGAGATTCTTGCAATGCTGAATTGTTTGCAAGGTACCTAATGCATGATTGTGAGACTGACATTAAAACTAATAAAGATCTACTTGATTTTATTAATGTACAAAGAAAAGTTAATAATGTAGATGTGGAAGATAGTATTTCTGTTTTATTTACAGGACTTTCTCCTATCTATGAGAAAGTTACAGTAGGAAAATTAATGGATGTATGTTTTGATAAACTTGATGTTCTCAACAAAAAGATGATTACAGATAAGTTTATTATTGCACAAGGAATCTGGCTCACAGATGAAGAAAAACGCGAACTTACAGAATTAGGGGCTGGAGGTAAAATTAGAAATAGAATGGAAGTTATTAAGGAAAGGCTTTGTCTTAATCCTGATATTAGGCTGCGTGTAAGTCCTACAGGATTGTCTTTTGCAGAATTCCGAGCCTTAATCCAGCTTTCCGATCTCCCCAGAATATCCTCTTTATCTACAATTGCTCTTAAAACTCTCAGAGACAAAGTTCTGCTTCTTTTAGATAATGATCTTGATTATCATATCAATAAATGGATGAAAATTAAGAAAGATATTGAACGAGTAGCAGAATATAAAAATTGGAATTTAGATTAGGTTCTAAAAATTTATTTTAGTAATTTTGGAACAAGTAAATACAACACTATTAAAAGCTCTATGCGAAATAGTACATCCTTCTAGACAGGAACAAGCTATGATAACTTATATACTTAACTTTTGTTATACAATAGAAGGTATAAAGTTTGAAATGGATGATGAAAATAATCTTTTTATCACAAAAAACACTACAAACCCAACAGTGTATCCTTGTCTAGTGGCACATCTTGATGAAATTCTACACTATACAGGTGTAAAATGTGCAAAAATCAAAGGAAATAAAATTTATGGTTATTATAAAAAGACAGGAAAACAGTGTGGACTTGGATTAGATGACTGTTTTGGCATCTATATTTGTTTACACTGTTTATATTGTCTCCCAGACTTAAAAGTTTGTTTTACAACCCAAGAAGAGATGGGTTGTATAGGAGCTGAAGTTGCAGGTTTAAACATTGATTTCTTTGATAATTGTAGATTTTTACTGCAAGCTGATAGAATGGGAGGTCAAGATTTAATTACACATACTAATGGTATAGATATTACTTCAGATGAATTTCTGGAAGATATAGATAGTCTTCTAGAAAAGTACAAGTACAAAGAGGCACGAGGTACAATGACAGATGTAGGAACTTTAAAAGAAAACATTAATTTGTCTGCGGTTAATATTTCGTGCGGATATTATTGCGCTCATACTCATAAAGAGTACGGCAACTTAACTGAGTTAAATAATTGTTTAAACTTTATTTTAGATATTATCAAACTTAATGATAAAGTTTATGAGCACACTGCTGATCTCTCTGGTTCATATCCTAGGTATTCTGATTTTAGTTGGCCTCCTGGAGAAACAGAACATGTTTATGCTTATCAAGACTCTGATGAAGCTTTTTATGAGAATTTAGCAGATAAATGTGCAAATTGCAAAACTTATAGATGCGATGAGTGCAATTACTATTGACGTGACTAATGGATAAAACTCAACGTCAAAGGTTAGGCGTTCAAAAATGAATTAATAATAAAGGGAACGGAATTTGGGTTTGAAGTACTGGTGTTGGAAAATCATTTGGGGCCTTAATGGCTTGTGTAAAGTTACTAAAAGTCAGACCAGATGCTAAAATCCTAATTTCTGTACCCACGACAATTCTTAAAGAACAATGGTTAAGAGATGTAGCTAAAACTAAATTCTTTGGGAATGTTACTGTTGAGATTATTAATTCTATTTTAAAAAAATCCTGAAAAGTAGATTTTTTAATAATTGATGAACTTCATACTGCTGTGTCAGAGCAATCTATAAAAATATTTGATCAGGTCAAGTATGATTTCTTTTTAGGATTAACAGCTACTTTAGAAAGGCTTGATGGAAGAGAAGAGTTACTTTCCTTATATACTAAAGTAATTGATGTTATTACAACTGAAGAAGCAATAAAAAATGGATGGCTATCCCCATTCAGATATTATAAAGTTCTTGTGGATGTTGATGACATGGAGGATTACTATGTAATGAATCAAAAATTTAATTCTGTTTTTGCATTTTTTAATTTTGATTTCGATGCAGCAATGAAATGTGCAACAGATTGAAAGTTCCGTAATAATTATGCTTATAAGATGGGATATAACAAGAAGCAAGTTTTAAGTTCTGCTATGGCGTGAATGCAACTAATGCAAAAGCGTAAAAAATTTGTTATGTCGCACCCAAAAAAATTCGAAATTGCTAAAAAAATTATAGAAGCAAGAAAGGATAAGAAAATTATTACTTTTTCAGCAACAATTAAGGATGCAGAGTCTCTGAAAGTGGGATATACTCTTCATAGTAAAAAGAAAAAAAAGGAAAATTCCGAAACTATTGCTTTATTTAAAGCGCAGTCTTCTGGTGTACTTAATACTTCTAAAGCTGCAAACGCAGGGTTAGATTGCCCAGATATAAATTGCGAAATTAGAATTAGTGGAACTAGTTCTGGTATTGATGCAAAACAAATTCTTGGAAGAGGATTACGTTATGTTAGTAACAAGATTACTGAAGTCTTCACTTTAGTAATTAAAGGAACTAATGAAGAGGCATGATTTAATAAGGCACACCAGGGGATTTCTTATATTACTATTACTGAAAGCCAACTTGATTTAGTTTTAAAAGGAGAAGAAGTAATCACAAGAAAACGAGATGATATAATCACTAATTATAGATTTTAAATAATACTAAGTATCGTAATGACCGTAGGTACTTAGGTTTGAATTTAACTTCCAAAATCATATAAATGGAGTTAAATACAATACTTAATATAATGGCTGAATATCATATTAGTGCAGATGAATTATTACTAATATGATTAACTCTCTATGCTCGGGATGAGGAGGGTCATTCTGAGCTTTTCTTAAAATGGTGGACAGATTGTGAAGGAAAACAAAAGCTGAAAACCATGTTTGAAAGTTTAAAAGAAAAGTCCATAATCAAGAAAAATTATAATCCAGAGTCTTATATACCTAATGAGATTGAATTTAATAAGAATTTTCTAAAAAAGTATTATAAACAATCAGGAGTTCTTGGGAAGGAATTATTTGATAGCTATGAACCATTCATTCAGATTAATGGAAAAATGGCTAGTCTTAGAAATATTGCTAAGAAATTTTATACTTTAGAAGAGTTTTATTTTTATTATTCTTCTCAAATAGGACATAATCCAGAGAAGCATAAAGAAGTTATGGAAATTTTGCGATGGGCACGTGAGAATAAACTTTGTAAAGTTTCTATACTTGAATTTGTTGCTTCTCATAAGTGGAATGAATTTGCACAGATGAAGGCTGAAGGATTTAGTCCTGACATTGGTACTTCTTTTGATGTATATCAGGATTTTTAATGGAGGATCTAAATTTACTTTGGCATTTAATTGAGCAAGGTAGAAAAGGAGAAAATAAAGGTTTATCAGTAGGATTGCCAAAATTAGATAAAATTATTGGGGGAATACAACCCTCAAGATATTATTGTATATCTGGAGCTTCTTCTGCAGGAAAAACTGCTTTAGTTTTGTATTTTATTTACCGACTTTTTAAGGATTATCCAAAAGAGCCTATATATCTTGTATATTTTAGTTTGGAAATCGGTTCTGAGGTACTTTTGGCAAAACTTATGGCTTTGTATTGTGCTGAAGAATTTGGTGTATATCTTACTATAAATGATATTCTTTCTTTTGATTCTATTCTTAGCGATTCTGATTATCAGTATCTTAAAAAAGCAAGAGATTGGGTAGCAACTCTAGGTTCTAGATTAATTATTCTTGACAAGGGACTTAACGCTCGCATTCTTTATAAAGAAGTATGCGAATTAATGAAAAAATTAGGGACTGTAGAACAAGTTGGAACTAAAGAAGTTTATGTTCCAAAACATCCTAAACAGAAGGTAATTGGAGTTATTGATCACATGTCACTAATTAGGCCTGAAGAAGGTAGAACTCTAAAAGCAGAGATTGATCTTACTTCATCTTTTATGGTTACACTAAAACGCAAGTTTTATCTTTCTTGAATGGCTTTAATGCAACAGAATAGAGAGTCCTCCTCTATGGACAGAAGAAAAGCGGAACTTAATGAACCAGGTTTAAATGACGTAAAAGATTCAGGAGGACCTGTTCAAGATAGTGATGTAGTTCTTCAATTATATTATCCTGCTAGAGATAAAATTCCAACATATAGAGAATATAAAATTCTCGGACCTCATAGTTTAGCTGGAAGATTCAGAAGTATTATCGTATCTAAGAATAGATATGGTATTGCAGATAGAGTAATAGGATGTGGATTTTATGGAGAGGTCGGATGATTTAAAGAACTTCCTTTAGGAAGAGATATCACTGATTTCACAAAATATCTAGATATCAATGCTAATATTAGAGGTATAGATACAGCTGTAGTAGATACAGTAGAAAAAGATAGAAACAACATTGTATATAGTTTATCATAATATGTCTATTGTATTGCCAACAGCGAAGGTTCCCGCTGAAACTCAGGATCCTAAAAATTTAATTTTATTTGGGCTTCCAAAGGTAGAAACCTGCCCTTTATAATAGTAATATTATATCGAATTGGGGAAAATCGGTGGATGCTAAAATTTAGTTTTTGGTTTGGGAAATAACGGTAAAATAATTATATTTGTACTATTATAATTAATAGTATTAAAATATGAAAATAAATCAATTGAAATATACAGAAGAACAAATTAAACTATTTGGAGAGTATTATAAACAAGGATACTCTTTAAAAGAAACTTCTGAAAAGTTTAATGTAAATTACCATACATTGAAGCAAAACTTAATTCGATTTGGTTACCGCAATCCAAAAAAGAAACTAGATCATCAAAGAGTTGAAAAAATTTGTTATTTTGATAGTATTGACACTCCTGAAAAAGCTTATATTTTAGGATTTTTATTTTCAGATGGATATATTTCTAGAACTCCTTATGGTATTTCCATAGGGCTAGCTTTACAATCATCTGATAAATATATTCTTGAATACATAAAACAAGAATGAGGTATTAAAAATAAAATATCAGAATATAAAAATAGTGTTAAGTTACAAACAACAGATCGTTATTTGTATAATAGATTATTAGAACTGGGAATTTATGAAGATAAATCTCATAAGGACTTTGTCATTCCTAATATAAAAGAATCTTTAATTAATTCCTTTATTCTTGGATACTTTGATGGAGATGGTTGTATTACCATTAAATCAACAGGATATGTAAGTATTAGTATTTGTTGTAATTCAAGAATGTTTTTAGAATCTGTTCAAAGCTATTTAATTCAACAAAATATCTTTTCTAGACCTATCACTACAGAACATAGGGCTAAACATCCGTTATATGTTCTATATATAACTAAAAGAAAAGATCAAAATGCGTTTAAGGATTTAATATACAGAAATAGCACTATTTTTCTAAAACGAAAATATAACAAATTTTTGCAAATACCGAGGTAAGTTAATTAATAATATAATTAACCACCGTAGAGCGTAGAAGGTGAAACTATTAATAGAATATAATCCTTCCAAGAGTCCCTGACATCCAAATAAATTTTGGATGAAAATGTACGCCGAACTTATAGGAAACTATAAGAAGTTAAGATAAAAAACTTAACGATAACAATTTGAGGAAAAACCACCATCCTTAGTACATTAGAAAATAATCTTATTTTAGATTTTGAAAATGGTTCTACATATGTAGATGCTCTTAAAGTTAAAATTAATAATCTTAAAGATTTAAAAGAAACTATTAAGGCTATTAAGGATGCAGGAAAACCATATACTTATATTACAATTGATACAATTACAGCCTTGGAAGAAATGACCAAAGACATGGCTCTTAAAATGTGGCAAAATTCGCCTCAATTTACTACAAAATATGAGGTGAAAGATGTTACTCAAGTTCCTAATGGTGCAGGATATTCTTTTTGGAGACAGGCTTTAGAAGCTGTAATTGACTTGATTGCATCTGCTGCTCCTAATCTGATTATTTGTGGTCACGTTAAGGACACTGCATTATCTGAAGGACTTGATGGGTCTGTAAAAGACTTAGATCTTGTAGGTAAAACCAAACGAGTTTTATCTGCTAAATCTGATGCAATTGGGTTTGTTCATCGTGATGAGGAATCAAATTTGTGTATCAATTTTGGTATGAATGGAGAAGTACTGTGTGGTGCTCGACCAGCTCATTTAGCAAATAAAGATGTTATTGTAGCTGAATATCAAGAAGATGGTACATTTGTATCTCATTGGGAAAGAATTTATCCATCCCTGGCTAAATAAGTTATATGCTTAAAATAACATTTAATTTCGACGAAATAACAAAGGCTATTACTAATCTTAAATGTGAAGAAATTAAATCTCCAAAGATTAATTCTAATGGCCAACCTATAGTTGAAGTAGGAGAAAATAAATTAATTATTTCTCCTGAAGCAGTTGCTTTGATTGAGGCATCTGCTGGAGATAGAATTTCAATTGCCTATTCTCAAAAATCTAATGAGGTAACTATTCCTCTTATTGGCAAATCAGAAATGTTTGCAGATAAGGATGCAGGGAATAAGCTAACTAAATCAAATACAGTCTCATTCAAAGGAAAGCAAAGAACCATGTTGTTACAATATGGTACTATATTCAAATTAGAACAAAGTAACAGAGAGCAAGTATTTAATCTAATTGCAGTTACTGAAGATTCTAGTCCTGAATTGGCTTCTGAAGAACTAAAAGAAGAAACTATTGATTTAGATATAACAAATTTTGAAGAATTAGATAATTTACCTTTTTAAATAAAAAAATAAATAATATGGGAATGTATGATGCTACCAGCGCGGCTCGTGCTGAGGTCGTGCCTGCGGCGAGCTATTTGCGTGCAGGTATTCACAATGTAAGATTTACTGGTGTTGAAAAAGGAACTAGTGAATATTCAACAATTGATTTCTCTTTCGAGGGAATTGATGAAGGGGAAGTAGGAGCTATTCATAATGAACGTATGTTTGAGCCTAAATCAGCAGAACGTATGCCTAATCGTTTTAATTCTGCAATTACTGATCCTTCTCAGTCAGAGCAGTTTATGTGTAAACTTATGCAAATTATTTCTGCTCTAAATCCTACAGTATATAAGAAAATTCAGGATGGAACAGCTAAGTTTGCACCAAGTGATTTTGACACTCTTATTAAGCTTGTCAAGAAGATTCTTGATCCAGCAGTTGGAACAGAAGTGCAAATTAAGCTTCTACCTAATGGACGTTTCTGTGGATTCCCTGGATTCCCTGCTGGTATTAATAAGAACGGAGATCTTTTCCTGCGTACTTCATTCATTGGACAGGATTTAACTCTGTCTGCTTATGAAAAAGCTCAAATTGATAAGGCAAGTGCTGCTCAACCTACTAATATGGCAAACACTACTTCTGAGCTTGATAGCATGCGTCGTGATATTGATGAACTAGACGATACGTCTTCTAGTTCGATTGATGATGAAGATGATTTGCCGTTCTAATTAGAAAATAAATGCAGTTTACATTAGGACCGATTACTGTTACTAAAGAACTAATTCTTAACAGTGTAAGTGAAGAAACTTTGATGGAGCATTATTTAGGAGTCCCAGTGAAGAAGGGACTCCTAAAATCTCCATTAAGACAAGATAATAAACCCACTTGTGCTTTTTATAGAAACAAAAAAGGAGATCTTATATTTAAGGACTTCCGTGGTGATTTTTCAGGTAATTTCATTTCGGTTGTAATGTATAAATTTCAATGTTCTTACGGGAAAGCCTTAAATATTATTGCTAATGACTTTGGAATAGTCTCTCGACCTAAACTGCAAGTTAATCCCCCTCTTATTAAATACACAAATAAAAAGTTTGAGGAAACACAAGAAGCTATTATACAAATAGAAGTGAAGGATTTTGAGCAGTATGAGTTAGATTGATGGCTAAAATTTGGAGTTACTAGAAAGATATTAAGGAAATTTAGAATATTTTCCTGTAAGAACGTTTTTCTAAATGGAAACATATTTCATCTTCATAAAGATAAACAATTAGTTTTTGGATATTTTGGAGGTATTCGAGAAGATATTGAACGCTGGAGAATATATTTTCCTGGCAATACAAAGTATAAATTTATATCTAATTGAAAATCTTTTAGGTTGCAGGGAGCACATGCTCTTCCCAAAGAAGGAGGAGAATATCTTGCAATTACTAAATCTTTAAAAGATGTTGCATGTTTATATAGTTGTGGTATTACAGCTATAGCCCCAATTTCTGAGAACTGTTTTGTAACAGAAGCTCAATTTGAAAGGCTAAGTAAGAAATTTAAAAAAATTATTCTCTTTTATGATAATGACTCGGCTGGAATAACCCATATGAACAAGTTTAGAAAACAATTTCCAGATGTTTATGTGTTATGAATCCCTCGTCATTTTGGCGCGAAAGATATTTCTGACTATTATAAGAAGTATGGTAGGGAAAAAACACTGAACTTAATCGAACAAGCTAAACTTAAGGTTAATGCCGAAGAAGAAAGAAGAAGAAAGTCCAAAGAAGAAGAGGTCTAAATCATACTCTAGAACTAAAGGACATTCATATGAAACTAAAATAGCTAAGGAACTTAGGGAATTAGGATATGAAGGAATTGTTACCTCCAGATCTGAATCTAAATCTACTGATGATAAGAAAGTAGATTTGATTGATACTCAAAACCAATTTCCTTACTATGTTCAGTTAAAGTGTACCCAGACCACTCCAGCATATCATCAAATAAGTGCAGAGTGTCCATTAAAGGATAAACCATTTATTTTAATCTGAAATAAACAAGTTAAAAAGCAGACTAATATTTGCTCAGCTGGAGAAGTTGTTATTATTCCTAAAGAAGAATTTTATAAATTAATTAAATTGAAAGAGTAGAAGAGGGATCTTCTACTCTTTTTGTTATATGAAAACATTATTTGTATTTCAAATTCAATCATTTACTGATGTGGTTACAAATAGTTCTAGTGAGCTGTTTGTATTTACTGGAACCACTGGAGTTGTAAGTGATATATTAGATTCTAATGTTCCAGGATGGGAGCACGAATATGATGACCCACAGTCAGTACAGGATTTAAGTCCCAACTCTTTAGAAACTTATCTTTCTTATGCTTACGACAATTATGATTGGAACTGGGACAATAAACGAATAACTAGAGAAACAAGTAGACAAACTCGTTGGGCTAGAGAATTTAATATTGACCCAAATGATCTTTACAAAAATTATAAAGAGTGGGATCCAAATTCTGAAAAATGGGAAATTTCTCGATTACGACTCAAAGAAGGTTGGGATAAACTCATTAAACAAAAGCTTAATCCAAATTTAGTTTTTGTTTTTTCAAAGTATGAAAATCCAGATTGGGAAAGACAAGAAATAATGGAAACTTTCGGAACTAGATATCATTTAGGATAATATGGAGATTAAATTACATATTCAATCAGAATCTGCTTTAATTACAAACTCATCAAGTGAAATCTTTTGTACCATATCTTCTTTATCTGAAGATTCAATAAAAATGGTTCAAGAGTATCTTAATTCATTTCTTCCTTATAACGTGGAATATTCAAGTCCTTCTGATATTTTTACTATAAACGAGTCGGAATATGTTATTCCATTTAAGATTAGTTATTCGGAAAATCATGAAGAGACAGGAAGACAAATGTATACTTTAATAAAACAATTATTAAAGGAACATTTCCCAGGAGATAACTCATTTACAGTTGACGATGGAAGCGATTATAATTAAACTTCAAAGCGTGAGTGATATTATCACAAATTCCTCCTCTGAAATTTTTCAAATAAAAACAGAAATGCCAGAGCATACTTTTTATGGGATATGGACTCGGCTTTTAAATAAATATGAAAAAGGATGAGATCATTCTGGAATTAAAGATACATATCTGGGATATTTTGAAGTAGAAAATGAATATATTATACTTAGATTTCCTTCTATGTGTAATATAGGATGGGAGATGCGCGAAGCGCTTGAAGAAATATTTGGAGAAACAAATGTGGACTACTTTTCATATTAAATTACAGTCTGTTTCTGATGTTATTACAAACAGTAGTACAGAAATTTACACAGTTTGTACAGAATATACTTTAGATAGATTAAAGGATATTGTTAATAGTATTTTGGAAATTTCTGGATCTTCTCTTAAAGCTGATGATTTATTTACTTTCGAGTTAGAGGAAGAAACAACTAATTACTATAGCGATTTTTGTGATAGAGGATATAAAGTTATCCCAAAAAAAGAAACTTATACTAAAGCTGCTAAATATTTATCTGATATAATGGATATTTTTGAGCAGGATGTTTGTTATAATAGTTAAAAATGAAAGATTGGAAAGCATGGGGAATTAAGAGAAGAGTATTTCCCGATAAAAATTATAATGCAATCTGGCATAATCTAAAAACTATTAGATTAGGTTCAGGACAAGCTAAGGAATTGGATTATCCAGAATTTTATGATGTAGGAATTAATACTCTTTGTAATTTAGGATGTCCATTTTGTTATGTTGGAGCAACAACTAAGGGAGTAAACCATAGCTATATTGCTGAAAAAGCCAAATTCTTTTTTGGAAGTATGTCAGAAAATGAAAAGCCTTTTCAGATTGCTATTGGTTCTACAGGAGAACCCACAATTCATCCTGAATTCTGCAAATTTCTGGAAACTATTTATAATTTAGGAATTGTTCCTAATTATACTACTAATGGAATCTCTTTAGCTAAGTATGATGGCAATGCTGAAGAAATTTTAATGGCTACTTCTAAGTATGTAGGAGGAGTTGCAGTTTCTGCAAATACCTGGAACCCAGAAATAAATTCGGCTTGGAGAAGTGCAGTAGTACTTTTACACAAATTCGGAAATACCAATATTAATATTCATTATATAATTAGTGATAGGAAATCTGTTGATGATTTTATTGCAATTTATAATCAATATAAAGATATTGTTCTTTACTTTGTGTTACTTCCTTTAATGCCTTCTGGTCGTTCAGTTGAAAAATATTCACAAGAAGCATTTGATTACCTTCTTGAACAAGATATAGACTTTAAACAAATTGCATTTGGAGCTCATTTCTATGATTCCTTATGTAACCAAGATAAGTTAGGATGCTATTTATATCCTCCTGAAAGTCTATCTAAGAACCTTATTCTTGGGGATAAGATTTTAGTAACACCAAGTTCTTTTAATCTTACTCCAATTAAGAAAATTGATTTTAATTATGAAAGCTTGTAAAGTAATTTTTAGAGACGAAACTTTAGCACAAGATAGTATTGTAGATTGTTGGTTAAATGAAACTGGTGATCTAGAATTTAAACTTTATTTTGATCCCCCAGTAACAGAAAACTCTAATTTGGGTTCATTGGCAGGACAACTGTGCTATAGTTTTTGTAAGGCTTTAAAAGATGGATAAAATTATATTATTAAATGCAATTGTCGGAAGTCAGGCGTATGGAACAAATACACCTGACTCCGATATTGACATGAAAGGAGTTTATCTCCAGAACCCTATGGAAATCTTAGGAATGGATTATAAAGAACAAATCAATATAGATAAGGATACTTGTCTATATGAGATTAGGCGATTTTTACAGTTACTTTGTAGTGGAAATCCTACTATGTTGGAGTTACTGTACATTCCTGAAGATTGTATTTTAGAAAAGCACCCTTTGTGGGATATTGTATCAAAACATAGAAGTGCATTTCTAACTAAACAGTGTTATTTTAGCTTTGCTAGATATGCATATCAGCAAGTAGAAAAAGCTAGAGGTTTAAATAAGAAAATGAATTGGGAAGCTGATAAAGTAACAAGAAAAAGACCAATTGATTTCTTAAAAGTAATCGATGGCTGCAAAACGTATCCTTTAGCTCAATGGCTAAAGAGTAAAAAGATGCATGAGGATTGTTGTGGACTTTCTAAGGTCAATGATTCAGAAAATCTATATGCTCTATGGTATGATGATATTAAAGAAATTGCTAAAACAAAGGATCTTTCTAATCCTAGATATAAAGATTGGAAAGATTTTGGGTATAAAGGAGTTTGTAATGATGTTGATATAGTTCTTTCAGAAATCCCTGAATGGCAAATCTCTATGTGTAGATGTAATCTTTATTATAATAGAAATGGTTGGAAAGAACATTGTAAAGATTATAATTCTTACCAAACATGACTGAAGGAAAGAAACACACAAAGATACATTGATGTTCAAAACCATGGACAAAAAATTGATGGTAAAAAATATGCTACATTGTACAAGACTGTTACAATGTGCTAATGATATTTTAACTCTTAAAACTATTAATGTTAGAGTTAAAAATCCTGAATATTTATTGTCTATCAGACACGGAAAAGTGTCTTTAGAAGAATTGCTTGAATCTGCAAAAAGTCAAATTAAAGAACTAAAACAAAAGTTTGAAGATAGTGATTTACCAGATTCAGTAGATCAAGATTTGGTTCGATCAATATTAAATGAAATAAGAAAAGAATCTTTAAATTTATTTTAGATGAAATCAGAATTTATTACGTTGCAATTACTCTCAGAAAGCTTTGAAGGTAAGCTGGAATGACTGGTTAACAATAATAGTGACAAAATAGCTAAACATCTTTTAGAGGCTAATCAACTTATTAGACTTTATAACAATACAATTAAGGAAAACAATAAAAATCCATTATTTCCTGTTCCAGAATCCATTTTATCAGGTTATATAAAAGAGATTAGTACAAGATTGTCTGATTATGGAAGACAGTTAACTCTTAAAGCTGATGCTTTCGAGGTTTCATTTCTCCCTAAAGGTTGTACTCCAGAATATACTAAAAGTGGTAAATGGGCTAAAAAGAATAGACAATCAGGAAAACCTGGGAAAATTATTCAGAAAGTAATTGGAGCAGGAGTTTTTTCCAATTCTGACTATGAAAAATTTGTATATGCTCTTAAAGCACTATGGTCTTATGGAGGATATGATATCAAATTGGTAAGTGGGGAAGATATTCGATATTGGTATAATTCTGAACATTACTATGCTACTACAAATACACTCGGTAATTCATGCATGTCATATAAAGAATGTAGTGATTACTTTGACCTTTATTGTGAACAGCCTGAGTGTCAAATGTTAATTGCTTTAAAAGAAGATAAATTAGCAGCTCGAGCCTTAGTATGGACTATCGGTGAGAAGGTATTTATGGACCGAGTATATTATATAGAAGACTCTTTATATAATATCTTTGTAAATTATGCCCAGGAACAAAAATGGTATATCCGTGTAGATAATTGTTTACTTAGTGATGGTTGTGATCAAGCTTTTCTTTCTCCAAATGATGGATATACTGAAGCTGTAGAGGAGAAATTTGTTTTAAAATTGTGTAGAATTTATGATCAATGGCCTTATATTGATACTTTTCGATACTTAGACCTTGACAATGAAGTTCTGACGACTTATAGTAGGCGTGATACTTATGCATGTTCATTTACAGACGGAACTTATCAAGATTCAGAAGATTGAGAGGAATACGAATGTCCTAATTGTGGTTGCACCTATTCTGATGAAGATGATATGGTTTATTCAGAATATTATGATGAGTCTGGATGTCCTAATTGTATGGAATGGTCAGACCTCATAAATGATTGGGTTCCTGATTGTGAAGTTGAATATGTTATAACTAACAGTGGGTGCAGCCATGTTTGTGGTCATAGGTATTTGACAAACCATCCAGAATCATTTATCTTGATTGAAGGTTTTTGGTATTCAACTGACTTTGAAGGACTAATTAAGAATGATGATGGAGAATGGCAGCTTAAAGAATCAAAATAATTTAAACAATGAAAGAAAAAATCCGATATGATTTAGTTCCAGCTCATGGAATTAAAGAAATATCAAAGGTTCTAACTAGTAAGTTAGATACATATGAAGAAAATCAGTGGAAAAAAGGGATGAAATGGACAGAAGTCCTTTCATCTCTTAAAAAACATCTTAATGAATTTGAGATGGGAAATGATTACACTGAAGAGGGACTGCTCAATATAGCAGAGGTAGCTAATAATGCATTAATTTTATGTGAATTCTATCATATCTATCCTCAAGGAGATGATAGAATTATGGCTCCCACAACAAAACCTGTAGTTGCTTTAGATTTAGATAATGTGGTCTTTGATTTCAATGGTGCTTATGAAGCTAAATTTGGAACTAAAATGAATCCATATTGGAAGGCTAACTATGAAATGTCTGAACATTTAAAGCAATTAGAAAAGGATAAAGAATTTTGGATTAATATCCCAATCTTACATAAACCATCTTTTGAAGTAGATTACTATGTAACTGCTAGAAATATTCCTGTTGAGTGGATTGAGGAGAGTTTACAAAAAAATGGACTTCCATGTGCCCCTGTTCATGTTGTTCCATGGGATCAGAGTAAATTAGTACATTTACAAGACTTGAAAATCGACATATTTATTGATGATAAAATAAAATATTTTTTGTAGTTTTTCTAATGAAAATTTCATATATTTGTATAAAGGATTTAAAACAAATATATGCTATGAAAATAGAAAAATATCTAAACCAAACACAAATTTTGGAAACCTGTGATAAAATCCGAAATGGAATCACAGGAGAACAATTAGCAAAAGAATTAAATATTGCGCATAGTACTGCCTGTAGATTATTTAATCAATTAGTAGATAAATATAAACTTAATGATGATATTTATATTCCTTATCATCCTTCATTAAAGCCTCTTTCACAAGAGGAGTATGATGTTCTAATTGGAGGATTATTAGGAGATACTTGACTTGGATATCTAGATAAGTCAAAACATGTATCAGGATCATTTACTCATAAGTTAGAACATGAGGATTATGTAAGATATAAATATAAATATCTAAAAAGATTGTGCTCTATTCCAACAATACATAATAAATTTGATAAACGGACTAATCGGGAATACCAGCAAGTATTCTGTAAGATTGCAACAAATCCTATATTAGACCCCATTGTAGAAGCATTTTACAAAGAAAAAAAGATTGTAAATCAAGAATATATTGAAAAACTATCCCCATTAGGAATAGCAATTTGATATATGGATGATGGAGGCCCTGCCTCATATGGGTACAAGTTTTCAGTAGACTGCTTTGAACTAGAAGATATTAAAAAATTATCTAATTTATTGTCAAGTAAATTTGGAATAGGTAACACAATTTATAGTAATCAGAATAAGGTAATTCACATTGGATCTACTTATACGACGCAATTTAAAAAATTGATAGAACCTTATATTTGTGAATGTATGAAATATAAATTACAAGTTTATAAATCTAATAATGAACAATGCTGTTTGGTTAGCATTTAATATATGTCATCATTAAACTCCGTGAATCTGGGAAAGTCTGACGAGATAACCCTAATCTAAGTATTCAAGAAATTGAATAAAAGATCAACGACTAGTAGATACTGTCTTAACAGGTGATGCTGAAGAGAATGAACTAC